TCACGGTGCTGGCGCTGCAACCATGTCGCCCGCGGGATAGAGCTGCAACATCGCGCGAGCGGCTTCAGCATTCGACGTCGTGAGCCACTCTTCCCAATCGTCCGGCCGAAGTATGACGACCGATCGCTTTTCGTCGCCGGGCTTATGCATGCGCGACATGATGGGATCGCCCTCGGCGTTGACGGTGATCATCGCCATCGTGTGCGTCTCTCTTCCATCCTCACTCTTCAGCGTGCGCCAGATCCCTGCAACACAATACGGCCGCCAATCAGTCAGGCCGATTCGATGCCAGACGTTTCGGCCGGTCTCGTAGCATGGTTCGTAAATCCATCGCGCCGGAATCAGGCAGCGGCGACCCGCGCGCCACGCCGGCCCGTATAGCGGCGATTGCCCGAGGTTGTCGTCGCGCACGTTCATTGTGCTACGCATAATCGGCGGCGCTTTGCCCTCGGCCTTCGCTTTTTCTATGTTCGCTTTCTGCAGCGCACGCGGCCAATAGCCGAACCCCGCGAGGAACGCCTCGACGCGCCCATCGATCATCGCCACCGTGGGCGCAAGATAGTCCGGGTAAATCTCGGGCTCCCAAGGCGTTCTCTTCCATAGGTCGATCAGACCAAGCCGGAGCTCGCTGATACCCGGATCTTCGTCAGGGGCGCGATAGTTGGTGCACACGACGGCACCTCTTTTCAGGGGATGGATCACTTCATCATAGTCCAAGATATACTGTATAAAATTACAGGTTTTCTCGTATTACGAAATGATCCTGCCACCGTTCAACCCTCCCAAACTACCCGAGATGACCGAGTGGTGGACGCGCTGCACGTATGCAGACGTCCAACGGCTGATTCTCGAAGTTCAACACCAACGCCTCACGTTGTGGGAGCTCCGCAGTTGCATCGCAGATGCGTCGCGGCGGGCACGCGCAATTGATCCGTCGTTGCTCGAGTATGGGGCGCCGCTACGGAGGCTTGGCTACATTGTCGAGAAGGAAATCGATCGTGCCGCCCCATTCGCCCGTATGCGAGAACCGGTCGCGCCCTTTTCGGACGAGTGGCGTGCCCGCGAAGAGCTCAAGTCTAAGCGCTGGGAGTCGCCAGACGACGCGCCGCCCGGCGCATCGCCGAAATCAGTCCCGCAATTTCAGCGGGTAACGTGGGCTGAACTGCGCGAAAAATGGCGTCTCGAGGAAGGCAAGAAGGTCGGCCGGCATACGCTCGAGCAACGCATGGCTCTCGAGATCGCATATTTGCGAAACAACATTGTTGGAAAATCGCAAAAGCTCGTCGACGCAGCTCGAGCTGAGGCAGAGAAACGTGGGATGGAGCTATTCGCGCTCGACCAGTTAAAGCGCATCCTTGAAGTCGAGCGCGGCGAAGAGGCGTTCTATCGCATCACGTAGCAGGGACAAAAGATGAACGACCAGAACTTTCCCGATGAGATGCGAATACCTGCTCGACTGTGGCGAACGCCACTCTCGCCGGCCACCTACTGCCCGCCCAAAACGGGAGCGGCGCGGCGAACTGCCGATGCATCAGACTGGATCGCCACTACTACTCGGAATCGAGCCTTTGGGCAAACGCGGCGTTTTGAGAATCGCAGCCTTCGCACTGAGCAATTCGTCGTCGCCCACCTCGAAGCGGCGCAGCCACGCTGCCGTTGATTCGCGCGTGTTGTAGACCGGCGCGCCGGCGTTGACCGTGCCGCGCTGAAGAATGTCCATGCTTTCCGCTCGCACGCGCCGCAGTGCCTTATCGAGGACGACGTAGGTCGGTGGCAAGAACGGGGGTTGCTCCTCGCGCTCGGAGAGACCCGACTCAGGCAATACGCCCGCACGGACGATAACGCCGGCACCGTAATCACCAATGGCAAACCAATTCGGAGGGAGTTCCGACGTCAGCGCGCGAACACCGCCGACGGTGTCCAACATGGGCTTGCCGATGGCTGTCAGCCAATTGACGGATTTAATTTTGCCCTTCAGATCGCGGGCTGAAGTCGATCCGGGGTCGCCGACATCGAGCCCCGGCATAATTTGCGCGATCCAGTATTCGGTCGCCTCATTCTCGTGAGGAGCGGTCGGGGAAAGGTTGACGGCGAAGCCCGCCTGACCTTGAACGGCATCTAAGCGGCGCGCAGCATCAAAGAACAGTTTTGCGAAGGCATCGGGGTTCTCTTGGACAGCCACAACCGGCCATGAGAACGCAAGGGAGTTGAGACCGCGATTGCCCATCTTCTCTTGCCACTGGCGCTGACCCACGACCTCGAATCTCCAAAAACTTGCGTCCGAGGCTTGCTCCCCGCCAACGTAGCAGAAGTCGAAACGGTCCTCAGGACCGAGCTTACTGGCTGCTGCACGCAGAGGCTTGGCTCGCGCGAACGGCTGCGCCGCCTTCCCGTTACTCCATAGGAACGTCAATTTGCATTCGGGTACAGCACAGTAGTCGTCGAAACAGTCGGCAACCGCCGCGCGGACGGCGGGATCGAATGCACGCTCAAAATAGAGCGACGCGCGCACGACGACGGCCGCTCCGATTCCACCGGTTGCGTAGCGAGGTTCCAAAAGACCATTGGGCACCAGCGCTTTGCCCTGATTGGCCTTTGCCCATTCGAGAAAATTCTGATCCATATTCGCGTCGATGCTAGGAAGGCTCAATTATGGAACGACTATGGGGGGCGGCGGCAACGGCAAACCACCCATGCTAGGCGGGGAAGCAGGACTGCGGTTAAGTAGTTGACGCAGGGAACGCCCGAGTTCGGAGAGCGCCTCAGAAACCGCTCGGAGCGGACTTTCATTGGCGTCATCGTCGGAGCAGTCACAGTCGCCGGGGCCCATAGTCGCAACCTTTTCGGGCGAACCGGCAATGCGTGCGTAGTCGTCCTCTTGCTCGCGATCCCTTTCTTGAGGCGGGAATTTAATCTCCACCACGCTCTTGATGTTGTCCTGAGTTGGCGGCAGAGATCCGTCCTTGACAATCACCACGTCGGGGCGCCGAACAGCACCGGCGCGAGCGGGATACGCATCTTTCCCGCCAGGCCAGTATTTTTGAATCCAGCCTGGCAAGTAAGGGTGCGGCTCCAAGGGAGACGCGGAGCGCATGATCGGCGACGGAGGGATCTGCGTCATGTCGTAGTTGACTTCCGACTTGTACGGGCTCTTCCACCCCATCGACCGATCCACGTCGCGCAGGTTGCGCGAAACGCACTGCTGCTTGAGGCTTTGGCCCGATGCACCAGTGTCTGGCTCTCGACTGCATACACAAACGGCCTTGCAGATGACCTTTTTATCGACCGGGTCGGGTGTAGCGGGCCGAAGACGCACGGGCGTCGTTTCGCCCTTCGGCGACATGCCACCTTGACCGGAGTTGGCTCCGTAGGCACGACCACTCATAAAACACCGCCTTCGCCCGGCCCCTGAGTCGACTCGGCTGAAAATTGCAACGATCCAGCCGTGTTTGCCTCGTGCCACTGCGTGTAGCCGTCGGCGTCGGTCTGGCCGGATATTGTCCGGCCGTCCGCTGTTTGCAAAACGTAGGGATGGTTCGCGATCGGTTCTCCAGTCGTCTCGTCAAATACCTGGAAGCGCCCACGGTATAGATTGTCCGGCCCTCGTGACATCGACTGCGGGACGACGCTCTTCCCACCGCCGATCGAATTGCCGCCAGCGGTCCCTGATGTAGGGGCAACCGTGGCGAAGCCTTGCGACGCGATAAGCGTTGCCCCACACGCGGTCTTGTCTCCGTCTGTAGCAATCGGCCTATCACCAAACGTCATGTTCAACTCGCGCTTTACGCTGACGATCGGGTAAATCCCACCACACCGCGGACACGTCACCATGTCGCCAAGCAATGCGATTGCCCTTCCATGAACCGTGTTAGCGACGTTACAGCCGACCACACGCCCCCCATGCGTGGTCGTGTCCCCCTCGCAAATAAACGCAAACCCCATGTCGAACTCTCCACAAGGAAATTTTCGATGGAATGTAGCACGGGGGAAATTGCCGGAACCACCCTGTCAGACATAACAGGAATCCAAATTCGTAATTCCGCGAACACCGGAATTGGATCAAAACAATGCACCCGATTTTGGATGCAAAGCCCCGGTCGAGCGACCGGGGCAACTGAACGAACTATTTCTTTTCCGGCTCGATCCCCCAGCACTGCCCCGCTCGCTCATACTCAGGAATTGCCTCGGGATTGTGTTTGCACTTGTCGATAGTATCGAGCGCCGTATGGTAATTGATCACGAGCGGATCGACGATGCGGCTAATCTGCTCGTCTTGCGCAGACTGGTCCGGAGTGGAACAGTCATCGCCCATGTGCCCGGGATTCGACTGATAGACTCCGCCGACCGTCAAGAACGATACCGCTCCACTACGAGATGCAGAATTGATCGCCCCGTACAGTGCCCGTGACGCGGTCGGATATCGGCGCTCATGAGCAAAACCCGCCGCGTCGATGAACCGCTCGACCCGCTCCGGCTGGCATGACACGATGGGCAAGACGGCATGCACAACGCGACCTTTCATGTATTCTCGCGCACCGTACACGGCGAGATCTTGCTTGAACTGATCGACCGCCGCCTGCTTCTCGGGTGTGTCGATGTAGCCCGTCATGTCGTCGAACTCGAAATTCATCAACACCCATTCGCTGACGTTGATATTCGCGTTGAATACCTCGTCGTGCGTAGGGCCAACGCCGCCGCTTTCCGCCATCACCAGTTGATGCAACGCAGTTCCGTCGACGACGCCGGGATACACGCCGATATCGGCACCGCGCGCCTTAAACGCGTTCTGTAGCGCATCGATAGTTGCTTGCGTGCTCGACACGGCTCCACCGCCCGTCGTCGACGCAGCTGCAGCCATCACACGAGCGGAACGCGCCGCGACGATCGGTGCCCCTGAATACGTCAACTTGATCGCTGGACTGGACGCTGTCGGCCCGTCGTTTCCGCCCCCACATGCTACCAGCGTCGCCGCCACCACTATCGCAATGATCGTTTTCTTCATTTTGATCCCAGGTTCTTATTGATATACCATGCCCCGCGGACGAAATATTACACAACAATTACGAAACTCTTCCGCAGACATAGACGAGCAACGCGCGCAGCCAATCGATCAGAACAGCCCGACTGGCTGCGCCGCATCGTCCCAACTGAAAATGATCAGCTCGCGGCGCTCGACGCCCTTCCCGCCGCCTATCGTGTACTGAATCGGCACGCTCTCGATATGGAAACCGGCGAACACGCGCCGGATCTCCGGATGGTCGTTGAGGCTGACGATCGCGCGCCCCTTGATCGACCGCAGCCGCTCGGCCATCTTCTCGTACTCCGTGAAAGGGAATGCGACGCCGTACCCTTCAGTCTCGAAGTACGGCGGATCAAGGTAGAACAGCGTGTGCGGCCGATCGTAACGATCGATGCAGGTCGCCCAATCGAGCCGCTCGATGTACGCATTCGCGAGACGAATGTGCGCCGCCGATAGCTCTTCTTCGATGCGCAGCAGGTTCAGGCCCGGCACCGTAGTCGTCGCCGTTCCGAACGTCTGCCCTTCAAGCTTCCCGCCAAAGCAACTTTTTTGCAGGTAGTAGAAGCGTGCCGCACGCTGGATGTCGGTGAGGGTTTCCGGGACCGTATGCTTCAGCCACTCGAACACCTGCCGGCTCGTCAGCGCCCATTTGAACTGACGCACGAACTCTTCGAGATGGTGCTGAACGACGCGATACAGGTTCACCAGCTCGCCGTTGATATCGTTGATCACCTCGACCCTGGCTGGCGGTCGCATGAAGTACAGCGCCGCCCCGCCCGCGAACACCTCGACGTAACAGTCGTGCTTCGGAAAGCGCGGGATGATGTGGTCAGCGAGTCGACGCTTGCCGCCGATCCAGGGAATAATGGGATTTGCCATTGTGAAAGCCGTTTTTAAACTTGATGTAGAATCCGGCCCGCCTACGTAGGCAAGCAGGGCCTTGGCCGATTCACTGGCACGGACAGTGGAAAGGCGACCGGCATGCGTGTTCCCGCACGCACGCCGGTCGCCCTGTTTCTCGTTACTTCTGTTCGCAGCCCGGAGTCTTAGGCCGGACTGCGCACACGTAGCCCTGTAGGGCCGTCAGTTTGTCGATCTCGCGCTGATCGTCGCCGGCGACGCCGAAAACGCGTTCCGCAACCGCTGCGTCGACGTCTGCATAGGCGGCGGCACCATCGCCCACGCCGGCGGCGCTGGAAGCGCCGGGCACGCCGTCGCCACCGGCTGCCGTGCAGTGTCGGACAGCGACGCGCAGCCGCTCAGTGCCAGCGGCAAGAGCAGCCCGCAGGCTGCGACTCTCTGCTTCATGCTCGTTCCTCTCCTTCGTGGTTCGTTGGTCGACGGCGGCCACCGCCGACGCGGCGGCATCGTGCGCGGCGATCGCACGCTGCTCGGCGTCGAGCGCGGCGCGCGAGATCTTGCCCAACGCTTCGGCATGCCGCTGCGCGTCGAACGCCCGCGCGGCCTGCTCGTCGGCAAGCCGATGTGCGCCGATCAGGTGCTCGACGCAAGCGCCGGCCGCCATGCCAAGCAGCGCGGCCAACAGATACAGAGCTGCTTTCGGCATCACAGCCCCCGCTCACAAATTGCGCGTTCAGTAGCGCGGCGTTTCACGAGACCCGGCAGCACTCGACCGCCAGCAGTCACCCACTGCGGCCGACCGTTGTCCGACTCGTTGATCGCGCGACACGCGCCCCGCCAGTCGCCCGCATTGAACCGCCTCGCCGTTGTGCTGCCGCAGTAGGCGCGCGGCCCGATGTTGTAGGCGAAGCTCACCGCCGCCGCGAGCTGATATGTGCGCCCCCTCAAGCCGGGCGTGCACGTCAGGACCGGCTCCGCGTGCTCGATGAGCCGTTGCTCGAGCCGCGCGCGGCATTCATCACGCGTGAAGCGCTGGCCCGCGTACACGTCTTTCGTATCGCCGTTGCATGCCGTGACGATGCCGATTGGATCTGGCCGCGCGACAAGCACCTCACCTTCAAATGCAGGAATGATAGAAAGCAAAAGGGCCGCTGTCGCGGCCCCTACCACTCCAATCAGCGTCTTCTTCTCAGCCATCGTGATGCTCCAGTTCACGCAGGCGTGCAGCGAGCTCGATCTGCTCTCGACGATCCTTACGTCGTGCGAAGTAAAAATTCAAACCGAAAGTCGCGATCGCCGTGAGAATACCGACGATCACGCCGATATCGGTCAACGTAAGCGACGACGCGACCGACGCTATGCTTCCCGCGTAGCTCACGGCTTCCGTAGGACTAGCTCGCATCCACTCCTCGCAGAAATGAAAAAGCCGCCCAAAGGCGGCGTATTAGATGATCCCGGTTCCGTCCAACACCATGAATCGATAGTACCAACATTCGCGAAACGTTGCGACATTGGGATGTCGGCCGCCGTTGTATAGCAGCGTCCCCCAAGATACGTTGCCGCCGCTCACCCGTACGGCGCTTATCTCAAGGATGTCCCACAGCCGCTGATTGCTGTTCGACGACCCCCAAATAAAATGCGCGGGCCACATTCCCGAAATCAACACCGGACGATCATACAATCGCTGCTGCCATTGAGGACTGGGAGCACCCTCCACCGTCCAGCCCGTTCCATTCATGTAGACATCCTGAACCACGTCGAGCACACGGTAAAACGGCGTCAACGCATCTGCAATCAATTGACTGCGCTCGTTGAACACCTGCAGCCCGAATCCATGATCCACCGGCGGGACGTTGGAAAACACAAAGAAGCGCACGGTAGCCTGCGTTTCGGTAATAAGGCGCACCGTGTAGGTCCGCCCGTCGTTGCTATAGGAGTCCCAAATCGATATCCCCACTCCCGGATCAGTGGAGAACGCATATAGCGGAACTTCAGCAGAGAACGTGAACGAGCACACCCAAAATTGCCCTTCGTAGGGAATATTCTTGTCGTTCCTGACCGTCTCAATACGAATCAGTTGCGATATCGCCACCATCGACTGAACGAGTTGATAGTTCGGCGTCGAACCGTCGATCTGAAACAGCCCCCCTTCTGTAAAGGCTTGAAATCTTCCATCCATCAGAAAACCCCGTAGACAAGCCAGCCCGGCACCGGCGTTCGATTGCTGCTATTACCGTCGCGGCTGAACCACCATCGCACCCCACCCGCATTGATTTCCACGTTGGGCACCGGGGCGTTCATCGAAATGTGCCGGAACAACCAATCGGGCATGAATGCCCAGAACGGTTCCCCGCGCGAGAGATCTGCCGCCGCGCTGCCGTCCATGCCCTCTTGAATACGCTGCATTCCAACGATCCGGCCACAGCGTGTCGTTCCGTCGAGCATGAGGCGCGCCGCTCCGTCCCAAATCCATAATCCCGCATCCATGCTCACCACATCCCCATTCGCACGCGAAGCACGCCGTTGCCGTCGTACACCCGCACTCCGTTTCCGTCGATAACCGTCCGAATGCCGCTTCCGTTCACGGAGTTGATTTCCATCCAACCGGACTTGTCCCACCGCCAACCCTGCCGCCCCGCGATGTAGTTGTCGGACTGGATATAGTTGCCGATCATCGCGTTCGTGATCCAGCCCGCACCGATCAGCGCCTGCCGCAAAAACACTTGCCCGCCTTGCACAACGAACGGCGCGCCGATCACGCCTGCACCGCCCTCGTCGATCACGGCGAATCGCTTCGCAGACACAAGCACCTGCGATTCGACGATGCCGTTGTCGTTGTCCATGCCCACGCCGATCGATGCCATGTACTTGCGTCCGTCGACGGTCGTCTGCACCTTGATCTGATACGACGCCGCGACGCGTCCGTTCAGATCGGCGTAGGACTGCGCCACGGTTTGTACAGCGGCCGCGTTGTCGTTCACCTTCGCCTGTACAGTCGTGATGTCCTGCGCCATCGCACGATCAGCTTCGACACGCGCAATCGTCTCCTTCTGCACCGCGGCGTTCAGCAGATTCGAGCCCGAGTGCAACTGGGCCGCGACTGTTTCGACTTTCTTCGCGACCGCCATATCGCCCTCGGCGATCGCCGCCTGCAGCGACCACACGCCAGCATTGAGCCTTTCGTCGCCCGCGTAGATCGTTGCGTCGCCGGCCATCGGCGGGGTGATTAGGTCGATCGGCGCGCGCAGCTCCGTGCCAAGCGCCGACTTCCCGATCTGGCCGGCGAAATACTTCTCGTAGTCGCTTTGATCCGTGCTCGGCTGCCCCTGCACGCCCGGCCCCTTCGCCGGGAACCACGGCCCGACGTTGCCGGACGTGTCGACCAGGCGCGCCCAGAAATAAAACACCTGCCCGACCGCGAGCCCCTGATACGACGTCGACGCCTGCGGATACGCGAAGTCGGAGAACTTGGTCGCGTCGTCGCGATTCGGCGTGCGGCTGTACCAGATCTCCGTTCGCTGCGTGTCGCCAGCGGATCCGTCACCCGGAAACGCCCATTTCAGATCGATCCCGTACACGATGCCCGCCGCAGTCAGCGACACGACCGACGGCGGCGGAGTGGTTTTCCCGGTCAGTTGCGTATCGACGCCGTACGCCGGAATCGACGTCACGCCGAGCGCGTTCTCGGCGCGCACCCGCGCGAGGTACTTGCCCTGATAGATTCCCGGCACCTCGACCTGCAGGCCGCCTGTCGACGGCACCTTCACCCACTCGCCGTTATCCTTCCGCCATTCGACGACGTAGCTTGTCGCGTGGTTCGCTGCATCCCACGCGATCACCATCGTTGTTTTCGAAATACCCTGATCGACCACCGAGTATGTCGAGAGGCGGACGTTCGACGGCGGCGGCTGCACCGATGGCGGAACGATCGTGATCGGCCGTTGCTGAATCTGTGCGCCGTCGTCGATCGCCGCGTACTTCCCCGGCTCGTACTGCGTCGCGTTGATCGTGTAGACGATCTGGCCGTCGTCGTCGCTTTCCTGCACGCTCACAACGCGATACTGCTGCGCCGCGAGCTCGCGGCTTTCGATCATCCACACAGCGCCCGCCACCGGATCGGCGTCGAAGCGCTCGGCGAGCGTGACCGTGTCGCCGTCGACCGACTTGACTGCGCGCGCCTGGGCAATACCCGACGGCAGAATCGCCGTGAAGCGATCGCCGGCGGCGATTGTCGGCGCCTTGTCGAGCGTGATCCTTTCGCCAGCCGCTGCGCGGATGCGCCCGCCGATCCGGCGGCCGGCCTTCTTTGGGTCGGCAACGGCGATCACCTGTCCCGGCGCACAAAGCGTCCCGTCGAGCCCGACCTGAAACGACACCGTCCCGGTCTCGTACCGCGACGTCAGCAGCAGCCAGCGCCCGAGCCGGTGCGCCTGCGCCTGCGACGTGCAGCCGAACGCCGTGACCTCCGTCTTGATGACGCCATATCGCGCGATCCCGTCGTCGTCCTGCACGGGCTCGACAGCTTGCTTGTACTGGTTCGTCGGATCGTTGTAGCTGACGAGCGCGACCGTGTAACGCGTCTTGCGTTCGCTGCCGACGTACTTGAATGAACCACCGACGACATTCGCGGCCGTGTACAGGTAGACCGGATCGGACGGCATATCGGCCGACGCGACCACCGACCCGGCGCCCCAGTACGAAATGCCGCGAAAGACGCTCGCGAGATCCTGTACCACCTTGAATGCGTCCGCGCGCGTCTGAAGCACGCAGTTGCAGGTGAAGCGCGGCTCCTTGCCGCCCTTCCCGTCGGACACGAGTTCGTCGCAGTAACGCGCGATTGCGTACAGCGCCCACTTATCGACCATCGAAGCATCGACACGGTCACCCAATCCGTTGAGCTTGTCGAGAAGTAGGCCGTAGTAGACCCACGCCGGATTGTTCGTCCATGCTGCCTTGAACGTACCGTCCCATGTACCCGAGTACGTACGCGTCTCCGGGTCGTAGTTTGTCGGGACTCGGAAGATCATCCCTCGCACGTGATACGAACGCACTGGCACGCTCGAGAACGAACGTGCGTCGAACGTCATACCGACAAGCGCCGTCATCGGATAGCGGAGCTTCCGATCGATGATCTCGGTAATCGCCTCGACGTTGATCGCGTCGGCGATCGTCGCCGTGTGCGCGTTCGGCGTGATGCGGCGCACGCGGATCAACCAACCATTTTTTGCGCGCGGCAGCTCGATCCGATGCGAGCGCTCATAGAGCGACGTCGTCTTGCCGTCGAACGCACCGGCCAGCACCTGCGCATACGACCCGCCGTCGACCGACAAGTCGATCGCATAGTCGACGCGATAGCCCGTGATATTGCCGTTCGACGTGTCCTGACGCTGTAGCGCCGGCACACCGAAGCGCACGCGCACCGCAGTCAGTTGCGTATTCTGGATTTGGCGCACCCACGGCGCGTCGGACGTCAGCGGCACGCCGACGCCGGCCTCACGCTCGACGGCCGGAAAACCCGAGATGTAGTCCTGATCCTGCGTGCCGGTTCGCGCGTCGACGGTGTAGTTCTGGAAATTTAGCGAGCCGTCCGCGTTCTGGATCGGCGTGCCGTCGAGATAGACCGACTGCAGGCCATTCACCAGCCCCACGATGGGCCCCGCCGAGATCACGTCGAGCACCTTCGCGCGTGCAATCGAATGCAGGCTGTCGGGCGATTCACTGCTGCCACCGCCACCACCACCTCCCTTGGCGCCGTAGATGCGCTTCACCCCGCCTTCAGCATGGACCTTCTTCAAACCTGATCCTCCGCATAGATTCCCGAACTGACCACCTTCGAGCCGACGACCATTTCGCCGATGACGAGCGGCACCGGCTCGCCCTGCGCAGCGCTGTTCACGGGTCCGTTGAAGTAGTACGACGTGCCGTTGTTCGCCGTCCCCGCGAGGCCGGCCTGTTGCGGACTGAGCATCTGCACGATGCCGCCCAGCGCCATCGACGCGCCGAGCCCCATCAGCGATGTGCCCCACGGCTGCGCGAAACCGAACGTCGCCACCGCGCCAACGGCAACGAGTGCGGCGCCGAGAATCGTGTTGAAGAGCCCGCCGCGCTTACTGCCGACGATTACCGGCGCAATGCGGATCTCGTCGCGCCCGACCGGATGCTCGAGCTCGTCCTCGTCAAGATTGCGCCGGCCGTTGAACACGGCGAACGTGAGGCCGGCGTCGCGCGCCGACGTCAGGAACGCACGGAAGCCGGGAATCAGCACCGATAGCGCGCGCACCGCCTCTGCGGTCGACGAGACGGCAAGGCGGTGAATGCGTCCGAAACGCACGCCGAGCGTGCCGTACAGCCTTATCATGCGAAGCGTCTCGCTCACTTCCTGTCTCCCACGTAGCGCAGCACCGTCGTGCAGCTGTCGGCCCACATTCCGCCCCACACCGCGCGCGTCGACAGACGCCCGTGCATGTGGTGCAGGAATTGCCCGTCACCGAGATACACGCCCGCGTGATTCGGCACGCCGTTCTTGCTGCGGATCTGCATCAGCAGCACGTCGCCGACCTGCAACGTCACGTCGCGGCCGACGTCGAGAAAGCCAGCGTCCTGATAGTGGTTGAGGTAGAGATTCGATCGGCCATCGTTCCACCACTCGTCCTCGCGCTCGAAGTCGGGTAACGCGACGCCGCGCTCGGCGAGATACCAGTCGCGCACGATCGCGTAGCAGTCGTGCACGCCATGGACGAACTGGCGGCCGACTAGTCGCGCGACGTAGCCTCCCGGCTCGAATTCGCACCAGTCGTCGATGCCGATCGAGCCATCGGCCTGCACGCCGAGCGACACGATCACCCATTTCGCGATGCCGCTGCGCCCGCACATCGTGCGGTCCTCGTCGGTCGGCTGTGCCGATGCGCCGGGATGCGAATGAACGAGAGCGACAATCTCGCCCATGTCTTCGGCCGCTGCGTAGTCCTCCGACGCGAGCGCGAACTGGTCGGTCGGCACGGCCGCAAGGTTGCGGCAGCGCACGTATATCTCGCCGCTCTCGGTCTTCACGACGAGCCCGCAGCACTCGCGCGGATACTCTGCGAGCGCGTGCGCCTCAATCGCCTTCTTGATCTGTTCGTCCATAAAAAAACCCGCCGTTTGGCGGGTCCTCGTATCGAAATTGAATTGCGCGTCACGCCATCGTGTCGCACAGGAAGCCGCCGAACGGCAGCGCGTTATTCACGCCAAATCGACGTTCGCAACCGCTGATCTTTTTGCTGCACCGATCGAGCGCGGGATCGCTCACCGGGTTGTCGTCCTTGTCGAAACACGCCGCACCGGTATAGCCGCACTCGGGGCCGCGATACTCCCATTGGCAGATCGAAATAATCTGCCGTTTCGGCAGTTGCTGGCCACCGAAGTCGAGCGGCGACGAGAGCGTGAATTCAACGTGCAAACCCGGCTGCTCGTCGCTCTTCTGCTCGATCCGCCACTGCTGCGTCGGCATTTCTTCGTTCGGGTCCGCCGTCGGATTGCCGGCCGGAAAATTCACGGCGTCGAGGTAGCGCGCGAGCGTTCGGCGCCGGAACACTTTCGCGCCGACGAGATCGCCAAGCGCAACGCACAGCGCCGAAATCGTTCCGTTGATGTCGCCCACCCGCAGCGTCGGCGATGGCTGCTGCGCGTCGGATGTCTGCTCGAAGCCCGCGGCCTGTATCGGCCACGGCTTGTACTCGTTCCCTTGCCACACGATCGACGTCGACTGCATGTGTCCATGGAAGCGCAGCATGTCGGCGCCGATTTCCGTGCAGTCGACCTCGAAAAGCTCGATCAGTCGACCCGGCTCGAGCTGTTGGATGTCCGCGGTAATGGTCACTTCGCTGCCTCCAATTCGGCAATCCGCTTGACCGCGTCCTGTAACGCCGCATCCGTCTCAAGCAACCCGGCCAACAGCACACCGACGGCATTCGTGTACCGGAAGGTCAGCGACGGCCGCCCCTTTGGGGGGCCGCTCTCGCCGAAAATCTCCTTGCCGCTCTCGTCGTACTGACGCACGATGAAATCGCCGTCCTCATCGATCTCCGGCCCCTCGCCGAGCAGTTCCGGGAAATCCCACCACTCGTTCGCGATGACGCCAGCCTGCCGCCCCGCTTCCGGATTGTTTTTTTGCAGATACGTCACGCCCCGCTTACCGCGCAGCCGCGCCATCACTTTTTCGAGCGTCCTGATGTCGGACTTGAAAGCGCGATCCGACGCCTGGTTAAAATTCGACGCAGACAACACGCCAAACGAAGTCGCGTTGTAGTTGATGCACTGCAATTCGGCAACCGCCGTATTACTCGAAACCCTGAGTTGCACGCCGACGGTATTGTTCTGCCCCGAGAACCCGAGGCAGCTCAACCCGCCCAACCCATTCAGATGCAAGTTCGCTTGGGTGTGTAGCCCCGTAGGGGCCGTTGCGATTTCCTGCGCCTGCGTAAACGTCTTCTTCGTCCCGACGTACTGCGGTGTGTCAAGCGTCATCGGCTGGGCAAGATTGCCGCTGTGCCAGAGATAGCCGAGGTATTTGCCGTCGACCGTCGCCCCGAGCTGGCCAGCCGTCTTCTTCCCCCAGTCGAATCGAAGAGCGTTCCCCTTTTCGCACACTGCGACTACCTCGTCGTTGACACGAAACGTATGGTCGCTGAGTAGGTATTGGTACGATCCTCCGGCGTCTAAAGACCACCACCCCACCGACCCGCTATTTCCGTAGAAATAGCCGGGCATCTTGCCAAGCACAAGGTGGCCTTCGTCGCTTTGAACCGCCGCAGACAGATCGCCGCCCACCGTCAGCTTGCCGCCGACAACCTCGTCCCACATCATTCGACCGCGCTCGGCGACGTGCCAGATCTTCACACCGTCCGACACGTACTTCACCCAGTCGCCGGCATTCAGCACGTTCAGTTGAGACAGGTCGCCGGCTTGAAACTTGATCACGACCCTTCCCTGAACGTTGAACAAGTGAATACAGGAATTTGGCGGCACGGACGACGCGAGCGGAAACCCGACTTCCTTTCCCGGCTCGGCCATCCAAATCCCGAACCGCTTTCCGATATCGTCCGGCGTCAGGTTCGTACTATCGTTGAGATACCTGAGATCGAGCGGAGTCGAACGTTCGACTACACCGAAATTCTCGTTCGTCTTGATGTGCGCGACGCGGTTGTTGTCGCCGCCACTTCCGCTGGGCGGCTCGCCCAAGACGATTTTTTGAAGTATCGACATCTGAACTCCTATACAGAGAATGTCTCTTCGAACTGCGCCGTCATCGTGTAAACGGCGCCGTTCTTGATCGGCTCGGAGTACTTTTCGCAGACGAAGAGTCCGCGGGCGCGAAGCGGCGGCGTCCAGTAGAACGACTCCGCGCCCGCATGCCGATCGAGGAAATCGATAATTGCCGAGATCTTCGCCGCATTGCCGACGAAACGCAGATTGAATGTCGACTCGCGATTGTTCAGGCCGTCCGCGGCCCGCTGGGTGTAGCCGTCGCCGAACTGGGCTTTACGCACACGCAGCGTCGTATCGCCGCCGTGCCCTTGTACCGTCGACGGCCATTCAAATGTGTCTTTCATCCCGCAATCCCGTTTTGCGCTCTCCACAAGGTTCCGCCCTGCCGGCGTTCACGTTGTATGAGCTCGCGTATCATCTGTTCCAGCATCTTTCGGAACTCCCCAACCGCGATCAGGCTCGCGGGGTTCGACGATCCGCCCTCGATCGAAACTGGCGCGCTGACCGAGATCCCGCCGTTGCGCGCCGGCGAATCCCCTCCTCCCGCGCTCCCGCCAACGAGCCCACCCGCGGCGAATCGCGCGAAGCCGGATCGCCCCCCTGCGTTCAATCGCTCAAGGTGTGCGCGCACGCCCGGCTGCGACACCACTGCGGCGCGGACCACGAATTCGCCGTTCGAAAGCTGCGCCGGGATGCTGTCGCTCGTGGACGTGCCCGGTCCCCACACCGCCCCGCCCGTCGCGAGATGAAAGCCATAGGCATTCGAGCCGACAGCCGCGCTTGCCGCACCACCGAGCGCGCCGACGGCATCGGAGACACCGCCGAAGCCCAAAGCGGAGCCGATCGCTCCGAACACCTGAGACATCGCCGCGCGCGCCGAAAACCGCGCGAGGTCGGCGATCATGCTGTCGATCAGTCCGCGGAAATTGAGCTTGCCCGACGCCGCGAACGACACGAGTGCATCCTCGGCATTGCGGAACGAACTCGTCAGCGCCTCCTCGGCCATCTGCGCTGCGTTCTGCGCGGATTCCTGATAGACCGCTATCGCCCGCCTCACGCCGACGCGCCAGTCGGCCTGCAATGCGAGCCGCTGCTCGAGATAGCCGCGCTCGCGCGCGACCTGCTCCGCCTCGGCCGTGTTGATGCGCTCGATCTCGGCGATGTACTCGGGCGAGCCAAGCGTGCCGTCCTTTCGCGCGCCCTTCGTCAGTTCGTCCCGTCGACGGCGAAACTCGTCGCTCACGCGATTGATGGCCTGATTCAGCTCGCGCGCGTTGTCACCCATGGACATCGCCCCGAGTTCGCGCTGCACGTCGCGCTGACGCTCGGCCGCGTAGTCGCCGAGCTCCGCGTCGATCTGCGCACTGCGCTCCTTCAGCTTGTTGATCGCGTCGCGATAGCGCACCTCCTTTTCCAGTTGCGACGCTTGCTCGTACATCCCGCGAATCGCCTGCTGATCGCGAAGCAGGCTCTTGTCGTCGTCCGACAGCTTCTTGCGCTTGCTGCGCAGATCCGTCACCTTTTGATCGAACGCGAGGAGATCCTTTTGCGACTGCGTCAGCTTGTCGGTTGCGACCGCCTCGACGCGCAGTTGCGCGATCCGCTGCCGGATGTTGTCGAGCATGCGCTCGCTTTCCAGCGAATGAACACCGCCACCCTTCGCCGCGCGAGCCGCTGCCGCGTTGGTAGACACGCGTGCTGTCTGTGCAGCGGCAGAGGCGACCGTCTCGTCGAAGGCTTGCTTTCCGCGCGCGGCGGCCGCGGCGCGGGCTGCGTCAGCATTGAAGCCGAACTTCTCGAACTTCTTGCTTGACAGATCGGCCTGGAACTCCTCAAGCGCCTTCGCGACCACCATCTGCTGATTCATCAGCGCGAGCTCGCGCGTCAGATTGTCGATGTTGGTTCGCGCCCCCGCTGCGGCTTTCGCATCCTTGTCGGCAATCGCTTTTTCGAGCGACTTGTATGCGTCCGCTCGTCCGGCGACGAGGCCGGCCATGCGGGCCTGCGCATCATTCGCGCCCTTCGTCCGCGCTTCGTACTCGGCCTTCTGGCGGGCCGTCATACCGATGACGTCGGATTCTTCCCTGAGCTTGTGGACGTATTTCTCCCACGCCTCCGATGCCATTCCGCCGGCGAAGAAGTTGTTCGCGTCAGAAAGCAGCCGAACGCCCTCGGCGGCCCCCCTTGCCGCAGCATCCATTGCAGCGAGTGCCTGTGCGCCTTTCTGCGAAGCGAGGCCCGCCGTGTCGATCGCGCCCGCGGCGCGCACCAGTTCCTCGCGCAGCGCTTCGCCGCCGCTCGTCGCCGACACGAAGCGGTCGATCAGTCGCCCGATCTCGCGCGATTTCTCGTCGACGCCGAGGTTCGACGTCTTGAGGCGATCCAGGCCGGCGAGGAATCGATCGAGCGCTGCCTGATCGGCATCCGAGACCACCGACGGCGCATCGCCAAACGTCGGCACCATGACACTTTGCGCCGCCCGCGTCGCCAAACTCCGATATGCCGACTGCGCGTCATCGGCCGCCCGCGACGCCTCTTGCTTCGTGCGCAGCCGCTCAGATTCCTGTAACAGCGGCGTCAGTTGCCGATATTTGTCGATGATCTGATCGAGCGGCGCCTGCATGTCGATCAGACTCGACGTCGCGCTGCTCGCGTTGTCGCGAAACAGCAGCCAGTTCGCGGCAGCCCCAAGCGCCACCGTGCCCACGGTCGCCAGAATCCCCGGTAAGCCGCCGACCGCCGCCAGCAAGCCGGAACCAACCGAGCGCATCATCGTGCCCGTACGCGCGAGCGCCGTCTGCGCCGTCGCCGCGCTTTCGGTCGCCGTCTTCAGACCCGCCGCGGTCGCGGTCGCCGCGCGTTCCGCTCGCTCACGAGCCTGCGTGGCAAGCGCGACATCGCGCTCGGCTTGCGCAAGGCCGCGGTCCGTCTCAGCCAACGACGCCGTATAACGCGCTTTGTCGATCGTGCCTTGCTTTGCTGCCGCCTCAAGCGCCGTACGCCGCTGCTGTGCAAGCGCGAGCGACGCTTCGGCGCGTTCGAGCTCCTGCTGCGCGGCTGCCGTCTCGCGAGCGATGATCGCCGCGTACGGCGTGCCCGCGATGCGCGCGCCGATTTCCTGACTGCCGGCGACGTTGGCGCGCGCCGTTGCGACGTGAGCTTGCGCCGTCGCCTCGACTGCCCGCGCTTCGGCAAGCTTCGCTTCCGTGTACTTGATCGAGCCAGCCGTCAACGCCGACTGCATCGCAAGGCTTTCGCGCATCGCTCGCATGCCCGCGAGCTCGGCCTGCGCTGAAGCCTCCGCCGCTTGCGCGTTCTGAAGCTTCGCCGCCGCGGCAGCGCGATCGCCCTGCGCTTTGGCGAGCGCTGCCTGCGCCGCCTCGTGTTGCTTGATCGTCTCCTCGACGAGCGCTCGCTGGGCGCCGACCCACGCTGTCGCCGCCTGCGTCGCCGCGACTGCGGATTGCCCAAAGTACACGGCAATCCGCCCAACCGCGAGCGACACGCCGAGCTTCACGATGCCGTCGAGGTGCTCTGCGACGTACGTGATTCCCTGCGCAAGCCTCGCGCTCGCGCCCGTCGCTTGATCCGACTCGCCGATATACTTGACGATCTCCGTCTGCAGGCGCGTCATCGTCTGCCCGACCGTCGTCTGCATTTTCTCGAACAGCGTATCCGTGCCGCCCGCCGCGCGCGTCAGCGCCTCGACGAGATTACCGACGGTCAGCTTTCCCTCTTCGGCCATCGATTTGAGCTGCGCCGAACTCTTGCCCATGCCGCGCGCGATAGCATCCGCGACACCCGGCAACTCTTCGAGCACGCTATTCAGATCCTGACCGCGCAACTGCCCCGCCGCGAACGCTTGTCCAAGCTGCACGAGCCCCATACGAGCAGTATCTGCCGAGACACCCGACAACGCGACCGCCTTGCTGATCGTGGTGACAAGCGGGCCGACCTGTTTGATAGACAACCCGAGATGCGACGCGTTGTTTGCGATCCGCTGATACAGCTCGGCTGTCGCGTCGAGCGGTTGCCGTGTGTCGCGCGCGATGCGCAGCACGTCGTTCTGCGCAATCGCGAAATCGATCTGGTCACGCGTGACGATCCGAAGGCGATTGCTCAGGTTCGTCCATTCGTCGGCGTACTCGATCAACTGATGCACGCCGAACGCCGCTGCGGCGGCTTGTGCGTATTCGCGGATCGAACTGCGCGCCGCGTCGAGCGCGCGCACCGTGACCTGCACGCTTGCGGCGTTCGAGGCAAACGCCGCATCCGCTGTGCGCCCGCCGTCGCGCACCGCATTGAAATACGAGCCGGCCGTCGACGAGAGACCGCGCATGCGGCGGTCGTATTCGGTCGTATTCGCCGTAACGCTGACGATCAGCTCGCGAAGGCTTGTTGCCATAGTGTGTTCTCGCCTACTTCGCCATGCGCATCAGGGCGGCTTGAAACGGATCACCGCCGCCTTCCTCTCCCTCCGCCGTCGCGGGCTCGCCGGACCATCTCGGCATCATGTCCGACACCTTGACCTTTGCGCCCTGCGACTGAAACGCCGCCGCCGCGATCATCGCCGCATGCAGATCCGCACGATCGTCTGCAACCGGCGATTCCGCGTCGTACCCGATCCAGAGACTCAGCTCGGCGGACGACATCTGCTCGCACAGCTCGGCCAACGTCTTGCCGAGCCGCAGCGCGAGCGACATCAGGAAGCGGAGGCCTGGGGTTCGGCAGAAGGCTTTTTTGCGTCTTCGACCGGGTCGACGTCGAGCTTGCCGAATTCGAGCGCCTTCACGACGATGCGGTTGTGCACGGGGCCGAACGCCGCCGCGACCGCGGTTGCATCGTCGTCCGAGAATAGCCGCCGCCAACCATCCGGCGTTTCACCGAACACGACACGAACGAACAGCCGCGCATTCGCCTGCATGTGCGCGTCGTCACTCGCGCGCGCGAACTTCTCGCGAACCGCCGTTTCGTCGTCGCCCTCCGTTACCCCGGCGATGTCCCGAAGCGCTTCGATCCAGAACATGCGGTCGCCGACCGTCGGCTCGCGCACTGCGATCTTTTCGCCACTCCATTCCGGTACGCTCATCAGTTCGTGCCGCCAACCGGTCAGCGGGTTCAGCACCGCTGCACGCAGGCTCGTCACGCCTTGGTTTTCGTTTTCCATGCTCATTTCCTATCTGCGATCGGGGAGTTACGCCGCCGGCGGCGGCACGAGCTTCGGCGCACCGCTCACGCGCACGCTGTACGTCGCCGAAATCAGCCCATTGACCGACGCCGCCCACGTGTACTGACGCACCATGCCGACGAACAGAAACTGCGATTTGTCGGCGAACGTGACGCGGAACACATACTTTTCGCCCGTCGCACGCGCGGCACGCAGAATGTTTTGCCCTTCGTCGTTCGACTGGTAATTGCCGTCGACCGAGAATTCGCCCGGATCGGGCAAGCCGAGCTCGGATTCCTTTTCGTCGCTCGCGAACGTCGTCGCGTCGATTTCTTCCGACTGCCCGCCCTGCCACTGAATCTGTTTGCCCGTCGCACTCAGATCGACGAACGCCAGATCGGCCGCGTCGAGATCGGTCGACGCAACTTTCGACACCTCGACCTTGGTTCCCTGCGCCTTGGTGCGCTTGCTCTTCTCTGCTGCCATATACCCCTCACAAAAGAAAAAGCCCGCACGCGGCGAGCCAAATGAATTGTCGTGGTGCCGGTCAAAACTCGACCGATAGTTCCAAGCTGATACGGAATAGTCCCGTGTCCTCCGAATAGTCGTCCGGCAACTCGTCGACACCTCCGACCGAGAACCGATCCTGAACCGACATCGCACGATCGACTGCCAAGTCGGCAAGCCGATCGGCGTCGGTGAACGTCGGCGCGTAGCAGTCGATCTGATAGGAACCGGAACGGCCGCCAGTCAGCCCGGCGAGCGCCATGTCGAGCGCGCCATGTACGCGCGTCACGACGAAATACGGCGCCGGCGCCTTCTCCGGTGCGACGCCGAGATACCCCTTCGCACCACCTATGCCCTGCAAGGCGTCACGGATTACGATCACGCTCACCGCCGCCCTCCGAGCACACGATCGATCGCGCGCGCCAACTCGGTGCGAATCGCCCCCTCGGCCTCGCCGATCGACGCATCAAACGCCGGCCGCATGAACGGCTGAGCCTTCATGTGCTGCGTGCCGAACTCGTCGAAGCGCCAGTAGAACGCGTTGTTCGGCGAATCAGCCTTGCCCTTCGTCCGGACCCGTACGCCGGCCGTCGCCAAACCCGGCGCGTCTTTCTGCCGAAGTGCTGCTGAAACGATATTGCGACGCAGCTTCCCGGTTTTCTTCGGCGCGCGCTTACGCGCCTCGTCACGGATCACCTTCGCACCAGCCACTGTCGCGCGCCTGAGCGCCTTCGTCGACTGCGATTTCGCAAGCTTCTCGAAATCCGCACGCAGGTCGGCGAGCCCGATAATCTGGATGCTAGACATACTTCTCTCCCACCTTTACCGACAAGTCGACATAGCCTTGCCGGCGATTCGGCAGCACTGCAGCAATGTCGTATAGGCGACCGTCATGCCGAATCCTCATCTCACTGTCGACATCGCGGCGAAATCGAATGCGCATACTCGCGATAGCAGAGCTATGAATTGCTCCCGAGACGACGTACTCCTTCCCACTCAAAAAGCGAACGTTCGCCCACACACTGGCGTGTTCCACCCAATCACCGGGCAACGGTTCGCCGTTCTCGTTTACGCCTCCACCACGCTTTTCAATAGTGATTCGCTCAGTCAGCTCGCCTGCCTTCAGCATGTCACACCCCTAAACCAACTCGATACGGGAAAAGCAAGCTCTTCGCCCCGCTCGGAAGTTCGGTGACGCTCGCGGACGCCCCCGAGACAACGTCCTCGCGAAAGGCGTATAACTTTCCGATCGTGAGCAGGATTGCCGCCCGAATCGCATCGTTCGCGACGATCGGATCGGCGCCAGCCGTGGCGTCCGCAACTGCCGCCTGCATCTCGGCGTCGTTCGCGTAAAGCTTGCGATCGACGTAATCGGAAGCCGATTGCGTTGCGGCGCCGATGTAGATCTTGATCAGATCGTCGGCAACCCCTGCGTCCTCGCGCAGGTGTGCAAGCGCAACCTCGAGCGAAACGATCGGCGTTTGGTCGGCCATTTACGGAGCCCGCCCTTTGTTTTGTGTGGCGGGCGCCTTCTTGTTCATCGCCGCCGGAGCTGCCACGTGCGAATCCGGCGGGTCAACCTCGCGAATAAGGCCGTTCACTCGCAGTTCCGCAGCTCGTTGACGAGAAACCGGGTACGGTGCACTCGACGGGCTTTTATCCCCATCCTCGCCACCGTAAGAACGCATGGGCTTTACCCATACGCGGTTCGGATTGTTCATTTCCAACACCCTGTCAAAAAAATGACCGCCCGCGGGCGGCCACCATTGGTTGCAGAACCCCGATCAGCCGCCGGCTTGCTCGACTAATGCACCGGTCACAAACGATTCCGGACGATAGACGGCAAGCGCGAGGCGTTCCTCCGCACGGATCGACACCATGTTCTTTTCGAAGTCGTCGACGTTCTCGGTCGACAGAAGAACCTCGATCTCCATGCGGTCGAAGATCTGAGCCGCCATCGAGAAGGCGCCGACGAGGAATTCGTTCGCAGTCATCGCCTGCGTTTCAACGACCGGCAGATTCCACAGGCGCGGCGTCGTACCGTTGACCGGATTGCCGACGATGTATCGCCCCTGGCTGTCCTTCGTCAACTCGATCGACGCCCAGTCGATCGGATTCAGGACGATCCCGGTCGCCGGAAATTCGGCGAGAACTGCTTGCAACAGTGCCAGACGGATCTTGTCGATCGGCGTCGCATTCGCGAGCGTGATGGATGGCATGAACGCTGACGCTTGGGGCAAGATGCCGAGAATGTTCGCCCCGGTACCATCGCCCTTCAGAATTTGGCCTTCCTCGGTGAGTTGAAGCCCGTACCGGGCACGGCCGTCGATATACGATTGCAGTGCCGGCGCATCGTCGAGAATCTGACGCGACGCCTTGAACAGATGTGCGATCGTGCGAACCGGCTGGTTCTTCAGATTGAACTTCAGATCCGAAGTCGGTTTCTGTGCGCCTTCGGCTACTGCCGCTGCGTTGTTCGTGAAGCCGGTTTCGACGGTGTACTCGATGCTACTCGACGACGTCTGGCCCGGCATGAGCAAATCGCGAATCGTCATCTTCCGTTGCGGCGGCGCAATGATCCCCGCTTGACGGTCCGCGACGACCAGCGAGTTGCTGCCGCTCACGCCGCTGCCGACCGTCGCAGGCACGTTCATGATGCTCTTGCGATCGACGCGAACGCGCACTGATTTGCGCGCGCTTCCGTCCATCCCCTTCATCTCCTCCGATTCGGTCACAAGTTGACCGAGGGTCTTCGGCGTTTCGAGTTCGGCGCTACCGCCGCCGCGAGCCAGCTTTTGCTCGGCCTCCAGCAGACGGGCTTGGAGTTCGCCCTGCTTGATCAACAGCTCGTCGACCGTGGCTTTCGTTTCTACGCCCAGATCGCCAGCCCTCTTTGCTTCAGCGAGCGCCTTCTCGCCGGCGGATTTCACTTCGTCACCGATGCGCTTGAGTTCCTTCGTGACGGTTTCGAGCACTTGCTCCGGGTGCGAGTCGCCGCCGCTCTTGCGGCCGAACTGTCGCGGTTCGTTCATGTGACTCATGTTCATTCCTTGAAAGTAAGAGATTTGAGGCCGTCGAGCAGCCGATTCACGTCGTTCGCCATGTCACCAGACTCACTCTGGAGCAGATGTTTCAGGCCGCGATTGGCGATAACCGCGGCCATGGACTTCGAGAAGCCTGCCTCACGCAGGAACCGCTCGAATTCCGGAAGCGATGGCAATCCGCCGTGCGCGATGATCGATTTCACCGCGTCGATTCGCGCATTCGCGTTTGCCGGATTCGTAACGATGCTGATCTCGACTAGATCGACTTCGTTCAGCGTGCGAATCCCCGTTTTTTCGTTGTAATCCGACGAGAGCACGTAATAGCCGATCGACAGTCCCGTGATGGCCTTTGCCTTCATTCCGCGATACGCGATCCTTGCGTTCGGCGCTTCGTCGATCCACAGATCGCCATCCCCGTAGAGACCCTTGTCGTCCTCCTTGAGGCCGGCCCATGATCCGATCGGCGTATAGGAGTCGTGCTGCCACAGAACCGGCAACGCCCGGCCGCTCTTCTTGAGCGCATCGAGACTGTTTGAAAATGCCCCCGGCGCCACAATTTCCTTATAGCTGTCGACCACTCCGAATACCGACCCATATCCCGAAAACTGACCTGCATCGTCGACTGACTTGACGTCGAGATCAAAGGCACGGACCTTGTAGCCGCCTTTACCGTTCTTGCGTTGCACGTGTTTTTTCCTCCTGGTAGAGCCACGCTTTCAAGGCGTCCTGCGCAGCCGTAGCCGTCGTGTGCTCACCGAGCTTGTCGATTGGGAGCAATGCCGACTGAACCGTCAACACCGCTGCATTGCCACCCATCGGCGGCAGGTTTTCCTTCGCCCGACATTCGTCACGCGTCATCAGGCCGTTTTGGGTCATCGTTGAATAGAACGCCGCTCGGCCTGCACTATCGGCTCGCAACAGCCCTTCGACGGAGAACTCCGCATAAAACTGATCGCGCTCTCCCGGCCTCAGCAGGGACCGTCGCGCTGCCTGTTCAATCCGCGTCAACCAAGGCCGCAGGGTGAATGTCAAAAAGCCGAGCGTCTGTTGTTCGATCCCAGTTCCCCAGCTTGTCGATTTCTCGCTGTGGCCGACCATAAACGGCGGAACGCGATACCAGCGGCAGATTTCCTCGATGTTGAATGCCCGCGTCTCCAGCAACTGGACATCACCGGGATTCATCGTGATGGCCTGGTACTTCATCCCGGCTTCCAGCACCATCGTTTTCCCGGCCTGCATGGCGCCGCCAAACTGCTCTGCTAGATCCGTTCGAATCTCCGCACGCTTTTCTTTCTGGAGGATCTGGTCGGTCGAGAGCACACCTGATGGTCGCAACCCATTCCGAAAGACGCTCGCGCTCGTCTTATTCGCGGCCGTCGAATTCCCAAGAACCTCACGTGCGTATTGAATCGGCGTAAGACCCATCAAGCCATCGAGACTGAACCCTCGAACGTGAAACACATCGTCCTCGGCCAGCGTGCTGACAGTTCCATCGACGTTGCGATAGGTGTATTGCAACGCTCCGCTTGTGAGGCGCTTCACAGTCGTACGCTGTGGCAGCATCAGCTCAAGGCCGATGAGCACACCCGCCGGCCGGAGCTTTCTCGCGTACCCATTCCCCCATAGCAGCATGCTCGCGACGATCACTTCCCAGAACTCGGCCGCAGTGTTCTCTGCGTTTGGCTGAGAATGGATGACCGTGTACAGCCGGTGTTGCTTCGCGAGAACACGCGTTCCGTCTGGCTTGGTCTGATAGAGATTCAACGGAAGAGTCGCGATTGTTTCCGCGATCAGACGGACACACGACCACACCGCAGATAGCTGAAGTGCCGAATCGGCCGTCACCGTCTCTCCGCTCGATGACCCCATACCGCCCCACGCGGACCAGAAGCTCCCGTCGGTCAGCGAAATGGGCACGCCAAGCCATTTCAAGAAGCTTGACTTGATGCGCCCAAGCGCCCTTTGTTTGCCTTGCTTCATACGATGATCGGACTCGAGAAGAACTCGTCGATTGAGCCAGCATGATTTTCAAGCATGGCGCGGCCTATCGCCATGATTAGTGCGACAGCACCGTCAATCTTGTTGTCGTTGCCCTGCTTGATCGGGCGCACCACATCGTCATTTCCCGGCAGGTTCTTGCCGATGACGTTGCTGACACACCACGTCATGATCGGGTTGCCGTCGTGATGGAATCGGCCCGCCGTAATCGCCGCCTCAAGCTCCTTCATTGGGTCCGACATGTTCGTGTAGTTCTGCACGATCGTGACCGGCGTCAGCCCTTCGTCCTCGAGCTGGTGCGACAGGTTCGTTGCGCCGTGCGGGTCGAGCGGAGTGCATTGCACCGGACACAACCGGTTCGCATCCTTCGCCTCCTCGAGAATGTCGCGATAGTCGATCTCCGCGCCATCCGTTTCGAGCAAACAGCCCTGATTGACCCACGCCTGATATCGCTCCGCCATACGACGGTTTTCGGTATTGCGCACAGTTTCTTCGGGCACCCAGAATCGCGGCGCAACGCAGAAGTAATGCCGCCGCCCGTCGATGTCGTGCCAGAAAAGCCGGGCCATACTGTTCAAATCGAGCTTGCGCGCCATGTCGAGCGCGAGCACGCAATCTTGCCCCTCGAACTGCTCAAGGGTCAGCGATCGGTCTTCGCATGATTTCCAGTCTTCGAGGTTGAAATAGCCCGCCTTGGCCGACGTCCAGACGTTCAAGTGCTTCGTCTTGAACGTGTTCGTGAAGCGCGCAGACTTAATCGCACGCTGCTGCTGGCTTTCCAGATAGTCCTGATAGACCGAGATTCCGATATTCGGATTGGCTTTCGCCAGCACGCGCGGATCGGTCCAATCGTCCCCTTCGTCGATCGTCCAGATCCAGCCGAAAAGCTCGTCGTCTGGCACCGTCCCTTCGAGCATTTCGATCACCTGCCGGCGCTTGTCGAAGCACGGCCCCTCGATGTTCGCGCCCGCAGTCGTGATGATGAACATGAGCGGCTGCCGGCGCGCGCCCATGCCGGTCAGCATCGTTTCGTACAGTGCGGCGCTATCGTGCTCGTGGTACTCATCGACAATGGAGCACGATGGCGACGCGCCGTCGCCCGGGTTGCCAATCAGCGGCTCGAAGCGACTGCCGTCCTCGGGTTTGTTCATGTTCGATGCATTCACCTCGATGTCAGCCGCAACGATCAACTCAGGCGAGCGCTTCACCATCAGCCGCGCCGGGCGAAAGACCTCCCAGGCCTGCTTTTCAGTCGTCGCGCCGGCGTACACCTCGGCACCGAACTCGTCGTCCAGCACGAACATGCCGATGCCAACGCCCGCGGCAATCACCGATTTGCCGTTCTTTCTGGGGACCTCCCAGTAGCTTTCTCGAAACCGGCGCTTGCCGGTGCGCTTGTTGAGCCAGCCGAACGTCGCCATCAGGCCGAACTTCTGCCAGGGCTCCAACGTCACGAGTTGCTTTCTGAATGCCCACTCGCCCTTCGTGTGCGGCAGCAGTTCAATCAGTGCGAGCTTTCGCTCGGCCGCCTCCGGATCGAACTTCCATCGGAAATCCTTCTTGCGGCTCGCTGCAAGGTCGTCAAGGTGGCGCTTGCACGCAAGTTGCACATACCGGCACGCAGGGCGCTTGCCACGAACGACGTCTCGCGCGAACTTGAGCCCCTGCTCTACGCGCGGGAAATTCGTCGCCATGTCTTCCAATCATTTGCCGAGCAGCTTCGCGAAAGGGTTGTCGGGTGTTTTCGGCTTGGCGCCGACCAGGCGCTGCCGGCTCGCCGGGTCGAGCCCCAGCATTGCGCCGAAGCTCGCCATTTGCGCCGCCGCTTCCTTCACAACGGTCGCAGCTGGATTCTTCATTGGACTGCCTTGAGAGCTGTCGACGACTGGGCCGTTGCGAGTCAAATCGTCCTGGGCAGTCCTCCAGTTGCCGTAGGCCGCACAGAAGATTTCGACGATGTGAACGTCGGTCACTTGCAAGATTTTTTGCCCGCAAAGCAGCGGCACAACGCGCTCCCACATGTCCCGCGCTTCGCCAACAATCCAGTCCGGCGGCTCTATGTTCGTGACCAAGCCGAAATCCGGCTCGTCCTTATTCAGCGCGCGCTTGCCGGGATTTCCCGCAGCGATTTTCCGGGCTGTCGGCTTGGGTTTTCTGCCCCGGCCCGGCACTGTCGCGATACCTCCCACTGGCCAACTCCTGAATTTTTAATTTCGCGGGCGTGAAAATTCGACGAAGCGGGCGGTCCCAGAGGCGACGCCTCCTAGACTTTTTACCCCCCTCCCCACCCGGCGCGGCCATCGGGCGATCAACGACCGAGCGCGACCGCTCCCGCGTCACCGCAACCGCTCGCGCGCCGTCTTCGCCGCGTGACAGTCACGGCAGATCGCTTGCAGGTTCTCGTCGTGGTCTGTCCCACCGCGCGCCTTCGAGATAACGTGGTCGACAGCAGTTGCCGGCGTCACGCGCCCGGCTTGCAGGCAGGGCTGACACAGGCCGCTGTCGCGACGCAGGATGCGCCGCCTGATCTTGTCCCACGCGGTTCCGTATCCCCGCGCATGGCGATTGCCGCGCACCGCGTCGGGCTTCCATTTCACCGCCTCATGAGTGTGCTGCTCGCAGTACGACTTGCCGTCCGCAACGAGCGCGCCGCATCCTCGGTGCTTGCAGGGCTTCATCGGTCGTCGCGCCATCTCGCCAAACTCCCGCCAACTTTGTTTGCATTTTTGTTAGCGATTTGCTAACATGCGTTTATGCACTCAATCGAATTCACCAAACAAGCCGCCCAAGCCCTCAAGGCAATGCCGCGCAACATTTCGGCGACGATTCGGGCAAAGATCGATGCACTGGCAGTTGATCCCTACGCTCCGAATCCGAACGCGAAGAAGTTGGCGGGCCAGCCCGGCTACCGGCTCCGAGTTGGCGATTGGCGTGTGTTGTACGAAATCGAAGATGGCCGCGTCGTGATCGTTGTGCTGACCGTCAAACCCCGTGGAGGTGCCTACAAATGACCGAAGTTCAATTTATCGAGCAGGACGGCCATCGGGCCTTTGCCGTGGTCCCCATCGAACTGTGGGACCGCGTGAAGGACCTAATCGAAGATCTCGAAGATGAAGCGCTCTACGCGCAGGCCAAGGCAAGCGACGACGGCCGCCGCATCCCGGCCGCTGTGCTCGATGCTGAACTGGCGGGCGATCACCCTGTTCGAGCTTGGCGCAATCATCTGCGCATGACGCAAGATGCGCTCGCCGCAGCAGCCGGCATCAGCAAACCGTATCTCAGCCAGATCGAAACCCGGCAGCGCGTCGGCACTACCGACGTGCTGTCTAAGATCGCCAGCGCACTTGCCGTGCCCGTCGACGACTTGATCGAGTCGCCGCCCGCACAGTCGTAATGCAATGTCGCTCGTCTCGTCGATCTGCGTAATGCAGTCGCATGAACGCGATGACCCCCACAGCCGCACGCACCCAGTGCGGACGACGGCGAAACATCAGAACGGCCATAGCAACTCCGGGCGCGGAAACGAAAAAGCCCGCGAGGCTTTCACCTTGCGGGCTTTGGTCGAGCGGCCGGTGCTGATCTCCGGCATGGACTCATGTCGATTTCAGGGGCTCGTGGGTCCGTGACGCCCTCGTAGCGCATCAGCCTGCGCATTCGCTCAACTGGGTCAGTTTAACAAAAAGCCCCGCTCGGCAATCCGGCAGGGCTTCTCGCATGCAACTCGTGCAGCATGGCGTAAATCATATACTGGTGTAACACGAGTGTCAAGTGGGTATTTCGGACGTTGGCGCAAATCACACCCCGTACTCCCTGAGCATCCACTTCGCCACGTAAGGTACAGCGGAGATATGCTGCTGCCGCAGCCCATCAGGCAGAAAGCGGCCGGGAAAGGGGGCGCCCATGTTGGCGATCGGACATTCGGGCGACTGCTTCGAGCTGCACAACCGACGTTCGCACGCGAATAACGTTGACCCGCGATGCGTATTGACTGAGGCTAACCGTTGTCAGTTTTCAGCGGACGTTGAGAACTTTCGATACTTGCGTAGGGGGACGAAATTCGTGAGATTCAGACCCGTTCCGCGAGACTGGACCGACCGAAATGATAAGACCGGCGCGATCGCCCCCTCAGCCTCCAGTGTGCTAAAGCGCGCAATGTCCAATCGCGGTTGAATCTTTGTTTGGCATCGCCTATCGCCTGGCTGCCCGGCGAAACTGGAGTGCAAACTTCCATATGACGGCTCTGGCTAAATTCTCCAACCTACTTGCCCACGGCGTGGCTTGCCAGATTGCAAGCATTAACGATAGCGTGACAGCCCCTGTCAGCTTCATCACAGGCATGCAAATATCAACATGCAGATATCTCAGCGTCTGATTGTAGATCGTCAAGTCGGTGCATCCGGACAGTGGGATAAACGGTTGCAGTTGCCCGCTGCTCCACAGGCCACAAAGTATGAGTATGAGGAAGCCAGTCACGTACTGGAGCCACGGCATGATGATGGTGATTGCCAGCAGCGCAGCAATGGCTGTGCCCCATTGCAGGGGGACAGAGCTCGTATGCCATGCAATATAAGCGCCTGCAACGAGTATCGCCAAACCGACTGTTCTAGGCAGTCGGATCGTCGCCATGATCAAACCATAGGCAAGCAACGCCCAGCCCACTGTAACTACCGACTGCGGCATATGACCGGGGAGGCCGGCCATCCCCGTCATCACAATGAAAGTGCCTAGCGCGAGGATTGCACCGTTCAGCGTCGCACTGGTCCGGGATTGGTGCGTCAGGCCACGCGCTGCAAGATAGAAACCAATAATCGGTACCTTGAGTGCTGCAAATACGACGCTGACTGGGCCGAGCCGCGCCGCCTTGCTGGCGAGCGTGTTCTGCATCGTTGCCATGGTGTGAGCAAGCGTGCGGGTAAAGAGGTCGGACCCAGCCTCATCGGTCAGTGTCTCGCTGCCTAGCAGCCCATTCTTCAGGCATCGTGCCGCCTGCTCTGGCAAAAAAGGTTGAACCGATCCCGGCTTAGCTCCAATCAGCTTTAAGACCGCCTCGCCGGCGTTCGCACTGTCGGCGCCCATCGACTGGTCACTAACGATAGTGCTCACGAGAACCGGCAGTTCCTCGCGAAGGATGCCATAGTGGAGCCGGAGGGTAATCACTTCCGCGCAGACAGGCAGGCTGTCTGGCAATGGGCATTGAATATCATTGATAAAGGCCAACTCGCCCTTCAGCCGATCACGGTATGCATTCTTGCTCCACAGACATCCCAACTCGAGTTTCAGCGGTCCATCGGGCAAGTCACTCAAGGCAATCGCCTCGATTTCCTCGGCGATCTCGTCCGAGCGCCCAAAGTAGAATCGATGCAGTCGCTCAGGATTTAAAAGTACTTTGATCAAACGATCAGCACCGTCAAGCCGACCGTAGATCCAATCGTTGGCGCGCCACGATTGCTTATAGAACGCAGCGAAATGCGCAAGCTGCAGGCCACGCAGCTTGCTGCGTGCAGCGTCAGGCCCTCCAATTGGACTCGCCGAATTGCCGCTCAACTGTACTAGTTCGATCAGCGTGTCTTCCTTCAGATCTTCGTGGTCATCGAATGAAAATTCAATGACTTCCAGTTGAAGGAGCTTATTGACTGTTATTGGTTGATTTCCCCCCTCATGGGAATTCAGGAAATGTTTTGCCAAGGCCAATAGTGATGTGGCATCACTGACATCATGTTTGCGCATCCTTTGATTTTCGATGGCTGCACGTGCAATGTTGATTGCCATCGGACATGCCAACTCAATGACCTCTGCGATGTCATGCATGATGCGGGCACATAGTCGGCGCCGATCTCCCAGTAGAATAAATTCAAACTGTGCCTCAAAGTCCTCAGGGCACATCATCACTTGCCCCGACTCTCCAGACCCAAAGCGAGGATCTCTCTTCTGGAGCCGCTCGATGAGCTTTTTCGTTCCTTCTTCCCAGCCACGTTTTTCTTCGCGACGTTTGTCAGTCAGTTCTTGAACGAGGTCGCTCGCTTTCTCCCAAAGAGGCGTTAGCATGGTGGCATCATTGCACGCAGCCTTGTCGTTGTTCTTATCTGCATCGGTGCCATCCCGATGCCAATCCTCGCTGACGGTCGGTTTGCCTCTGTGCCGCCACGCCGCCACCGTGCTTTGCAGCCTGGCCACCAGCGAAGGCGAAAGCTCGCTCATGTCAAAATTGCCCCATTGGTCCAATTGGAACGGGGCACTTATACCTAGTGCTGCGTATCTGGCCGCTGGTGACTCCGGTGGGTATGCATAGTCATATAGATTTTGTGTGATTCGCAGTAGATCGAGCATGATCTTTGCTGCGAACTCAACCGGGAACATACCCCATGCCCAGCTCTCTGGCTGGTTGCACGGCTGGTCTGGGCTACTTGGCCAATCGTTCGGGATCCATCCACTCCAGTTGCCCTGGTCGAACACATACCGCATTTGCTCGCGACCTCGCTTGCCCACAAGTCGACCAGGTGCACCCTCAATCTGCAGATCCTCACATACGCTCTCGAACACATCCGCGATACGTCGCTTGCGATAGATTGGAAACAGTGTCTGAGCCATGCTTTCCAAGGTTGCAGCATCGAGATTCTGAACAAGGCTGAGGACATTATTGCGCCGATGGCGTACGGCATCGTTGTGGGATCTGATTTCCTGCAGTTGATCTGCAATGGTTTGCGATTGCGGGATTCCAAGCAGGCTTGCTGTCAAAACTGCAGACAACGGCGGCATGGTTGCGCCGGGCTGTCCGGGAGGACCGTCACCCGGATCGGGATTGATATACGCCAGCACCCGACGCACACTGCCCCTTCGTCCCATCTGAAGCATTGCCTCGAGTGCACCTCGGAACGGCTTATTGTCTAAAACTCCCCCATCCACCACATATCGAGGAACTTTCAAATCGTCGCCGAACCTCCCCTTTAAACTGGAGGGCTTCCCATCTGTTCCAACCAGTGAGGGTTCAAAGGCGAAGGGGAACGAGGCCGTTGAGCGCGCGGCGCGAGCGAGGCGATCAAGAACGTCGGTACGGTCATCAAAGTCATTGGTTGAATCAAACGCACTTTGTGGGGAGGGCGTCCCGTGTGACGCCATGTTAGTGAAATGAAAATAAGCCCGGTAATCCACATCGTGGACGGGCGTTCCGAGATCATCAACTGTATTGCCTTGGACTCCGGATAGCAGTGTTGTCGTCAATCGCAGATCGATTGGCAAATCCGTCCGTGCGGCATCTCTATTCCTAGCCATATGCTGCAGTGCATTCCGAATGCCTGGCAGGAAATATTCGTCCCCTTTCAGCAGTGATCCCGGGTTCTTTCCTAGCGGTGGACGAAGCAGGTCATTGAATGTGGCCGTTTTCATCCACACTTCACGCAATTCCGAGAATTCCCCATCGTATAGGAGTGAGATCGCCAAGGCTGCACCATTGATCCCACCCGCACTTGTTCCGCTGATCACGTCGACGCGTGGGACCGTACGCGTCATCGCCAGCAACGCTGCATAGACGGGATGCTGCTCCTTGACGAGTCGGAAGATCTCATTGGTCACTCCTCCCATCCAGATGGCTAGACTCACGCCACCATTCATGACCAATGCGAGCCGAAGTTCCTCGCAATTTTCGCGCGACATCGATAACCTCCTCGCCCACTATGGGACGCACTGCGGTTCGCCGTCGGGTCCCGGTGTACTGCGGACTGGTCGACCGCCTCCGGCCAACTGCAGCCGTCCGCCTTCAAGCTCCGACGGTCATTCAAACGTCGGCTACGCTCAGTAAACGGTCATAGCCTGTCGATCTCGAGGTTCCGGAAGGCGGATATTGCTTCAGCATTCAACGCCAAAATAAATCGAGACTCGAACAAAGAAGTCAGGCGCTACTGCTTGCATTCAAAATCTCGTGACCAAGTTAAACGCCTTCTACGGATCCGGAAAGACGCCCAAAAACGCAACTCGGTTGCCCGGAATTTAGCCTATTCTTCGCTGAGTGCCCGCCATGACGCGGGCAAGAACGCCTCATGCGCATCGAACGCGAGGATCGACTTCACCAGTTCTGCGAGTGCGCCAGAGAGCTTCGTCGCTGCGACATTGGGTTGGCTCACAAGCTTCTTCTTTAATGCTTCAAGAATGTCGAGCTTTGAGAGAGATTCCGAGAAGGCCTTGCTTGTCTCCAACAGTGTCGCTGTCGCTGGCTCCATGTCTGTCTCCTTGCTTAAATGTATCCACAGGGACGGCATGCGGAAGAAATGACTTGTACATCATGTGACTCCACTCCGATTGACACTGCTGAAATCACATTAGTATGTCGAACGCTCTGTAGCAACCGCAGAAAGTCTGGTGCACTTCGCAGGTGCACGAAGCGACACGACCGAAGTGGATTTGCCACATGTGCGGGACGATACTGAAAGCACGCCCGGGTGGTCACAGACATCACTTCGTTCCGCGTTAACGGCAGGCATGTGGCGGCTGGCCAGTGTGCAACAGGATTAGCATCTGTCCACATACACTTCGGGCTTGAGTGCGAGCTGCCCGCAGAATGTGAAAGGACAATATCACGTATACGCGCTTTGGATCTCGCCCCGCCACTACTGCGCTCGGCCGCAGGCTTTATTCGTATTTTGCAAGGTGATATTGCTTTCATGGTTGAAATTTCCGCGGCATTTATTTCACTAGCATACCGTAGAGTACGTCATTTCTTTCTGCAATTCTCCAAATCAAATTATGCACACAAACGCACACACTGATAAATCGCGCATGGAATTAAGCGAACCAATATCCTATAATTACCAATGCGCTCTCTGTGCCATGCAATACGCTCACGGAGGATTATGTTATGCCTATGCCGTACGCTCATGTTGAACAACTCCGCGATCTTAATGACGCGCTCGCCATCTTATCGAGGTTATCCAAGCCGCCGCGTGATGGCGAACAATTGGTACTAGACATAAGCGATTTCGCTAGTTTTTTGCGAGACCCAGTCCTGAAATCAACTATTGATCGCTTCCATGACAGTAAGGAGGCACGCGAAGAAGCGGCGCGGAATGGCACCGCCTATTTTAGGAAGCACGGGGTCCGCGTACCTGAGCACATGGCCATCACTGTTGTCGACAATAATTGGCGAGTCTCTGCTTGCGTCAAACTAGTCGTTTTTGGCGTTGGCATAGAATACGGTGCCCACTACGACAGCGAGACTGGCTGGGGATGGGGCTGTTAAGTGGAACGAGAAAGCGGCCCGACGGGATCACAAGTTCAAATGCCGACAGCATTGATGTGTCCAAGTTCGCAGCCCGACCGGCCAGATAGCGTTGTCATCGGTGTGGTCAGTCAAGGCGGCGGTACCAAAGTCGCCCACTTGCAGCAGGTCGTACCGGTAAATTTCGTCAGGGATTTGATTCCGGAGACCATCCCCATAACTGCGGTCGTGCGTGTCGCATCAACGTGCGCAGAAGGGAATTGCCGCCATTTCACCGGCAGAAAATGTTCGCTCGCCTCCCGAATCGTTGCTGGACTGCCGGAAGTCGTTGAGCGACTCTCTGCCTGCACAATACGATCATCTTGTCGTTGGTGGCACCAAGAAGGTCCTGCCGCCTGTTATCGATGTCCCCAAATAGTCACCGAGCCGCTCAATCCGTCTAACGCAATGCGGGAAGTTGCAACTCCGCATGCTCAACCCGAACGTTAATTAACTGTGTCAATACAGCGGAGACCATAGCATGGCAACCGATGAACTTAATCCTCAGCCTCTCCCACCTAAGGTCGATCTGGGACAGCTCACGGAAGCGGTAACAGCTTCCGTACGTAAAGCACTTGAAGAGCACGCGGTCACAGAGAACACCGCGCAGGTATTTCGCAATCCCAGGATAATTATTGGCATCATAATGGAGCCGCAAGCGTTAGTTAGGGAGGAAAGGTAAACGCGCCGTTCATTCCTGCTGGGGCGGCTGTGGGGGCCCGGCGTGGAAAATAGACCGCCCTCTGTGTGGATTCAACGCACGCTGAGCTCGACGCGAATGGAGAAAGATAGATGCCGTGGTTCAATGCCCCGGTTATTTTCGCGTCGAAAGCCTGCACAATAACAGCGGCCTCGACCACACAGCAGATGGACCGATAACCGGCTCGTCGAATGTGTACAGAATCGTCCCTCAAGAGGGTGGCAGGGAGCGAACAAGTATCGGCGGCCTAGTTGCATCCAAGCGCGTAGTGGTGACATTCGCTGAATTGGACTGAAGGACAGGAATGGGTTGCGGATTCAACCGGTCACGACAAGATGCGGCGCCCCGGTCGCAATCAATGCGTGGCATTCTAGCTGCTGGCCGCAGCCATATTCAGATGGAATCTGCTGCACGGCACGGGCGCGACAACACCGCACCGGCCCTGCCGAAAGTCTCCATCATGCGCATTCGACTGTACGGGTTATCAGCCCGGTCTCTTCGAAGTATAGCGTGAGGCGATTCACTGCCAGAGCCTCCACTTCTCGCATGCGCGGCTCGATCTTTTCGTACGCCCGCTTGTACGCCATATGGCTCGCGCCGAAACTGCGTTCGAGATCGCGGAAGCTGATGGTCGCGCGTGCGTGGTTCGCATACAGCCGGGCGAGCAGACAGTCGAGCGCAAGAATCGATATGCCCGGAAACGACGGCTCCAGCCAACGCGACAGGCTCTGGATCGCTTCAGCGCGCTCAGCAAGGAAGTAATAGCGCTTCACGCCGTCAGCGTCCCGCGTGTCCCCCATTTGCCCGAAACGCGCCATCACCGCCCATCGCTCGACGTCCATCAGCTTCGTGCGGACCGCGCTCACCACGGCAGCGCACTGTGCCCGCACTTCCACCATGTCGAGCCCGCTGAAATTCACCGTCGATTCGGCGGCCGAGCCGGTCAGTTGCCCGAGCCATTTCCGCTGCTCCTCTGACAGTTCCGGCTCAAGTTCCATCGCGCGAATGAGCGCGGTTCGGAGCACGTTCTTCGCGCGTGGTTCGCTCGCCAAAATCAAGAACGACACGTGCAGCGCTTGGCGAGTGCTGTCGAAAATGAAATCCATCTGTTGTCTCATGGAAGAACGTGAAACGGGATACCCCAGTACACCAGCCAGTTGATCAGGACGGTGCGTATCTCCTCGCTTCGAGGAAACCGCATTTCGATTTGGCCGTCGTCAAGCTCGGCGCCCTCGAGCGGACAGCCGGGGAATGCAATGAACCTGTTCCCGGTAAGCGCTTCATTTCTCCGTATCGCCATCTTTGCCACCGGTTCCACGATGTCGCTCATATTGAAGTAGAGATAAGCGCTCACGACATCCCCCGCACGTCCCATGCGCTATCTCCGCTCTCGATGAATGCGCCGAGCACGCCCGAATGCCTATTGCGATGCACGTATGCCTTCGTCCGGAAAACGCCCGGCCCCACCCAACGGCCATCGCACTCCGGGATGCGCGATCGGTGCATTTCGGGAATAAACGCATCCACCTCGACGGCCGCGACCAACTGGCGCTTAACGGTGGCGATTCGAGCGATCCGAAATACTGTCGCGTCGATCTCGCGCTTCCGCTCACAGACGACAATCCCGCCCCGCCCGCGATGTCTCGGCACGCTATACGAACCGTCCGGAATCTCAACCCACATCCTCACTGGCAATTTGCCTCTCCCATCTTTCGAGCCCGTACCGGCTCCCATTCCTCATATGCCCGATCCCACACATCGAACTTGGCCTGCTTCGGCGTGCCGACCCGGTTCTGATCGATCCACGCGTGACACGCGACGCAACCGGGAACCGTAAATTCGTTTCTCGCCTTCATCGCCCCGGCCTTCCCGTGGCGCGATTGATTCGAGTGGCACGGCACAACGGTTTCGTCGAGCGGGTTAAGACGGCACACACCCGGCACACGCAGAAAGCACGGTTCGCCGCGGCACGCCGCCAAATACTTCGAACCCTCGGCGACGGTCGGCCGCTTGATCCGCTTCACGATCGCCTTCTGACGCTTCAGCGTCGCCGTTCGCGTCAGGCTGCTGAACGGCGAATGCGGCTTTCGTTTGAATCCCGTTCGCTTCATTGGCGCCGATCGCGTTGCGCAACTCGCGTTGCGCAACGACTGCGCAGGAACGAATCATCCGGTCCATGGCGAATGCCGCGTGCGCGATCGCCGCGTTACGTTCTCGATGCTGTTCGGCTGCTCGCTTCAAGAGCCTCTCTTGCGGCGACTCAGTCGGCGGCGGAAGTTCCTTGAGCAAGCAGCGGTACGTCGTGGGGCGCGAGCCTTCGATGCGCTCAACATACTTCTTGCCGAGAAGGTTTCGTATGCGCCCCTTCACCGTATCAGTCGTCATCGACGCTTCGTATCCGATCTGCTCAATCGTCAGCCCGCGGCGGCCGGCCTTCCGCTTCAAGCAATCGCAGATCAGCCAGTTCCCCGTGCTCAAGCTCACCGCCTTCTTCATTCGACCTCCTGAATCGTGATGCCGTGCTCTCGGAGCATCAGCTTTCGTTTAATGACGTAGTCCTTGTTCTTCCGTGTCACCGCTGATTTCACGTCCTCGACCACAAGCTCACCCACCGAATTGCGATAGGTGAAGTCGGCAACGTACTCGACTGCTCGCTCGATCGAACCGTCGGAACGCCGCTGACGCGCGATCAGCTCAAACGCCACTTGACGCCGAAGACCGCTGATCAGCCCGACGTCTTGTTGCTTGATCAACTCGAACCATCGCGACCGCTCGCGCTTGCTGTCGAACCTGATGCCGTCGTGCTCGCACTTCGTGTTGCGGTACTTCGAGCGCTTCGCCGTCATTACCGGCGTGAAGAGTGGCCGGTCGAGGTCGCCGGATGCGATTTCGTCGAATTCGGAGTTCGGCTGCTTGCCCGTGCGGCGCGCCAGCTCGCGCTCGGCGAAGCTGCGACCGATAGTTCGGTCGTCGCGCACGCGTGCCGTGCCAACCATCGCCGTACCCTCGGGAACAACGAGCGGCCATGAAGCGCGCTTCGTCACGTCGCCTCCTGATCGCGCGGGATGTCGTTGAAGTACCGGTACAACTGCTCGTAGGTCTCATTCCCAAAGCGACCAGCCTCGCGAAGCATTTCCTCCATCGCCTCGCCGGGCCCGTTCGCCTTGACGACGCGCGCCTTAAAACGCATGAACACTTCGCCCTCGCGCTGCTCGATGCCGAATTGCTTACCGCGGTCAGTGACACCTTGCGCGCTCTTGTGCCAGTCGGCAGGCACGTCCTGCCCGCTCGTCGCCGTGCCGTCCGGCTTCACCGGGAACAGCCCCGTCCAGCCGCGCAATACCGCTTCGTCGATGCAGTCCGCCGGGGCATGCCCAAGCTCTCTCAGCTTCTCGAGGCGGCGCAGCGACACCTTCGCCGCCGGGCGTGTCCACGGCGCCGACTTCTCCGCCGCTTTCGCCTCGCGGTGCTCGCACCAGTCGAGCCACGCGTCGACGGGCAACCAGTCGGGCAGCTCGATCGATCGCAGTTCGCCATGCAACGCAACTCGCGGCGCACGCCGCGCGGGTTGATGGTTCTCTGATGGTTCTATGACGGTTACTGATGATTCGGGTGCAAAAGCTTTGCACCCTTTAGTGCTGTGATTTGCACCCTTTATGTCGCCAGTTGCACCCTTTACGTCGTCGTTTGCACCCTTTCCATTGGGTGCATTTTTTGCACCCTTTGAACCCGACGAAATGGGCGCAAGTTCTGCACCGTTTATCCAGTCCGAATTGATTCGGTATTCGCGCGTATTCCCACGCCCGCCCTTCGACTCGCTCACGAGAATTAGCCAGCCCGACTGCTGCATCCGGCGAAGCTGGTACTGCACTGCACGCGGCGATTGGCGCGTCTTCGCAGCCAATTTGTCGACGCTCGGATAGATGTGCGTCCCGTCGTCGTGCGAATGGTCCGCAAGTGCCAGCGCGAGAATCATCTCGCCGCCGCCTTCCGGATAGCGCTCGAACACTGCGTTCATAACCTTGACGCTCATAGGCTCCTCAGTGCCCGCACGGCAACGCGCCGTCAGCGTCAGTCTTTGCGCCACATGACAGACACGTACGCGTGGCCGCAGCGCGAGCTGTCACCGCAACGGGCGTCACTTCGCCAGCGCGCGCCGGAACGGGCTCTTTGATGTCGGTCGGAGTCAAGACGCTCTCCCGAGAGTCAAGCGATAGGCGCTCGGGTGACCGGGCCGGCGCGTAATGCGCAGCGCACCGGCCTCCTCCAACGTGCGAAGGGTCGACGACACGGTCACGCGCGTCACGCCCGCGAATTCCGCAATGGCGTCGATCGACGGATCGCAATTCCCCTGCTCATCGGCCAACCGCGCCAGAAAGATCAGGATCACTTTGGCCGTCGGCGGGAACTGCTCGCGCATAGCGCGGTTGAGGTGCTCGAAACTCATTCGGTGGCCTCCTGTGCGCTTTCCGCGTCGTCAATGCCGAGCACCCATCGCAGCGCCGCCAAGCGCTCGCCCGTCGCTTCCGCGAGTGCCGCCTCAATCTGCTTACGCGGGCGTACGCGTGCCGCTGTACCACCGAGCACTGCCTTCTGTGCGCGTGAACGTGCATGCCCTTCCTTGCCGTTCGCAGCGTCGATCAATGCCTGAACCTTCGCGCGTTGCTCGTCGGGCGACAGCTTCGCAAGCTTCAGCGCGTGCGACACAGTGATCTGTTCCGCCTCAACAGCGTCACGCACCGCCATGCAGCAGTCGAGCAGCTTCAATGCGGAGCGCACGGTCGGCACCTCGACGCCGAACGCGACGGCGATAGCATCCTCGGTGTGGCCGACGTCGAGCATGCGAGCCATCTTCTCGGCCCGGTTGATCGGCGAGTCTTCTTCGCGGATCTCGTTCGTGCTGACCATCATTCCGACGAACGACTTGTCGCTGTCGCGCATGACGCGCTTCGGGATCGCCGGAATCGTGATCGGCTCTTCGCCCGCCTCGATCAGTTGACGGTTCAGCTCGCGCGCGTTGATCACGCGGCGACGGCCGTCGATCACGAGGTTCTCGCCCGTCTCCGGGTCTTTGTAGAAGAGCACCGGCTCAAGCACGCCCTGCGCCCGGTAGTTCCGAACCGTCTTCTGGTTCGGCGCCTGATGTACGCGCCGGTCGTACAGCGGGTGCTTCGGGTCCGTGACGAGCGTCAGCTTGTCGGGATCCATCGAAAGGACGTTGCCCTTGCCCGATGCCCCGTAGACGTCGATTGAATTTTTGGCCATCAGTGGCTCCTGTTAAGATAGTTGGTGTGTGGAGCTATTCGCAGAGCCCGTATGCGGACGAGCATGCCGTCGCAGGTTCTGCGTCCGCGAGAAGGTCGTATCGACGGCCGCCGCAGCTCGTCTTCGACCAGTCGACGACCTTCCAAATCGTGGACGCCTGTCCCGTATGGCCCGTTGTGCCCTGATGAAAGAACGAGACTGGGCTATCCGCCATCACAGCACGCACGTTCTCCGAACCGTGCTGTTCGAGTGCGACGCACAGCGTCGCGGTACTGTCCTTGCCGCCGGACAGAGAAACGACGTGGAGGGTTGGGCGCTCGCTCACATGACCTCCAAAACGAATCCCGGCTGCCGCAGACGATCGCGCTGCAGCGGCTCATAGGCCGGGTTGAGTTCGCAGCCGATGAAACGGCGGCCGAGGCGCTGCGCTACTTGTCCGGTCGTGCCGCTGCCGAAGAACGGATCGAACACGACGTCGCCCGGCCGACTGCCGGCGAGCACGCAAGGTTCGACGAGCGCCTCGGGGAAAGTTGCAAAGTGGGCGCCGTCGAACGACTGCGTCGGGATCGTCCAGACGCTCCGGCGATTTCGACTCGTGACAACGTCGGTGACGGCTGCCGAGAACGATTCGTTTTGCTTCTGCCGCTTTGCACGAGCGCCGCGGTTGTGCTCGACAGTCGAATGTGCGCCCGGTCCCGTCTGCCAACCGGCGACCGCTACAGCTTTCGGATTGACGCCCGCGGCGCGCTGCCGCTCGGCGTACGCGACGAGTCCGCTTTTCGTGCGGTGATGCTCGTCGCCCGCCGCAAATGCATTTGTGGCCTTGTGTGACCGATTGCCGGGCGAACGTGCATGAGCACCACCGCTCACAGGCTCCTGCATCGCGTGGAAGTCGTAGTAGTAGCGCTCGCTCTTCGAAAGCAGAAACAGATATTCGTGTGCCTTAGTGCAGCGGTCGCGCACGCTCTCGGGCATCGGGTTCGGCTTGTGCCAGATGATGTCCTGTCGGAGATACCAGCCGGCATCCTGCAATGCAAACGCAAGACGCCACGGCTGGCCCATCAGATCTTTGACCTTCAGACCGTCGATGCCCGCTTTCCTGTTGCTCAGGCAGATGTTCTCCTTAGCGCGAGCGCGCCCGGCAAACGTCTCTCCGCGCATCGGCGTCTGTCCGCCCGATGAGGCATAGGCATCGCCCATGTTCAGCCAGAGCGTCCCGTCGTCCATGAGCAGTTGGCGGCAGAGCTCGAACACGCCGACGAGCGTGTCGATGAACTCGCGCAGTGTCGCCTCGCTGCCGATCTCCCTGCCCTTGTCGGGATGTCCGCCAGGCAGATACGAGCGAAGGCCCCAGTACGGCGGCGACGTCACGATCGTCTGCACACGCACGCCGTCGGCGATCATCGCGCGCATCAGGTCACGGCAGTCTCCGCGGTGGGATTGATCGAGCCAGTTCATCCGATCACTCCTCGGCACGCTTCGATCCACGCAACCGCCGCTTCCGCGTTGATCGCGTTGCCGTACCCTCGGAGCCGGCCTTGGCGGCTGCCTTGGTCTTTCCGTGGACGAAGCGCGGCGAGGCGCGCTTGATCGGCGCGCACTCGTCCCATGCGACCGGCAGACCCATCAACCAGCGGGAATGTGCCGGATTCAACTGGCCTCCACTTTCCATCCCGACACAAGAGCCAGTCAGCAGCTCGCCAGAAGCCGTTAGTCGAGCCGGCATGGGGTTGTCCTTCAGGAGCGCCGCCGCGCGGTTCAACGTGATGTTCGTCGTCGAGAACTGCGCAGTTGGATTCCGGAGCGCATCCGTTGATGTGGGTGTCGGCCAGCCTGCGAGCCAGTGGTGTGCCGCTGCGTCCAGGCGCATCCCCTTTTTGCCGCCGCCCCGCTCCGAATACGGTTTCGACGGTGCGCCTTTGAAATCCGTCGACGTAGGTGTCGGCCATCCCGCGAACTGCGCCACGTGATTCAGGCTCACCGCTACCTTGCGACCGTCCTGCGTCTTGCCCGTCGCGCTCAAGCCCTCGAACGATTGCGAGCCCTCCGCGTTGCCGACTGTCGGTGTCGGCCAGCCGGCCAGACATGCCGCTGCCGCCAGATCCGGCCCATGATTGCGCATCGCTTCCATCAGCCCCCTCTCGAACGTGCGCACGCCTTTCTCTGCGAGCGCGGCCGTAGGCGTAGGCCATCCAGTACGCCCGGTCGCGGATGTGCGGAGCACCGACGCCCGCAGACGGAAACGGGACACACCCATAGGCGTAGTCCAGCGCTTCCACGTCAGCTTGAACAAGGTCGATCCAAGGGTCGACAGCCGAGCTCGCAACCTGCTCTCCAAAGACGATTGCAGGGCGGCGCTCGCCGATGAGCCAGTACCACGCAGGCCACAGGTGCCGCTCATCATCAAACCCAAGTCCTTTGCCTGCCGCGGAGAAAGGTTGGCACGGACAGGAACCCGTCCAAACAGGTCGATCGTCGGGCCATCCGGCGCGACGAAGCGCGTAGGACCAGACGCCGACGCCTGCGAAGAAATGGCACTGGGCGTATGGACGAAGGTCGTCGGGATGCACGTCGCGGATGTCGCGTTCGTCGACGTCACCGGGCGCGATGCGGCCTGCCGCAACGAGGTTGCGCAGCCACTCCGCGGCGACTTGATCGTGCTCGTTGTAGTAGGCGACACTCAAGCGCTCCCCACTACTCGGCCATGCCGCGCAGCCGCGCGGAGATATCGAGAAGCACCTGCGCATGCTTGAAGATTCGGTGATCCACGCGCTCGATCTCGTGCCGCTCGACACGGCCGTCTTCGAGCGTCTTCACGATCTCCTGCCCGACGTCGCCGTGCGTCGACCACGCCTTGCCCATCAGCTCGACGATCGCAGCGTCGCAGCAGTCAACGGCGCTCGGCAACTTCACGAGCGCGTAGCCGCGCTCGCCCGCCCACGCTTCGAGAATCGCGTCGTTGTCCGTCACCTCGCCAATGCGTACCGCCTCCTGAAGCGTGAGCTTGTGCGTACCCGTGTTCGGATTCACCTTGCTCCGAAGCACGGCGGGCGATACACCGAGGCGCGGTGCGAGCGATTCGCACCCGCCCGGATAGTTGTGAGCGACGGCGTGCGCCGTATCGAGAATGTTCAATCGATCCTCCAAACAAACGTGTTTTCTCACCATTCGCACTACTAAACTCATCCTCAACGCTTTGAACGAGGATTCGTGAATGGCTTGGGTGTTGCTATTGAGCGTCTACGCCGCTTTCCACAGGCGACACACGCTTTGGTTCAAATGGGTGGGTCTCACGCCCATGGCAGAATTCGGATTTCCACACCACGAAGTAGCCACAAACGGAGACCCAATGAGCGTAATTACTGACCGTTTCGAAGCAGTCGACGAAAGCGGCAACAAGTACAACGTCGTTGTCCGCCAGGACGTGATCGACACAAGCACGTTCGCTGAACAGAGCAGCGAGTTGGGCCTGAAGGAATATCGACTTTCGAACGGTGAGCCACTGAACCGCGTCTCGGAAAATGTCTTTCGACTCGTGCGAAGCGGCGTCGAGATCACGCGAATCTAGTCGCCAACGAGGCAGTAATCGCGCGTCGACGAACTCATCGTTGTAACGTCGATTTCGCGGCCGTACTTCTTCGCGAGGTGTTTCCACAGAGCGATTTCGAGTGCCGCGGGCATGGCAGTTTCTTCGACGTAGAGGTTCGCACCGTCGTAGTGGATCTGGGTGCCGCCATCAGCGACCAATCCCAGTTCCACTACCGGCCCCTGCCCAGCTCGTAAGCGCGCGTTGACGCTCTGGACGCACCGGACTTCAATACCATCAATCGAGACGCGCCCCGTTCCAATGGGACTTGCCTCGATCGTCACAGCGCACTTGTCGTTAGCATTTGTCACGTTGACTCCTTCCGCTGGCCCGTAAGGGACAGCATGCCCAATAGGATATCGTTAACCCAAACAAGATAAAACAACTGAAAGCGATTTCGCCCCTTACTTCATTGAACCCGAGGGCGTCATCCCGCGAGCTCCTTCTGCTCCCGCAAGCTCTCGTCGCCGCGCAGCATCAGTTGGCGCAAGACGACCCAACCTTGGTAGTCCGGCCGGAGCGTTTCGCACACGACGCGCGGATCATCAACGGCGCGCTCAACAAATGGACAAGCTTCGATCGGCGCACGGCGGTCCCGCTTAATCCAATTACTTGCAGCTTGGGGGGATACGCCGACCCTCCTCGCAAAGTCGGCTTGCGAGTCGCAAAGGCTGACTGCGAGGCACAACGTTTCGAATGGTGAGAGTTGCGACGGAGTGTTCATGCGCGAACGATAAACCATAGTTTATCGTCAGTCAACTCTCGTTTATTGATCGAATATACAATTGTTTATAGAGTCCGGCTCATGGCACTCGGAAAGAACGTCGCACGACTACGCACCCTGACGGGCGAAACCCGTCCGGACCTTGCGCGCGCTATCGGCATCGAATCACAGCAGCCGATCTATGCGCTGGAAAAGCGCGACAGTAGCCGGTCGGATCTTGCGCCACAGCTAGCAAAACACTTCCGGGTTGATTTGAACGTGTTGCTTGAGGACGATTTGTCGCGCCTCGACAGCGCGGGACTTGACGCGCTGCGTCGATCGCGAAAACCGCCTGTCGGGGCGGGGAAGAAGGTGAAGATTCAGGAGAGATTTGATGCTGCTCCTGAGTCGATACAGCAGGCCGTCCGCGACCTCCTCGAGCTGCCCATTGCGGACGCAGAAAAAGTCGCGGCCCTGATAGCCGCCTTTCGCGGCGATCGTTAGTGGACGTCTTGCAATGTTTGCGCTATAGACTCGACGGCGTCGTCAATGTCACCGCAGACATCCCCTGCAATCCATCTCCCGCACCGCGCAAGGTCGCTCGTAATGCGTGATTGATCCGACCGATCCGACAGTGCATCAATCGCGGAGAAGATCGCTTGTAAATGTCGAATTCTCTCTGCCGCGAGAATCCCGAGATCCTTTGCAATAAGGCTCACGGACTGCAACGCCCCTGCGGCAAACTCCCTGTTGTATTTCTTCAAGTGGCCACCTCGTAGGTCTGATTGAACGTTCGCAGGGTGCGCGCCTCTCGGCATCGTCCGTCGAGAGGCCCGCCCAATCGGCGCTACTTCCTGCGAGGTTGCCAGAGAGACACGGATATCAAGCTCACGATGGCCGCTGCTATCACGTAGAATGCCGGCGCGAGGTTGTTGTGCGTGGTCGCAATCGCCCACGTAATGATCGCGGCGGAGAATCCACCAAACGTGATCACGGCGAGGTTGTACGAGATCGAAATCCCAGTCGACAGAACCCCATCTGGAAACATGTCGCTAAGCGCCGCCAGGATTGGCCCCTCGTAGCTGGCGATAACGAGCCCGAACACCACCTGGAACACGAGCAACGACTTCAACCCTGGTGCGGCATTCAACATAGCGAACAGCGGATAAGCCGCGACGATCGCAACGAGCAACGCTCCCGCAAGGAACCAGCGGCGCCCAAACAGATCGGAAAAGTGTCCAATCAAAGGCGTGACGAAGAGAACAATTGACGCGCCGACAAGCACTGCGATGAAACCCGTAGAAGACGGGAGTCTCAGAACCTTCGAAGCGTAGGTCGGGATGTAGAACAGTAGGACATAAGAGCAAACCGTCCAGAAAACGACTAAACCAAATCCGACAAGCGCCTCACGCGAAAAGCTCCTGACGACCTCGACGACCGGCGCACACTCGCCCAAACGCTCGTCCGCGGGAAAGCCAGGGTCGTTCAACCTACTGCGGATATAAATCCCGACCGGGCCGAGACCGAGTCCGAGAAGGAAGGGAATTCGCCAGCCCCAAGATTCGATCTGCTGCTCATCGAGGCACTTCACGATAAACACCGCAAGAACTGACGCAAGGATAATCGCGAACCCGATACTCGCCTGAATCCAGCTCGTGTAGTATCCATGCCGCTCGGCCGACACGCGCTCGCGAAGATACGCTGTCGCACCTCCCATTTCCCCTCCAGCCGAAAATCCCTGAAGTAGACGCGCGACGACAATCATCAGTGGCGCACCAAGCCCTGCATCTTTGTATGTCGGCGCGAATCCAATCATCGCCGTCCCGGCGGTCATCAATGCAATCGTGACCGTAAGTGCTGCTCGGCGCCCCACTTTGTCCGCAATTCCGCCAATCACGATGCCACCGATCGGACGCATAAAGAAGCCTACGCCAATCGTCGAAACCGACAGCAACAGAGACAGGTTGTCGTCCGTCGACGGGAAAAATAGTTTCGCAATAATGACTGAGAAGAAACTATACGAAATGAAATCGAACCATTCGAAACCATTTCCGACGATGACGGCGATTACAGCTCTCCGATGCGTGTCGGAGCTCGCACTCGGCGCGGCCTCGCGCGCGTACGTTGATGTTTGCATTATTTCGTGCCCTCGGATTATTGAGTTATTACGGCTATCAAACAAGATTTGATCGCGCACGAAATATTACGTCTATTTACGAATTACTTACTATGAAAAATTCTCGGGGCAGCCTGACCATAAGGAATGATGCAAATTGAACCAATCGTATGACTTATACATGCGTCAGTAGCCACTCGCGAAACATCGTGACCGCGGGCGTGTCTCGGCGATCCGCAGGCCAGATGACCTGATACGCGCCGCCGAAGCTTGCATGCGCATCCGACGCTAAAACCAGCTTCCCGCTCTCAACAAGTGGCGTGATCATATGCTTCCAGCCCAAAATTGCTCCGTGCCCATGCAGTGCCAGTTGCAGCAGTACTGGGTAGCTGTTCGCAGAAATAGTTCGAGCCGGACGAAACCCGATTTCGCCGACAGTCAGGCGAAACCAATCTCGCCATCCCATCCACTGACGCTGCTGTTCCTCCGCAACAAGTAAAGTTGCCTCCATCAAGTCCTGGGGAGGCACGCGGCGCCCCGCGAGAAACGTCGGCGCGCAGTATGCGTGAACGTCCTCCGCGATGATCGCCGTTCCAGCAATGCCGGGGGGAGGAACGTCGCGAATGTAGTAGACGCCAATGTCGAATTCGGCCGCGTTCAAATTGAACACGCCTTCTCGAACAAGAATTCGCACGGAGACTTCCGGATGCTCCGCGCTGAACTCGGCAATCCGATCCGCCAAAAACAATGTTGCAGTGCCGGACGCGCACGCAATAGTAAGGCTGTGCGGAGTCTGCTCCTTCATCACAAGTGCAGTTGCCTCGACACAGTCGGCCAAAATCGCATGCACCCGATCAGCGTACTGCTGGCCCGCGCGAGTCAAATGCAAGGCCTTGGCATCTCGGACAAAGAGAGTTGTCCCAAGAAACGTCTCGAGCTTCACAACCTGTTTGCTAACCGCGCCTTGCGTCACATTCAATTCCTCGGCTGCTCGCGTGAAGTTGCCGTGTCTTGCGGCTGCGTCGAAGAAAACAAGGCACTGAAGAGGTGGGAGAGGTTGAATTTTCATGATTGCGTCCAATTCCTCCCAAGAATTTACAGGCTGATCCGCGTCTTCGCCACACGCGGTCGAACTTGCCCTCCCACACAAATGCAAACTTTTGTTGACTCTTGATAAACTCTTGTTTATTCTCCAATCCATACCGCAGCCTTGCTCGCTGCACCGCTCCGGCGGATCGATCTTTAAGAGTGCCAGCGTACCGGGACCCGCAAGGGAGCAACCGGTCGGCTCTACGGTGTAGCCGAGAAACGGGGTAGCGCCCGACACCACTCAGCTTTCATGAGATGGGGTCCTGCCGATGCGGACGTGGTCTGGCCGCGGCGAGGGAGCCAGAGGACGCCGGAGTTGGTCGCGACGCACGTGGCGGTTCGCGAGATAGCCGGATTGTCGTTCGGAGGGGAAAGCGAAGCCGGAAGTCGCGGCAGTGGCCCCATCCCATGAAAACTGACAAGGAAGCAGATCGATTGGTGTTACACCCTGATCGTTGTATTGAATTCGGACTACTAAATTATGAGGGGAAACGAGGATCGCGATCGTGCCCCTTCGAAAGGAGATCCAGTGGAATCGAAACGGAAGCTGCCGACCGTGTCGGTCGAGTGGCTCGAAAACGCAGCAGCCGACCTCGAAGTCAGCGCAAACGCGAGCCGTGAGACGTGGGCGGTACTCGGCCTATCTCATCGGTACAGCGAGAACATCGGCCGCGCCCATGCAATGCGGCACGCGGCCCGGTTGAAGCTCGAATACGACCGACGCCTCTTTCTACGGTCGATCGGGCTCAAGGTCTAGGAGCCGATCGTGAGCCAAGCCGCAAAGAACCTCCTCGAACTGCGCCGTCTGCCTCGCGGCGCGCTTGTCGAGCACCTGTTGCGCGAAGTTGCAAGCGATCTGATCGCTCAGGGCACCGAAGATCTTCGCGGAGGCTGCTGAGGTGAAGCACTTCGTGACTGGGGCTTTGGCCCTGCTGATTCTCTGGCTCGTCGTCGAGGTTACGCGTGCGATGAAGCACATCGGCCGCGGCGAGCACCACATGCACTGACCAACCGCGCCCGCTACAGGAGAAAGACGATGGCACAGCACCGCACCCACTATGAGAAAGGCTGCAAGACCGGGCGGAAGAACGTCGGAAACGGTCGCCACATCGGCCTTCAGCTTGTCGAATTTCGCGCGACAAAGTTTGAGACGCGCTGCCAAGCATGCGAGCGTGCTGCGCTTCGTGACGGATTCAAGATCGAATCCGCCTGACCAACCCCGCCCGCTACAGGAGAACGACGTGACCACTATCGACATCACCACGCTCACGACGATCGAGCGCAGCATCATCCTCTACGCGGAATCGTGCAGCGTGGACTACGGCGGCCTGCTCGAAGGCATGCGCATGAATGACGACGATCTGACTGCGCTTCGCAAGTTTCAAGACGCTGGCCTTCTGTCCTTCGGCCGCATTCCCGCAAAACTGCTTGGGCCGCTTTCCGATTTCGGCCGTAAGCCGACCTACTGGATCACTTTCACGGACGATGCGTGGCAACTCGCGCATGCGTTGCGTCGCCAGCGCGCAGCCCGCGGATCAGCATCGCGCACGAAGGTCGACGAAGTGCTCGCCGAACGGGAAGCCGCCTAACCAACCGCGCCCGCCCTGCGGGCAATCACAACCCACCGGGGACCGCGATGATTCACATCCATGCAAATCACGAATACAACGTCCGTGAAACCCTGACATGGGCCAAGCTCCAAGACGCCATCGAGCGCCATGATCGCAACTACTTCGCCGGACATTGCCTCGACGCAATCGAGCTCATGCCGTCCGGCGCCATGCAGCGCATTGAGCCGGCAGCCGATACGTCCATCGAGCCTTTCGCCGCGTCGACCCATGCATACCGTCGGTAATTGCGACGACACGAGACCATCATGAACAGAGTCGCTTTCGACAATGACCTACTCGCCGCGTGCGCTCGGCCGAACGGCCGTCTCGCTCGGGCTTTCGGGATGATCCTCGCCTACGGCATCACTATCGGCTGTGTCTGGTTTCTCTGCGTCGCCCACCAAGCAAGAGCGCTGTAATCATGCACCCGCAAAGGGACCAAGAATCGCTTTCGCACGTAACGCGAGATCCGAAACTTCTATTGCCGCCAGCCGAAGATCGTTGATCAATTTGACGTCGTCATCGGTCAATACCATCGGTGTATGAGCTATTTTGCTACGAATGGCGCGAACAGTACCCATGAGGGACGAACGCAGTTGCCCGACCATCCATAAATGCGTCTTGTGCCGGGCGCGCTGGCGGCACCAGGACAATCGATCGAGCAAATCCCTGACGTCATCTTCGGAGAATCTATCTTCTATTGGAAAGCCCGCCTTGATGTCACGGAACTGGTCGAGAAAACCGACGACCTCGGTACTCAACCATGCCAGTTCCGCCTCCAGTAGGTACTCTGACCTCGCGTCTTCGTCCGCGCGACGAGCCACATCGGCACGATGCTGTGATCCAGCGATCCAGATGGCAATGAAGATGCCGGCTATCGATCCGACTGCCTGTACCCAGCCAGCGGCATCATTGCTGTGCAATTTGAACGCATAGACGAGAAACAAGGCCACGACTCCGAGCGCACATAGCGCGAAGCCGACCTCAAGGCATTGCCACACCTTCTTCATCGCATCCCCGCTTGTATTTTTTGCGAATCCTAGCACGACGACTCACCCCATAGCCACGCACATTCCGGCGTTCCGGGCGCGTGGCGGATTTGTGGCCAACGCAAGCCACACACAGCAGTTCCCCGCTTGCCGCGCGCGGGATTTCCTCTCGGATAAGCGCGGCCTTTCGGCGGGGCGGCCCGTATGCGCGCCCCGCCATTTTTTACCGGAGATACCAATCAAAACCGCTTCGAAGCTCATCGTCGCGGCCGTGCTGTTTCTCGTGCTGCTGTCGATCGTCACCCCGTGGCTGGTGAATCAGGACAGCAGCATCACCCTGCTCGCCGTGCCGTTCGTGTGGCTGGCATATGCCGCCGCCTTTGTGAAATTCATCCCCCCTCATTTCAAGGAGACCAAGTGAAACGCCTGTTTCTGATTCTGATCCTCGCGCCGACGATGTTCCTCGCGGCCGGCTGCGATAACGTCCCGGCCGGCTACGTCGGTGTGAAGGTGCAACGCTACGGCGACGACCGCGGCGTCAACGTCGAAGTGAAGGGGCCCGGGCGCTACTTCAACGGGCCCAACGTCGACATGTTCATCTTCCCGACGTTCACGCAGTCCTACGTGTGGGACAAAGCTGGCAAGTCCGACGAGTCGTTCACGTTCCAGACGGTGGAGGGCCTGTCGGTCAACACCGACATCGGCGTCAGCTACGCGATCCCGCGTGAGAACGCGCCCAAGGTGTTCCAGAAGTATCGGCGCGGAGTCGATGAGATCACGGGCGTCTACCTGCGCGCGATCGTGCGCGACGCCCTGAATCTCGCCGGCGCGTCGATGGCGGTCGAGGACGTCTACGGCAGGGGCAAGGCGGCACTACAGCAGCGCGTCGAGGACGAGGTAAAGGCGAACGCCGCGAAGGTCGGAATCAGTGTCGAGAAGGTCTATTTCGTGAATCAGATGCGCCTCCCCGAGCAGGTCATGAACTCGATCAACGGGAAGATCGCAGCGACGCAGATCGCGCAGCAGAAGGAGAACGAACTGCGTGCAGCCGAGGCGGACGCGGCAAAGCAAGTCGCGATCGCCAAGGGCGAGGCCGAAGCGCTCGAGGTGAAAGCGAAAGCACTACGCGAGAACAGCCAAATCCTGCAACAGATGGCGATCGAGAAATGGGACGGCAAGCTCCCCCAGTACATGGGCTCGAGCAGCGTCCCGTTCGTCCAGATCAAGTAACGAAATTCTGAGCCCGCGCCCGGCTCTCCCCTCGGATATGGGCGGCCTTTAAGGGTGGCCAGTTCGGCACCCTCTTTTTCCTCTGCGGAGATTCAAGAGCGGACGCTCGGCGGTGGCGGTTGGGCCCCGCCATTCCCTCAAATTGATGCCAAGCAGTCATGCAACGCTGCCTTATGCGAGCGCTGAGTGTCCGCCCTTGAATCCCCGTCTGAGCTGACGCCTGTAAGGGCCAGCACTTTTTCGAATTCCAATGATGCGCATGAGGGCCAAGTCATGAAAGAACTGCAACAAGCCATCTCCACTGCCTTCTCGAACATCGTCGCGGCCGGCGCGATCGAGAAGGCGATTGAAGAAAAGTTGACGAAGACGATCACCTCGATTCTCGACGAGGAACTCCGCTCGTACTCGACCTTCAGCGAGCAATTGAAAAAGCACGTCAAAACCGCGCTTCAAGTCGATTTTCATAACCTTGGTCTGCCCGGATACAACGACCTCATTCTCAAGATCATCCGACAACAGGTCGACGCGCAGTTGAACGCGACAATCAAAACGCAGATCGAGAAGCAGATGAAGGAGCTGCTCGCGCCCGCACCGGACGAAATCAAGCTCTCGCAACTCGTCGAGGAATTCATCAAGGACGAGCATACCAATCGCCAGTACCGCCCGTGCTCGTGCGATGAGTCGGATCGGATCACGCTGATTGTTCGCGAAGCGAGCATCACCAGTTCGAAGTTCTACCACATCTACCTGGACAAGGAGAGCGATACCGAACACTACAAATGCCCGTATCAGATCGACGTCCACGACGGCCAGGTGTACAGCGTTCAGATCGATCAAAAAGACCCTAGCAAGGCGCTGTTTGTCGGCCCCATGCACGGCTTCAAGCGCCGCCTGTTTCAGCTCTACGCCGCCGGCACGAAGCTGATCATCGACGGCGACGAGAACAGCATCAATACCTACTACCCCGGCCGCGACTATTGAACGGAGGCACGACATGACGAATGAGACGACACCGCGCGCGAACGGCATCGTGAACCTGACGCAGTACGCATTCGAGCTTGTCGGCGCTGTCGACAGGCTGCCTGAGTCTCCGCAGCGCGACGAGGTACTGAAGCAAGCAAAGGCTCTTCGGCTCGACCTCGCGACCGCGACACGGGAATCGCTCTTCGACGGCTTCGTTTCGCTCGAAGGGTTGCGAGCAAAGCTGCTCGCACCGCGCGAGATCCAGCGCGACGAACAAGGCTGGCTGACGCATCCCGAGCTTCCCCTCTGCGACGAGGATGTACGCGTCGACAGGTTCCTTAAAGCGTTCGGCATCGAATCGGCATTCATCAGCATGGAATCCGACGTCGATGCCGAAAGCTACGAGCAGTACCACGAACGCGTCGACTGTAGCGCATGGACGCCGACACCACCCGATGGCGAAGGTTGGGTGCTGCTCGAGATCTACGACACCGAAGACGGCCCGCACGCGCTGTTTGCACGTGCAATTCCCCCCAAGGTGCGCCGCGATCGCACACGGCATACAACGGAGCCGACCGGGCGCACATCCGCAGAACACGCCGCCTATCGGGCGGGGTTCGACGAAGGTAAGAGACAAATGGCTCTCGTCGTCCTGCAATCGCGCAAGCCGATCGACAAGCTATTGGAGGATCTTTGAACGTGACAAACGAAACGGGAAGCAGCGCTACCACCGATGTGAGACGCACGGTCCGGAGCAAAGACAACGAGTTCTTCTCGTGCGATGCGCTCGACGAACTACTCGATATGCACGACGAGCTCGCTGTCGGCGATGTTGTGTTCTACGGCGATGTCGAGCCGATCCCAATCGTGCGCCTGTGCGACGCCAACGACGTGATCGATATGATCGGCGACCGCGCCTATGACGAGGTCGGCGAAGCTGCTGATGGATATCCGGACATCGCGCCGGAAGCAAAGGCCGAACTCGAAACGCTTCTCTCGGGCTGGATCGAGAAGCATGCAAAACCGACGTTCTACAGCGTCGTCAACGTGAGTGAGTACGTCATCACTGCGGCAGACGTGGAGGGCCGCGAATAATGACCACCGCGAAGATTCACGCTGATTCGCCATACAGCGACGCCGAGAAAGCCGAAGATATGCGGATGATAATGCTCGTGTTGGACGACTACACCCGCAACGGCATCGCCACGATGACTGAATCAGAGAAGGTCTCCTACTTGTCCGCGTCGCTGCTCTCCGCTTACCAACTGCTTCGAAGCGTCGTGGGCGATGAGTGGGTCATGGGATGGCTTGAAGCGGCTTTGCACGAAGTGATGACCACGCCGTGTGCGGTCGAGATCCGCAAACCGTCTTGAATCGAGGTTCGACCATGAACGACCAACAACAGAGCCGCGCTGATGCGCTGACGGACGAGCACATCGCGACGCTGAAACTGGCTGCGCGCGCAGTTACGCCGCAGGACATCGACGGCGCAGAACGAATCGAAAGCCGGCCTGATGGCAGCTATATCACATGCCCCGCATGCGAAGGCGAAGGCTGCATTCCGTTCGAATCGGATTACTGCAATTACGACCATGTGGCGATCGGCGTGCAGTTTTACGGTGTCGGCACGGAACCGGGGGCGGCCGAGGCGTATTTCCGAGCCGCGAAGCCAGCGACGATCCTTGCGCTCCTCGACCGCCTCGAACGCGCAGAATCGGCCCTCGCCGCACCCCCTGTCGAGCAGCCCGCAGCAGCGCCGGCCGACGAGCGGGCGGCGCTTCCGCAAATCCCTGATCTCGTGAAGGCCACTGCGTGGTTGACGATGTGTCTGCGGACCGAGTTGTCTCGACTCGACGACGACACACACAAAGCGCTCGATGAAGTCGAGGCGCAACTCTCCTGCGTGCGGGCGATTACGAACGGCGCGATCGACTACGAAGTCGGCGCCGGCGCACTTCGACAGAATGTCGCGACAGTAGGCAATGTGATCCTGGCGATCCGTAACGCTTTGAATCTGGCCGCCTCTGCCAATGAGACAGGTGCGGAAGGGGCGACTTGGTACGACCGCTGGCAGGCTGAATGCACGCGTGACCATGGGGAGTACGATGAGAATGCGCCGATTGCGGATCGGCTTCGCTGGTGGGTGCCGAAGTCAGCGAGACACGGAACCATCCTGCTCGAAGATGATCTTCGCGAAGCGGCAGACGAACTATCCCGCTTCCCCGCTATGTCGGCAGCAGCGCCGGCCGACGGCGCGTGTAAGCACTGCGGATCGACTACCGCGCAGGCGTGCAACGACGTGGGGTGCTTCTATCTCGAATCGGGTGATGGCGAGCCGTCGGCAGCGCCGGCCGACGAACGGGCGGTGTCGTTCGAGGCGTGGTGTGATCGCTTTCCGGAAATCAGTGCAGTCGAGCGGTTGCGGGATGCATGGCAAGAAGCACGCGCGGCAGCATCGCCCACTGCGGAGGCGGTGCGCCTGACAGACGAACAGCGCCGTGTGCTTGTCGAAGTGGCGCAGATGTTCAAGGGAACCGATCGACGTCGCGAGGTCCTCAATGAGCTGGCAGGTATTGCAGCCGCCCCTCAACCCGTTCACGCAGAGGCAGCATCGCCCGCTGCGGAGGGTGAGACGGAAGATCACGAATGCGTGTACGAGAACGGCGATGGTGTGTGCCGCCAGTGCGCGGAATTGGCAAAGCATCACCGGGCAGCAGCATCGCCCGCTGCGGAGCGAGTGACCGCCGCCCTCCAAGCGTTGTCAGCCGATGTCCATACTCTAGGCGACGGTTGGGCGAACGACGAAGCGATGATCGGTCTCGCAAAAAAGTACCTGCGAGTCGAGCCCAAGCCTGCATCGCCGGAACTTTCCCTATGGCGAGATTTTGTGCTCCTTGCCGTAACCGACGCCGCCCCGCAACCCGCGCAGGCCGACGCACCGGCAGAGGCGCGCGAGCGCGACGATCCTGAACTGATCGCGGCAAGCAACAAGGGCTATGCGGCCGGACTGCGCGACGGAAAAGCGCTTGGCGCTTGCGGTCCGCTGGCCCCCGCCGATGCGGGAGAGGCGGCAGCGTGGCGCTATCGAACGAGCGGCGATAACTGGTGCTATTGCGATGGAGACCCCGTCCATGTCTGCGACCGCGATTACGAAAAGCAACCTCTTTACACCGCCCCGCCCGCCGCGAGGGTGGCGAGCCTGACGAACAGCCAGCGCGAGGCAATCGAGTTTGCAGCCAAGACAATGGAGGCGCGCATGTTAAATGCCCATGCCTGTGTGCTCCGCGCCCTTCTCAATGGAGTCGACAAATCATGAACTGCAATTGCATAAGCAAGATCGAGATCAAACTGGCCAAACGCTACAGCGAAGAACTCGGCGTGGACGCTTCGGCCGACTGCCAATCGGCCGGATTCTCCATGTCTGACAATTCGATACGCGTGATCCACAAGACCGAGTTCAAGATCGTCGCGCAGGCGAAAGGATTCACGCGCGGAAAGCTGATTCCGGTCATTTCCAGCTACTGCCCGTTTTGCGGCAAGTCAACTGCCGAGGGAGCCAGCCATGGCTAAGAGGCAACTTGGAATCGCGCGCAGCAGCGTGCGCCTGGAATGGAGAATGCGCACTCATCCGTGGCTTGACATGAACACGCTCAAGCCGAAGTACAGCGTGCAGGCTTACGAGCCGAGTCTAAAGAAATGGGCGCATGTCTACGACGGCGGAACAAATAAGGCATTTTTCTTCGAGTCGTCTGAGGATGCCGCCGACTTCATCAAAGAAGTGAGGGAAGTCGACCATGCCGAATAACGACGCGCTGACGGTCGGCGAATGTCAGGTGATCAGCCGCGCAGCAGACGAGGCTCGACATTCCTGCCAGTACAAGCTTGCGGAAGAACTGGAAGCAATTCTCGCCCCCCATCCGAGCCAGCCGGAGCCGCGCTCCGAGGTGACGGATGACGACAAGCTCTGCGCAGAGCGCTATCGCTGGCTGCGGGAGCGAGCATGGTATGTCGATGCGGCTACGTACGCGCTTGAACTACGTGAGCGCTGGCGCAGCGGCAATGAGCCGCTGCCAGATGTAGACGAGGTGGAATGCGCCCTCGACGCCGCCCGCACCCAAGGGAGCAAATCGTGAGCGAGAACAGCAAAATCGAATGGTGCGACCACACGTTCAACCCGTGGGAAGGTTGCCAGAAGGTCGGTCCGGGATGCGACCACTGTTATGCCGAGGCGCGCAATGCGCGCTTTTCCGGCGGCACGGCGGTCAATTGGGGGCCCGGCGCGCCGCAGCGGCGCACGTCGCCCGCGAACTGGCGCAAGCCCATGAAGTGGAACCGCGACGGCGCGTTCTATGCAATCCACGGCCACCGACAGCGCGTGTTCTGCGCGTCGCTCGCCGACGTTTTCGACAACACTGTCGATCCGGCGTGGCGCGCGGACCTGTTCCGCCTGATCGCCGACACGCCAAACCTCGACTGGTTGTTGCTGACGAAGCGCATCGGCAACGTCGCGGCGATGCTACGCGAGATCGGAATCGACCGACTGCCGGATAACGTCTGGATCGGCGCGACGATCGTCAACCAGGAAGAGGCCGACCGCGACATCCCGAAGCTGCTCGCAGTACCCGCGCGCGTACGCTTCCTGTCGATGGAGCCGCTGCTTGGGTCGGTTGACCTGCGCTTCCACATCTACAGCGAGCCAACCGGCAACTTCCGCACGCACGGCGGCAAGCGCCAGTTCGAACTACGCCGACCAGCCGACGGCGGCCTACATTGGGTGATCGCCGGCGGCGAAAGCGGCCACGGCGCCCGCCCGATGCATCCCGACTGGGCTCGGTCGCTGCGCGACCAGTGCGCTGCCGCAGATGTGCCGTTCCTGTTCAAGCAATGGGGTGAACACTCTCTCGCCTACGACCGCGATCGGGACGATCCGGACTATCGTCGGTGCGATCGCATGGCTCGCCTACCCGGCCGCTGGATCAATCTGGCAGGCGGACACGGCTTCAATGGCGAACGCGTCCATTATGCAGAGCGCGTCGGCAAGAAAGCCGCCGGCCGGCTGCTCGACGGCCGCACGCACAACGAATTCCCGGAAGATCGATGAAAGAGCGTCCGATCTAGTTCAGCGGCCCGATGGAGCGCGCCAGCCTCGAAAACTGCGAGACTCAAGAAAGCACTACCGAGCCGTCGCATCATCTACCCGTCTTCGAGCCTCGTCTCTTCGGTACTCGATCGCCAGTTCGGACGTGATGGTCACGCCGGCCGGCAGCACACGAATCGGCGACTCGCGAAACAGCACCTCGCCGTCGCGCACGCGGACGATCGACATGCCGACCAGCACACGCGGGCCGAGCGCATCGCCCTCGCGCTCGATCGCCTCGATCTCAACGTCGTAGCCGCGGTACGTGAATCGCTCGAGCATAGCCGGCCTCAACCGTATCGCGCGAGCCACTCGACAGCGAACGAACGCGCCCGCTCGACGGCCGACTCTTCGGTTTCGTACGTCCCGAGATTCTTGAACGACGCTTCCGGGTTGTAGCCAATGTAGGTGAACGTCACCTGTGCGGCGAACTGACCGTCTTCAGTCGCGCGCGGCGTGCAGTCGACGTGATAGCCGCGAATCGTGAACAAATGCTGCATTTGAATGCGATCATGAAACGAACCGGGGCGATCGTAGCACTCCCGGATTTCATGAGTCTGACGGCGCAACGTGCGTGAGCGTCAGTGCTGGATTGAATTCACCGCAATCCACACTCGGGACGCTGTCTCGCCCGTCAAGACACGGGCAAACGCAGCACCGCACGTCGAGCACTCGTAGTGCTCTTCTCGACATTCGCCTTGGAACACGCCGGCGCCGACCATCGCGAGATGCGTCGGCTTGACCGTCGACGGTTGCCCATGCAGTTCAGTGCACTCGGCGCACAGCTTGATCGTCTCAAGTTCCACGGCCACCTCATCAATTTTTGAAACAAAACTGAAAGGAATCGTAGCATGACCGAACGCCTGATGACGCCGGCCGACCTCGCGATCGTCACCGGCAAAAAGCGATACACGAAACAAGCTGACTGGTTCAAAGCGACGTTCGGAATCAACGTCGTCACAGCCGCAAACGGAGCCGTCATCATGACTTGGTCAACATTCGAATCACTCCAAGCAAAAAGGGCCGGCCTCGTCGGGCATTCCGAAACTTCTACTGTTGAACTCTGCTTTGACTGATGGCTACCAATCGCAAGAAAGCGAAGTATCCGCGCGTGTACGCCAAGCATGGCGCGTGGTATTGGAGCGAGCCCGTTTCAGGACAATGGATTCGCCTGTGCAAACTGACCGACGACGAAACAAGGCTTGTCGAGCGACTGGCGGAAGAGCGGAAAAAACGCGAACGTCCAGAAGGATCTGGAGATATGCGTCCACTGATCGATCAGTACGTGCGTGAGAGCAAACTACTGCATAAGGAAAAGGCGTGGCCGAAGTATGGAGATTACGCCGGCAATGGATTTCGCAAGGTCAACGTCGCAGACGTGAAGCCAACGCACGTCCATAACTGGCTCAAGGTGAAATACGCCGGAAAACTACATATGCAGCGGGTCATGCGCGCATTCCTGTCTGGCTTCTTTCAATGGTGCGTCGACAAGGGGAAGCGGGATACGAATCCGTGCAGAGAAGTCAAGCTGAAGAAACCGAAACCGCGGCAAACCTACATCACCGACGCGCATTTTTCTGCAATCCGGAACGCAATGCTTGAGACTACGTACAAGCTGAACTCGGGGACGGACAGCGAGAAAGAAGTGGTAGCTGACGTACCCACCGGGCCTATGATGCAGTGCATCATCGATCTCTGCTACCTCACTGCGCAGCGTTCGACCGAGATCCGGACCCTGAAATGGTCAGACGTGGATCGCGAGGCCGGGGTAATTCATTTCGTCCCGAGCAAAACGGCGGACTCGAGCGGTGTACGGGTCGATTTCAAGATCACGCCCGAGATCAACGAAGTCTTGTTGCGGATTCAGCAAATTGATGGCCGGCCGACAATCGGTGATATGCCAGTCGTCCACACCCGGAAGGGGAAGATGTACGCTGCGAACACGATCCTGAAAGCGTGGAAAACAGCTGCCAAACGCGCCAACCTGTCGCACTTTGGATACACGGTGAAGGACATCCGAGCCAAAGCGCTCACCGATGGCGAACGTGCCGGGTATGACGTGAAGGCGCTCCAAATCGCCGCCGCGCACACCGACGAGAAGATGACTGAAACATACATCAAAAAGCGCAATGTGCCGGTGGCAGACCTGCGTCTAAGACTGCCAAAATCTGCTTGATCGTGTCTAATAAATGCTCGGCTGTTGCCCGCAAAGCCTCGTCGCTACGTGCTCATTTTTTGAGCAGAACATTAGACATAATCTGCCCTATGGCCTTTTCTGGCAAGGCTTACATAAATGTGCTAGCTGCTGATTTGGGATCAGAGGGTCGTAGGTTCGAATCCTATCGCTCCGACCACTTATCTACTTGATTTCATTAGAAAATCAAGCGAATCAATGACTTACGGACTGTATTGCCGGTGTACCTGACAAGTGTACCTAGTGATACAGTCCGGAGTTATGTCTGTGATTCCAAATACCCAGAAACGCGGAAACGTCTATTACTTCCGCCGCAAAGTCCCTGTAGACCTCCTCTCGCATTACTCCGTAAAAGTCATATTGGCGTCTCTCGGCACAACCGATTACGGGACGGCCAAGGCGCGCGCTGCTGAACTTACGGCAAAGACGAACCGGGAATTCTCCGAACTACGGGGTCACAAGTCCGCCGAATGGCAAGCGCCCACTCGATTCCACCTTCCCCGTAAGGAAGTGGAACACACAGAGGATTGGAAGCACGAATATTCAGCAAACCGCGAGCATCACAAGGCGGTAGACGCCGGGGAGCGCGTGGCTCGCGCGAATACAAACAAACTTCTACGGGTCTCCTCTTTGCCTCACGTGGACCAGCTTGCAATGTCGGCGTTCCTTGCCGCGTCCCACCCTGCTCCGCAAGCTAAGGCTGCCTCCTCTCGACGGGAAGTCACTCGCCTGGACGCGCCGGACCACATCAAGAATCTCCGCCACGTCGTACCGTCATGGACTCGCCGAAACTCCCCTAAACGGGAGTCTGTGGGGCAGGCATGGCGCGCCATCGAGCTATTTGAGGAGGCTTGCGGGACTGTTCCTCTACGCGCGCTCACCAAGGCGCACGGGGCTAAATTCGTCGCATTCTTGCTAGATACGGATGCGCGGGGCTTCGTCGCAAAGACGGCGGCTAATCACGCGGCGCTTATCACGGCGCTACTCAACGTCGCGGTAAAGGACGATCTTATCGACCGGAATCCGCTCGACCTGACTTTCGATAAGACGGTCGGCTCTAAGTCGCGGGAGCCGTGGACGGATGTGCAAATGCGCTCCATCTTTGGGAGCGCGCTATTCTCAAATGATATGGGAAGCGTGCCTGAGTGGGTATCTGTAAAGCCGGTAGACGGCCGGGCACTATTGATGATCCTGCTGCACACGGGGGCGCGTATCGGGGAGATAGCGCAATTGCGCCGCAGCGATTTCCTAATCCATGACGGTATTACAGCTATCCGGATCGCGGAGGAGGCAGGACGCGTCAAGACGGACTCATCCGAGCGCATTGTGCCGCTTGCCACGAACCTGTTAGCTGACCCCTGGTTCTCGTCCTGGTTAGCGGACGTAATGAGCGAGACGCGCCAGGACGCCGCCGCCCTTGTATCTATGTCCGGTCGCAAGAGGGGGCCATCCGATGCGGCTACGAAATGGTTCAAAGCATTCCGCGCGCACTTGGAACTGCCTTCCGGCCGCCTGCACGGCTCACACAAGTTCCGGCATTGGATACGCTCCGCAATGTCCGCCAGGGACGTGAGCGAAGCGACGGCGGACGCTATCACGGGTCATGCCGCCGAGGGATCGAGCGGACGCGTAAGCTACACGCACGTACCGCTACAGACCATGCTTGCGGCATTGGACCGCCTCACGTACCCCGCAATCGGGACGAAATAGCACCCAAATCAATGTGATTCTGTAATGGCCTGCGAGCAGTTAGCGCGGGCTTTTTGCTTGCCAAATATTAATAAGGAGTTCTGCTGAACGGATTGAACCGGGCTATCGTTGCCCGAGTAGCAGGCGTAGCCGCCGTGGCCGCCGCAACGATGATTGCGGGGTTTGAAGGATGGAAGAACGATGTATACGTGGACCCTGTAGGCCGCCTTGCGGTGTGCGCGGGTCACGATTCAACGGGGCCGGACGGGAAGCCTCTAAAGCTGGGTACGCGTTACACCGACGACGTATGCAGCTATCTGCTTGGGAAGGACATGGCGGCCGCACAGGCTGCAGTAGACCGCGCTGTTACTGTCCCCCTTTCCTACGGCGAACGAACGGCGTACACGTCGTTTGTGTACAACCTAGGGGCGGGCAATTTCCGATCAAGCACGATGCTCCGGAAGTTGAACGCGGGCGATCACGTCGGCGCATGCCACGAGCTACCCCGCTGGAACAAAGGGACGATCAACGGGAGGAAGACTGCTCTTCCGGGCCTAGTGAAGCGCCGGGACAGGGAACAGGCAGCGTGTCTGAGCGAGTTGTCACCGTAGATTCCGGTTCGTACTTGTTGAGTACGCGTAGTACCCGGTCGAGTTCCGCATCTATCTTTCTGAGGCGTTCGCGTATTGCAGCAGAGCGCGTCGCTTGCTGCAATTCCAGGACTTCGGTCTGTGCAGTAAGCACGTGCAATTTCGCCACACGCAAATCAATGTCGTCCATAGCGTCACCATGTCAACAGGTGACTTCACTATAGATCATTCCACGCCGATATCCGCGCCAATCTCCCGCATCTTGTCGTATACGCGGTGCAGTTCTTCGTCTGTGAGCGCAAGCCGCGCAGCGGCGTAGAAAAGACGGTCCTCTCCCATGACACGCGGAGACTCTCCGCCCGTGTATTTGCGCCACTGCTGTCCGCCCGCCAGCGCGAACAGGTCGGCCATTTCCTCACTGGTCTTATTCAACGAGTCTTTGAGTTTGCGGAGGTCGGCGGCGGAAGGTGGGGAGTAGCGCATAGAGAAAGGCCCGCTTGCGCGGGCCAGATGTTTAGTGGACGAGCAGTTTTGCGAAACCTGCTACGGCCCCGATAGAAGCGGCCAGTGTAGCGAAGCCCGCTACGAAGGGCATCAAGAACGTTTCCCGCTTGAACTTGCCTGCCTCTGCGTTCAGCTTCTGAGTCTCCGCCATCAGCTTCGCAATTTCAGCCTCAGTCTTGAGAATGTCCACGGTCTTTTCCAATTCAATCGTCCTCTAGGGGTTGTCGGGTTACGCGGGTGCGTCGCCCATGTCCATAATACTAGCCCCTTTTGGATCACTTCGCAAGCTATTTCTTTACCGGCTCGATACCCCAGCACTGCCCCGCGCGCTCGTACTCCGGAATCGCCTCGGGGTTGTGCTTGCACTTGTTGATGGTATCTAAAGCCTTCTCGTAATGCCACATCAGAAAGTCTACGACGTGATCGAAATACGCCTGCTGCGCGGCACTGTCGGGAGTCTGACAGTCCGCCCCCATATGGGCCGGATCGACGGTCGGAGGCACGGCCATCGTTTCCGCGTTGAACGCCCCCACAGACCTAGCGATGTTGTTAAAGGCTTCGACGGCGGTCTGGGAATCCGTCCGGCTAGGCAGGCATGACCCCAAGGCGAGCGGAACGAACACCACGTTCCCTTTCATGTACTCGCGGTCGCTGTACACCTGAATGTCATGCCGAAACTGCGCAACCATCGCAGCTTTCTCCGGCGTATCGATGTACCCGCGCATGTCGTCAAACTGGAAGTTCACTAACGTCCACGTTGAAATGTTGACGTTAGCCGCCGATATCTCTGCGTTCGTAGGGCCTACTCCATTGTTCTCGCTCATAACGATGTCGTGCAGCTTCGATCCGTTGATGATGCCGGGATACACGCCGATGTCTGCACCACGGGCCTTGAATGCGTCCTGCAAGCGGGTGATCGTGTCTTGCGAATCCGGAGTAACCGGAGACGAGGCCGCAATATCCGCCGCAGCCATCATGCGGGCTTTATTGGTAGGTGATACGAGAGGCGCGCCGGAGTACGTAAGCTTGATTGCAGGCCCAGATGCAGCCGGGGAATCATCGCCGCCCCCGCAAGCGGCAAGAGTCAATGCGAGCAAAACAGCGGCCGTAGTTTGTTTGATCATTCTCGGAATCTCAGGTTTAGTTGTTTTGTACAGCAACCCCGACGCACAGTTTACATCGATCTTTCCAGTTTGAAAGCTAGAACCACGCGTAGACCGATTCGCGAACCACGCCGATATCGAGCGAGCCGTAGCTGGGAAACTCTGGAAGTCCTGCTCTCTGCGCGTCTGTGAGCGCTGCGGTAACGTCATCCGCCCAACGTCGCAGCAGGTCCGGCGACATAAGCGCTATGAACTGCTCCCGCGTGCTGCGGAAAACCTCTCCGCACTGTACGAAGGGTGCGCCGAACGAGTCGTGAATCATCCAGAAGTTGCGGACACCGCGCGCGTACAGATCGTTGACGACGTAGGCCATATGCGACGCGTCTACGCCGTGAACGAAGTTGGGGGCGACCCCGGCGCGTTGGTCGTTCTTGCTGAGGTCGCCCGTGTCCACTGTGAACCGTCGTTGCTTACGGCTTTCGGGGCCGCCGATCTGGGTCTCTAACGGAACGGATCGAGTACACGTCCGCGCCTGCTCCACACGCAGCCCCGCAGGCGTTCGCCACACTAGGGGCATACCCGCCGCCGTCATCACGTCCGACACGGCCTGTAGGTAAGCCATCGCATTGAGCATCCCCGGAGCGACATCGCTGAAGCACGCGTTGATTTGTGCCGCGAGCCACATCGATTCCGCCTCCGGCGCGCCCGTCTTGTTCTGCACTTGCTCGCCAAACGTGTAGGTTCCCGCGCTGTACACCTTCGTCATACTCGGAGCCTTCAACAAATCACGGTCGATCGACTTCTCGGCCCAGAATTGCAAGCGTGCCATCGTCGCCGCGTCGGCGTGATCGACAAGGCCACACAGGCGCTTCGATAAGGCGTCCGCCATCCGCCCGTAATAGTCATCACCGCGCGGAGCAGGAACCAGATTCACCATAGCGCCCGCCGACGCATCGCGAGTCATCCCGGCGAGCATTTGCACTCCGCTACAGCTTCCGTCCAATGCGCCCGCAAGGCGGCTCCGGAACGCGTCCCCCTCCTCCCTGTACCCTACCCACTCGAAGCATGCGGCGAGAAATTGCCACGGCTTGTCCGCCTTCATCCATTCCATGTTGTTTCGCGGGTCGGCCGCGACGCGAAGAATCATAGATTCCTGGCTTAGGGTCCACGCCTCACGCTCGTCCGGCGTCCTATGAACCTTCTTGCCGCCCACAGTTACCTTGTCCTCTCCAGCGAGATTGCATAGGTGGATTGCGAGCCACTTCCCGCCGTCGCGCCCCAGTGACGTCCCGTCCGCAAACTCCAGACAGCCCTTACACAGGTCTGCGCCTTGCGGGCTAATTAGGCTCGTCGCGGGATACATCCGGCCGCGCCAATCGAGATTCCACGGGAAGTAAAACGCATCCTCGTTCACTAGCTCCGCAAATGCCGACAAGGTAAGCGCGCTGCGGATCGTCTTGGCGCGCCGCATCGATTCCGGCGTGTCGTGCCGTGTCTCGATGTACCGGCCGTTAATCACAGCCCCGCCCATGTCCTCTGCATTTGTTCGGAACGTCTGTGCGACCTCCAGCACACGTCGATTCACGCGGAACCTTGTGGCCTGCAACGCGTTCAATGCGGAGACGATCACCTCAGATTCGATCGGACGCCGAGTACCGCGAACGGCCGGGATTTGATCGTGCAGGTATCCGCCATGCGTCGAGAATGTCGTCCACGGCACGGGCGGAACAAGCATCGGGCGGCGCTCTGCGAAGTCTGCGACAAGCCCCCCCTCTGCAACCTCATCCAGAAACTTCCCGGTCAAGTGGTAGGTGTTGGGCTTCCGTACCTTGCTCATCATCTTCGTTTCGCCGGTTCGCTCCTCAAGCCAACCGGTAGACGCGCAGAAGTGATCCAGTAGCAGCAGGGCTGCGCGCTCGTAACCCAGTTCGCCATACTCCGGCGCACCTCCCGTCAGATTGCGGAGGCGGCCCGCCAACGCGCCGGCGAGCGTCTGCACGCTCAGGGGTCTATCCGGGTCAGCCATCCGGCCCAGCATGCCGCAAATCGCGTCCCAAACTGCATTCGCCTGGGCGACGACATCGACGGCGTTGAGGGGGTTGTACTTACCGCCCTTGTGCTCGATCTTGGAGACCTTCCGCTTGGTCTGCTTGGCGGTATCCAGCGCGGTACGGAACGCGTCTAGCCCCGCGTTGAGGGCGGCCCGGTTCGCAAGGCTCGCGTCGTCAGTCGTGCGGCGGTTGCTCTGTGCCTCTCGGCAAAGTTGTTTGATTACTAGTCCCGCGTGGCCTTGATCTTGTAGCTTCTCGGCGTGCTTTCGCGCGTAAGGTCGCACTTCGGGGATGTGATTTAGCGATATTGCTACAGCCTTGCTGCGAAGGCTCTGGTAATCAGCAATCGAGCGCATCAACTCCTTATAGGCGTGACAAGGCCGCCACCTAACCACTAGGTGGCGGCAAAATGCTACCCCTCGGGTTAAGCACCCGAAAGAATCACTAGTTTATTTGACGCCGGGCTCTGCAGTGTTAGACTGTAGGCGTCGTCCCAGCGCTAGCGCATGCTCTCAATGAACGCTAGGAGCGCATACGTCATCGCACGGACGATGTTGAGGATTACCTTGTGATTGATGCTCATGAGCAATTGTCCTTAAAAGGGTGCGGCGGGTCGTCCGGTTTCTCAGGCCAACGATGACCCGCCGCTTTCTTTTTGCAAAGCCGGGTGACCTTGCTGGACTAAATGCTAGCGCGCATCAATGCGTTCTCCAATGATAAAATTTTGGTCGCTTTCTATTGACTCGCGCGAAACGCCGACGCGACAAGGCCAGACAGCTGAAAAGTGCAGCAAACGTCAAAAACACCAAAACGAGTCAAAACTACGTGTACCGATTCCACTTACCGTTTAAACGGCTCAGGTGAATTCGTAGTAATCCGCCTCAAGCTCCCGCACAAGCCGATTCACGTCCGCCTGTGGGAGGTAGTCCTGCGCCTCAATGATTCGCTGTGCAGCGCGTTCCGGGTTATGGGTCTCAAGAGCGGAAGCGGCCAGATCGTAGAACGCGTTGTAGGCCGCTTGGTTGATGCAAGCTTGAATGACGCTCAAGCCGTGCCCGCGTCCGCTTCGAGGGCATCCAGTAGAACGCCTGTAGCAGCATTCAGCACTGCCCCAATGGCGCGCATTACTTCGTCTTCCCGCGCGCGCTCTATTGCGGCACCAATCTTCTCCACGACAGTCGGATACTTCTCCGCGAATTCTGCAAGTCGTCTCTCAGCCTCGTCACTACATTCCGGGAATGCACCCAGGAGGGCCGCCACGCTGACGAATTGCTCGATGGTCTTCTGATTCAAATTCTCTTCCTCGTAATAGGCAGGGTCACACAGCACCCGAAATCGTGTAATGGCGCGGCATCTTGTCCTTATGCATCTCTTGTAGACGCTTCACATGCTGTGTCATCTCCGCGATGAACTTGGGGTATCCGCTGTTGTAGTCACGGTCGTCAATCAGCGTTCCTGCTGCGTCTGCATCGACAACAATCGCGAGGCATGCCAGCGCATGCGCAAGGTCAGGCAATCCGCTATCCGGGTCACACGGGCGACCTGAAAACCAGCCGAACAGATGCCGGATTGCAGCGTCGTAGTAGATCGAAGCGCGAACCGGCGACGCTCTATAGTTTCCGCGTCCGTACTTCAACGCCCCATCTTGCAAGCCCAGCGCACCCATTACCGTAGCCGTGTGCGGCCACAGATGCATTGGGACCTTGCTGCTACCGATGGAGTCTTTCGGGTTAGGATTCTTGGGCCTGCTGTCAGGCGCTACCGAGATGCCCGCGAAATAAGTGCGCCCGTTGGCTGCTGCCGTAGTCTTAACGCCGTCCATACTTCCTCCTCATCTTTCTCAGCTTCTTCGCAAGGCGCTTCTCGAATCGCTCCGGATCAATCGCGCCCTGCTCCTGCATCACCAAAAGAAAAGCCGCCAAATCGGCGGCCTCGTCTGTCAGTTCCCGTCTGCCCCAATCACTCCGGGCGTTCTTCATCGCGGCTTGCGTGAACTCCGCCGCTTCCTCTGCTGCGTGAATAAGTAAGGGCTTCATCGGTGTAGGCATGGAATCCACGCAACCACTCGCTACGTGCGAGCGTGCCGCGATCAAAAGGAACGTCCGCAACGTCGAATCCCTCCGACGCTGCGATACGCCCTCATTGGTAGAAAGTCGGAATCAGGCGCGCGACCAAGACGTATCCGGAACTTCTACCTTGTCAGCCCGCACTGGCATAACAACGCCAACAAAGTCCGGATACTTCGGAATCGTCACGCGTGCGGGCCCGTCGCCGTTGTGTTCGACGTAGCTGAATTTGTGCCCCAGAAGCTCCGCAGCCTTAGCCATGTCGGCAAGGTACGCGGGGTTGTACTGAGCAAGCTTCCCGCTCGTTGTTTCCGGAATCACGCGGCGGTAATCCGGGAAAACGCCCTCGACCGCCTGGAAAATTGCGACGCCAAAGCCGCCTGTCGCTCGATACTCGCCGCTGTCGTTAGGCCCCTCGATCGCAATCGGATGCTTCAATGCAGCCTTGGATACTTTCATGGACTCAACCGTGGCGCGCGGAATGATGAACCGCGTGCGGGGCGTAACGTCAACGTTCTCCGCCGAAACCCGAACAACGGCCGCCCTATGTCCGTCCGTCGCAATAACGCGCGTTTCTTTCTCGTGCGCTTCGATACAAATGCCGTTGAGGTAGTAACGGATATCGTTCTTTGCGGCATGCAACAACGCAGCCTTAAGCGCTGCGCCGGTAACGTGTACGATCAATAGAGTTCCTTATGAGACGAGAAGGTTTGCCTTGTGCTGCTTCGAATTGACCGTGAGACGACCACGGCTCCACGCGCCGCACGCTTGGCAGTGATAGCGCGGGTACTGTCCGACTTGCGTATAACGGAGACCCTTCCGGCGAACGTGCGTGCTACCGCAGTGCGAGCACTTCGGTCCGTCGCCTATCGCGCTGTCGTAGTTGCCCACGTTCGGGTGCCCTTGCATCCACGGGCGAAGAACTAGATAAAGCTCCTCCAGAGAAAGCACGTCCTCGACGTTGTATTCCTTCATCTCGGCCCATGCTTCCAGATTGCCCTTGAGACATTCCCGCCAGAGTTCGAAGCCGGGGAACTTCGCGTGTTTCTTCTTCTTGTGCTTCTTGCAAAGCTTCTCCGTAAGCCACTCCAGCTTGTTCGACGTGAACCCGAAATGCTTCCGGGCCTCGACCAGCGTATCGACTACCTTGAATGGGGATGGCGGCGGCATCCCAAGCAGCAGGAAGCGCGCTTGAATCTTCTTGGCGTCGAACTTGATGCCGTTCTGTGCGACGACGATATCGGCTTGGTCCAGCAGTCGCCAGAGCTTTCGGACGATGCGGCGGTCGTCCTCCTTGTTCCGCTGTCGGCTCGTGTCGTGATAGATCACGCGCGGATCGTCCAGCCACTTCGCGCAGAACGACAAGATGCACCATTCGCTGTGAATCTGGCCCAGGGACACGTTTTGTTTCCAAAGTGACCACACGTAAGCGAGGATCGGAGACGTTTCGATGTCCAAGGACAGGATGCGGGGCTTCTTCACTTACCGGCCCCTGCTTTCTTCTCCTTCCGTCGCTTCGCTGCCTTCTTCTTCGCGGCCTCCTTCTTCTCCTCCGGTGTCTTGTGCAGCGGATGGAACACGAATGACGGGAAAAGCTGGTAATGCTCAATGTAGTCGGCGCACTTCCGCAGGAACGTAGGAACCGGAACGCCGCCGCCAACACGCCCCGCCCAGTTCTCGACACGGCCCAGCACTGCATTAACCCAGCGAGGGAGCGCAGCTCGCATCATCCCGGATTTGTGGCAGTGGTCGGCTACGATATCGTCGGTGAGATGCCAACCGGTAATCGGGCATCGATTGCCCTGTGCTTTCCGCAACTGCTCGCGGTAGTCTGCCAAGTCACCCTTGGACAATTTTTTGAAGGTCATTCAACTCCTGTGTTACGCGCGCTTCTAGGCGCTCCAGAGCGCGCTTGATGTGGGGGCAGTCGGGGAAGGCTTCCGCGACGTTCGCGATACTCGCTTGGGCGTCTGTACGCAGCCATAGGAGGCCCGCTTGCTCTACGAGGGCATCAGCCCATGTCGCGCCGTAATGATCGGCGTAGGCGGTCTGTACGCGGTCGTATGCATCCTCTTTGTTGGCAACTCCTGCGAGGTACTTCACGGCTCGGGCGTCGCCGCATTGCTGGCCGAACAGCAACGGTAGTCCGGGGATGTTGTCGGCCGTGTCCCCCTGGAGAAGTTGCAGATAGAACCACTTTTCGCCGTACTGCAATCCATCCGTGCCGCTCACGTCGAACGCGCCACGCGGGACGGTCGTTAGCTCCCACGACATCCAATTGACGTGTAGGCCCGGAAGCATCCGCATGTCCTTGTCCCGCGTCGAAATGGCGATGTCCGACAGGTGCGAGCAATGGGCCATGCCGTCATCGGCCTCCCGCGTTACCCAGACTTTCGGGCGGAAGTTCGGTCCCTCGTAATGCTCCAGGACTTCACGAAGGAACTGCCAGTTGCGCGGCTTGCGTTTATGGCGTTGTCCTTGGTAAGGCTTCACGGTCGCGATGAGAAACCGGTGCGCCTTCGTGCAGCCACTCGCAGACAGGTGAACGACTACCGATTCCGATCCCGTGCGGAGGCGCGTTGTCTCAATGCGGTCGAATGCGTTGCGGCGTGCCATCCCCGGCTGTGTGTCGTCGCCCCCCGCTGCGAAGTAGGCTAGATAGTCGCCGTCGAGGTGGAGGACACGCCCCGGCTCGATAGGCGGGAACGTCCCCGCACCGAACTGGGGACATGCCTCCGCCGCACGCGCTATCTTTGCGCGTAGAGCCTCGTTCAACTAATCCACCCCGCACCTGTCACGATGCGCTGTACCTGTGACTTGCTGACTTTGTATTGCGCAGCAATCTCCTTTTGCGTATGCCCTGCCGTGTAGAGGGCGCGGATACCTTCTACGTCATCACGCCGCAGTTTGGCGCAACCGTGTTGCTCCCCGGCCTTCCGCCTCAGCCGGGCTGTTGGGTGCACCCGCCCCTTGCGCATGGCGTCTACATAATTGTCCGAACTACTACCCCAGCGAAGATGTTGCGGGTTGATGCAGCGCGGGTTATCGCAGGCGTGCATAGCAACACGCCCGCCGGGTTCCTCTCCAGTTACAAGGATCAGCACCTTCACATGCGCGCCTACGGTCCTACCCTTGTATGAGTAAGACCCGTACCCGGCACTATTCCCGCGCTGCCCGTGGTCAACGCACGGCGTCAACCCATCGACGCCAGCGGGTCGGCTGCTGCTTCGTTCTCCGGCGTACCGCGTTCCGGCGTCTCTGCGTCCGGGAGGTCCGGCTCTTGACCGCCAGCCGCGACCACTGCTGCAAGCGCGTGCGCCTTCCAGTTCTTCGCGGACGTGATCTTTTCTTGGATCACGTTCTTCGAACGGGCCTTCGAAATGACTTCGCCGGTCTTTTCGTCCTTGCGCTCCGGGTACTCGCCGTCAATGTAGATCGTGTCCCACATTTCCTTGTCGGCAACATCCCAGATAAACGCCTTCACATCCGTGATTGCGGCTGCGACCTCGACCAGGACCGGCTTACCCGTCAGCGGATCTTGAACCGTCGTACCCTTCACGTTGTAGCCGTTCGGGCCGCGCAGATTCGCGTATGTTTTCTTGCCGTCCTTGCTCTTGCGATGGAACACTTCCACGATGAACGGCTTACCCAGCAGTTCAGCCATGTGCGTAGCCGTGCCGCCGTGTGCCGCGTTCATCGACGCAAACAGCTTGAAGAAATGCGCCTTCTCGCTAAAGCTCAGGGTCTCTTGAGCCGTGATGCGAACAGGGATCAGCGTACCGTCGTCCAGCTTACGCGGCTCATGGTTCGGGCCACTCAGTTCAAAGACCAGATCGACCTTTTCGCGGTCGCGCTTCTTGCCTTCGAATTCTTCCTCATGCGTGCCAAGCTCGAAGTAACCGACCAGACGCGCGCGGGCGATACCCGCAGCCGGGGGCGTGTACTCGCCGCCCGCTTGAGCCTCATTCATGTTCGGGCCGGTTTTCTTTGCTTCTGCAATTTTCGCTTTGAGGTCGTAAGTCAAGTGTATAGAATTCCTTAATGTCAATGAATGAAAGACGGCGTGTAACCGCCCATGTACTGCTGACGCAGTTCAACGCGAAGTTGCTCCGCGCGTTCTTCGAAGCTGCCCGTAAAGGCGTTCTCCTCCATCATGTTGTCGCCGTGTACAGTGACACTCGGAACGGGAACAGGAATCTTCCAGCCGAAATACCACTCAATGAAGTCCGACGCGGCGAGCATGCAGGCATGAAGGAGCGCGCTCGATTCGAACAGGACAGACTTGTGTGCGTCCTTGTAGAGCGCGTCGTGAACCTGATTGACGAGGAGTGCGAGGCCGTTGAAATTCTTCCGAGCGTAGAACGCGCGAATCGCGAGCCACATCGCTGCCTTGGCCCATTCGCCGCCCGTACCCTGAACCTCGTAGTTCGCAATCTCAGTCGGGCTGAATGACTGCGGCATCCCGCCTTGCTGAACCAACCACTTCGGCGCGGGAGACTCGCGGTAGCTGTACACCTTGTTGTCCGGTGTGATGCTGTAGCCCTTGCCAAGCTGGCACATCAAGCCTTTTACGTCCGGGTGCGGCTGGATGTTGTTGGTCGGTCGGCGGGACTTCTTGATGCGCTCCGTCTTTGCCGCGTTGTACGCAGACAGTTCCGGATAGCGTGCTTCCTCAGCCTTGATAAGTGCTTGGACATCCTCCAGAAGCATCCCTGTAGAGGCCGCGATACCCGCCGCCCCCGCTCCATAGGCACGCTGGAAACTGAACTCCTTCGCGCCCTTCCGCTTCTTTTCCCACTCAGGAAGCGGGGCAACGCCTCGCGACGGGTCGCCCTTGCATTTCAGTACGGCGTCCTCGTAGGTGATGCCCTCTTTCTGCGACACGCGCACACAGTGCATGTCCAGGCCCGCACGCAAATCCTCGATAAGCTGTTTGCAGCCCGAGAGGATCGCTTGAATAAAGATTTCCAGCGACGTAAAGTCAGATTGAACGACCTGACCATCTGCAAGCCAACGGGATACGAATACGCTCTTAACCTGCGACTTACCCGCGCCCGACACGTTCTGTAGATTCGGGTCTTGCTCCGAAAACCGGGCCGTGACGGTTGATGTGTGGTTAATCTTCTGGTGGATGATTCCGTCATCACCCACAAGCGTCAGCATCCCCTTCTGTACGCCCGTCTTTTCGTCCGTGGTTACGTAGTACGTCCCCAGGTCTTTCCCCAGCTTCGCAACGTTCGCAAGCGTCTTGAGGAATGGGATATCCCGGTTCCCCAGCGCTTCGATAACATCGCTCGATACGCTGTACAGCCCCGGCGTGCTGCTGGCCCAAATCTCGTCCGGCGTCGTGTAACCAGGGAACTTGTAGAAGAAGTCCCGGATAGCCGTCTTAGGCCCTCGCTCAAGGTCAGGAACCTTGATCTTCTTGGTCTTGGGTTCGCCCTTGTTCTTCCCGCCTGCGAATCGCGCAACCTGCGATAACGGAACCGTCCACTTTCCGGACTCGTCGTCATAGTGGCCCAACTCGCGGTCCAGTTCGGTAGCTGGTTCGTCAACCTGAACGAATGCCCCGGCTGCGTACGCAACGTCCCACCTGCCGCACTCCATCGTCGTCCCATCGACAAGGAGGTAATGCGTCTCCTCTTTCGAGAAGTATTGGAGGTTGCCCGCGTCGTCTAGCGTTTCCGTCCGCTTCTGATACTTCACCGTACCGCCGAAAATCAGCGGGGACAGGTGATAGCGGTTCGACCAGTTGAAATCAAAGGGGCAGTCATCCGGCAGGTACGCGCGAAGCTCCGCCGTAATCGCCGTCAAGCGCTCCTCAAGCTCCGCAGCGAGACGCAGACCAAGCGCCTTGTCAACGTACATCCCGTTGCGTTCCATTTCGACGGTACACAACAGGCTCCCCATGTTGAGGAGGATCGACTTCACCTGCCCGGACTTACGGGCCTTCGCAAGCTGACCAAGGAAAATCTTTTCCGTGTTGCCGATGTCGCCTAGACCGGACTCGTCACCGCAGAGATATCGAAGGATCAAATCCTTATCGATGTCCGGCGTATCTACGCCAGCCTCCCACAGCGCCTTGACCTCATCGATTTTCACGTTGCCGCCGTAGGACACCACCATCTCGTCCATAGACAGCATGTGCGATGTCGGCTCCATGCCGCGCAACAGGTATTCCGCAAGCTGGCAGTCCCAGACGTTGCCGCCGCGCGCTACAAACTCCATCCAGGCATCAAGGTTTTGCGGCTCACGGAGCGCATGCAACAGGTCAAACTTGATGTTGACACCGACAAGCAGCGTCGTTTCCTTGAGGAGCTTCGTGAACCAATCGAACGGACGCGGGCCGCGTCCGAAGTAATCCGCCATGACATCTCCGCCCTTGCGCTTCCAGCCGGAGACCACAACGAAATTTTCAGGGAGGAACGGAGACGCCTTGCGCTTCATGTAGGCTTTAATCGTGGTCTCCGTGTCCCACACGCAATACGTTATGTCAGCCCTCCTTCGTCAGTGTCCTGTATCGATCCATGAATGCCGCTTGCGCGACGGCCGGAGAGAACGCCAAGGAAGAATCAAATCCCTCTGAGGCGATAGGGATACCGTCCGTCCATTGCCAAGCAAGCGCGTCCGTAACTCGGTAACTCTCAGCGGGTTCGGGCATCATCCATCGGCGCTCCGTAACAAGTGCTGTCAGGTCCGCCGCTTTGATCGAAGGATGCAGCGGGAACGGCAAGCCGAATCGCTCCAAGATCGCACGTTCTACGCGATGTTCGATTGCTTTGTAGTCCGGCAGAAGTTGCTTAAGCGGGCTGGAGACATCGCCTAAGTACGCCTCCGCTGCGTCGTGAAGAAGGCCTTGCAGAGCGTATTGCGGAGGCACCAGATACGACACAAGCACGCTATGCTGCGCAACGCTGTAGAACTGCTTGGTATGCCCCGTGAATCGACAGATGCGCGACAGTGCAGTAGCGATGTCCTCGATTACGATGCTTTCCGGATCGGGCGACAGGAATTCGAAGTAACGCCCGCTCGCCGTGAGGATTTGCGGCGGAATCACTTAGTTTTACCGTAAATGAACGCGATGATGCGCTGAGCTTGGACGATTGCGGTAGGTACGTCGCAACCCTTCTCTAGCAGCTTGAAGACGATCTTCGCGCGCATTTCTTCCGGCGTGTAGGCGGCGGGCTTGGGCGGCCCAGGCAACAGGCGCGGCATCAATCAGCACCTCCAAGTTCACGAACACGGGCAATTAGCGCGAGCACAATACGAGGGCTCTCGGATTCGTCGCCGTAGATTCCGTCTAACCCTACGTCCTGCTCGTCCTCGCAGTGTTGGCAAATCTCCTCAAGCTCTACGAGCGCGTGTCCGTTATAAAGACGCGGCATTACATATCCTCCGGATGACGGAAGCCGATGAAAACGGGATGTCGCGGTGCGTCTACCGTTCCGTGGTCGAAGTGCTTGAACTTGACCATCTTCCCGAACAAGCTTGGATGGTTGGCCCAATAGTCCGCACGCTGCGCGGCTGTGAATCCAGTGCCGATGTTGAACACGATGCCCCTTTCGTTCTTCACGACGAGAGCACCAAGCGTTCCCTTACCGTGCAAGCCCGCCTTCGACGTACTGCGTTCGGTTCGGCCTGTCGCGTCCCGCTTCGCCTCGTTCGCGTTGTGCATTTCTTCCTCGAAGCCGATCACGATAGCTTCCGCATCCGTGAACCGCTTCACCTTGACGAGTCCGCCCTCGCGCTCCGTGCTGCGCCCGAACTTGTACCGCCCGCAATGGTCACGGATCATCATTCCTTCGTAGCCGTCAGCGAGCCATCGCGCCTCGTTCGTATCAAGGTGCGCGAGTGAGGTGCAGAGGACTTGCGGGGCCGCGCGGATATCGACTTCCGGGTAGCGGTCGTAAAACTGCACAATACGATCCTCCACAACGTCGCTACGCTGCCAGAACTCAATGTGCGCCTGCGCCGGGTGAAACCAATCGAACACATGGAACGTGAAATCCGGCGCAGCCGCCTTGGACATAACGGCCATGCTGTTCTGCATGCAATTCGCATCGGTCGGGGAACCCACCGTAAGCTCACCGTCCAGCCCCTCCAGGAGGTTCGCGTAAGCCTTGGCGAACTCCTGCACTACTGGATTCGGGATCGGCTTGAGCGAGCGGCTATAGGCCACACCGCCGAAGAACACGCAACGAATACCGTCAATCTTGGGCGAAGCCCATACCGGGAACTTGATAAGTTCCGGCTTGGTGAGCGTCGCTGCGAGATTGGGTTTAAAGCCGTACGGAACTCCGCTCAACGCTGCGGCCCTTCATGAACGACATCCGGGCTTTCAAGCCAGAACCGCAACACCTTCCCGCCACGCGGGCACTTTCGCACAGCGTCATACCTTCGCGAGTAGATCGGTGCGCCTTTGTCGCCCACATATGCAGGCTCACCGCGTTCATTCACGACGACGTACACGGCGTCATAGAGAGGTCGTGTCATGCTTCTCCGTAAGTTGTTGGATCATTTCCCAGACAAGGAACCCAGTGCCGCCCACCATCCAGGGCAGTTGAATCACTAGGCATATACTGCCGATGAGATCGGCTAGGCCAGACAAAGCCATTCGCGGGCGCGCTGGAACTTCGGCGCGAACCACTCCAGGAACGGGCCTAGCCATTGGGGAAGCTCGTAGAAGTCGTCCTGGTCAACGATTTGCGTCCAGTGGCGGTACTTCTCGTACCAACTACCAAACACCGGGTACATGGTTTCAACCTCGATACCTGCGGGACAGGCAACTGGACGGAGAATCCGCACCGGGGTCCAGCGAGAAAGGATATGTAGCGGTTGTGTGCGGATGTCTGCGTCTTCCTTGATTTGCGTTCGGATAACGCCGTATCTCACTTAATCTCCAGGTCGATCACTTCACCGCCCAATGCTTGCGCGAGGTCGCCGCATTTCGCAGCGATAACTTCGTCCTCCTCGACTCCGCGCACGTAACTCCCTTCCTCGTACTGCACCGTTACGAAAATCTTCACTTCTCTCATGCGGTCTCCACAGGCATAAGCAGGCGGCCGCGTTCGCCGTCGAACATGACTTCTGCTTGGGGTGATTGGGGCGCACCTTGGCGGCGCAGCTTGTTTTTCGTCATGCCGATCCAGCGTGACGACGCATAGAACGGGTCGTTGACAGCGCCGAGCGTGATGATTGCGTCCGCTGCGCCCTGCTTGCCGGTCTTGCTGTCCTTGAGCATAGGTAGCGTCGGGAACTGCATCCCATCGCCGTCCGCTGAGATTTGCGACGTAGCGATAATCGGTGTGTCGTACTTCACCGCCATAAGCCGCGCCCACTGGTATTGCGCCTCTAGAAGCTGGTCGGTACGCTGTCCGCCGTTCAACGCCTGCCCGCCAAACTTGATGTTGTCCACCATGTCCATGACGACGAGACCAGGAGGACAGCGGCGCATGATGTCCTCAACTTCGTAGTTCCAGAAGTCATGAACGTCCATGATGCGGATACGATCGACGCCGCCAACAGCGTCCGCGTATCGGTCCTTGAGCGTGCCGTTATTCGACATGCGGATAAGGTCCGCCATCGTCGCGTTAAGCGCGCTCTGGTAGGTACGTTGGACGATGCGCTTACCCGGACCTTCGTTGTTCATCCACAGGACATGACGCCCGCTGTTCAATCCGTAGTAGGCGTCGAATTGCTCCGCCATGTAGGTAATTTCGGACGAAATTTCCGTCGTCTTACCTTTGTCCGGCCGCCCAGCAAGTACGATGAAGTCGCCGCCGCGCAACGGGCGCATTACCGTGTTTAGGCAGTCAAGCCGCCAATGCAGTCCTCTATCGTCCTTGTCGTCCAGCAGGATCGAATCGATATCCTCAGACACCCAGGGAACGCGCACCTTGCGATTCGTGTTTTGCTCGAACCGTTCAATCTCGTCCCGAAGCGTCACGTAGAGGTCAATCTCATCGCCGTTGTTGTATTTTTCAATCAGCGAAGTAACGCGGTTCGCGGTCTCTGCCGCTACTAGGCGCTCCATGATCCCAACCTCTAGCGACGGGTCGCAATCCTCGTTGAGGACACGCCCCAGCAGTGCGCGGTAGAGCGCTAGCTGTTCCTGCGTTAGTGACGGATGCGCGAACGTACCGAACCACAACATGAACGGCTCAAGCTCGATGCGTTGCTGGTCCGGAAACTCCGTGAAGAACTTCCCGTAGTCGCCCAGGATGACGACAGACTTTGATTCCAGTGCTGCGGTTGGTACTGCTTTCGCCAGCCTCTCGTAACGCTCGCGGTACTTGAGAAGCTGGAGGAGTGTTACCTCAATGCTCAAGCGTTAGCGCCACCATTCAACGCGTTCGCGATCTTTCTGGCGTCCTTCACTTCGAAGCATTCGCAGACGCTTTTGAACTCACCTTTCGGCCATTCAAGAGGCTTTGACGTATCGACAACGGTAGCCACAAAGCAACAATGGCCGGACTGAGACGTGGTAACTACTTGGTAGCGCGGCGCGCTATTAGACATGCGATTTCCTCCCGCTGTAAAAGCTTTGGGTCTTTGCTCGAAACTACGTTGCGCGCGGCGATGCCGTATGCCCGTAGCTGCTTGATAATCTTTGCTGCGTTCGTCTGGCCTGCCTTGTCTGGGTCCAGCCACACAGCTACGGGCTTACCGGATCGAATCAACTCCGCCGCGATCCAGTCGGATATCTTCGTCCCCAGCAGGCACCATCCCGCTACGCCGCCGCGAGTCGCGACCTTGTACGCCGATAGCAAATCCTCGGTCAGCACAATCAGCGGCCCGCCGCCATACCGCGCAACGAGTCGTCGCTTTCTCACGTTCGGATTGACGTACTTCCGTGGGTTGCTCTTGTCGAGCGTCCGGGCCTGCCAGTACACGACCTCGCCCAGCTCGTCACGAACGGGCAACACGACTCGCTGCATGCGTGGATTCCAGTAGAACCCTAGCGCTTCAATTTCCGTGTTCGCGACGCCCGCCTTGTAGAGCCACACACGGGCCTCTAGCGGCCACGTAGACGGGTTCCTTTCTGCGGGAAGGGGCAAGGTCGGACTAGCGGATACGGCGTCCTCTGCGGCCCGTATTCGGCGTAAGCGGGCCAGTCGTTCCGTGAGGCTTTCGGCGGGGCGTGGCACCCAGCCCTTGTATGCACACCGATGGCAGTAGGCGGCCCAGCCGTCGCGCTTATGGTTGATGTGCAGGCAATCGCCGGGGCCGCAATCGTGCGGGATTTTTCTACTGCCCCCCTCTGGGAGGGATTGGGCGTGCTGCAACCATTCTTTCGATTCCAGCACGCAACTCCTACGTTACTTTCGGTTCACGCCGTCCCGGATCGCCTTTATAGCGCCCGTTGGCCCTAAGACAGCCAGACCGACTAGGAACAAGGCGGCGAGCACCGCGAACCCGACCCAAAGCGGCAACGTCACGAGCCACCAGGACCACGTAGCAACCACGCCGATCCCCGCCAGTTTCAACGCGAGGAAAATGAGGAAGATGCACGGCAACAGCTTCAAAGCGTTGTCCCGTGCTTGGCCGCGTCCCTCTTGGCCGCTGAAAGTTGCCCGTCCGCATGTCGCCAAGCTTCGTCGGACTTGATCCGTGCTTCGGCCGCTCCCGCTTCGTGGTAGCGCACGTCGTCATCTACGCGCCGCGCACGCTCGACAGTGCGGAAAACCAAGCGTTTGAGGCTCGCGACATGGAGCGCGACGAGGAATTTCCGGATTCGTTCCGCGATGCGCGCCGCGAAGTCTTTGGTTGCTGCGAACGCCGCCAAGAGGGCGGCCGTGTACTTGTGCATGTGGTCTCCTTACGCGGTGATGGTTACGTAGCCAGTTACGCCGTCGCGGCGATCTTGAACCCCTACGCCCTTGAGTGCGTTGAATACGCTATTCAGACGTGCTACTCGTTCCGTGCGGCTATATGCGACACGACCCAGCACAGTGAGAACCGCCTCAGCTTCTGCACGGCTCAGAGCAAGCACGATCTTTTCCTGCTCAACTACTTTCGTAACTGCTGGCTCCACGCTCACGTTAGCCATGTGGTCTCCTTGTTGATTAGGGAAGAAAACCGCAGACGATGACGGATGCGCCCGCCTTAACTTCCTCGGCCGGGAATTCGGACATGTGCTTATACAGCGGGCGTCCATCCGCGCCGTAGATGAGGTCTGTGAGTTCGTCCTCCGCATCGCGATCGTTCCCGCAGCGGTTGATGTACACCCCGGCGAGGTGCGTTACGTCTCCGTCGATCACGACGAACGAAATATCGTTCTGGCCGCACTCGTCCCATACGATTACCGTCTTGCTCATCACTCGATACCCGCCAGCGGATCAGCGGGCGCGAGTTCGCCGCTACCTTGCTTCGCATCCGCCTCCCGAACTTCCTCACCGATAGCAACGATGTCGCCCGGACGGATCGTTACGATTTCCTCGTCCGCGCCGCTACCCTTGATAACCTTGATGCCCTTGCCTTTGTCCGTGTCGAACACCGCGCGCACTTCGCCCGTGAACTCGCCGCGCGTTTCGCCGCGTCCGTAGTTGAAGCGGATCACGTCACCTTGCTTGAGCGATTCGAGTGCGGCTGCTGCCTTCTCTTGCGCTTCGAGTGCGTCGGCCCTAGCCGCGTAGTCTGCTGCCTTGCTGCGGTATTCCGAGATTCGTTCTCTGTTCGTCTTTGTCATGTAGTCCTAAGTTAAATAATTCGAATGCTTCGCTCTACGCGCGGAGAGTCTTCGCTACTCTCGCCCGTCTTTACGTACCCAGATCAACGACTTCTTCGAGTACCGGAGCGAATGCTCGTCCGGTAATGCCTCCGCATGACAGATTAGCTCCGCACACATGATGTCCTCTTGTAGAGCGCAGCCGTCGCAGTTGTGTACGCTGTCGTCGCGCTCCACAAGGCGAAACTCCGGATGCCTGTATCGAGAAGCCATTACGCAGCCTCCTTTACGAGGATGTCGCCCGGATCGTTATGAGGCTCGTCGCTGGCCTTGCCACTCGCATACCGCGTCACGATGTTGCCCGTGGACGGGTTCAACAGGACAAGTTGACAGTGCGGCTTTGCATCCGGCGAATACGCGATGAACTTGACAGCGCAACCGGAACGAAACTTGAGCGGCTTTCCGGTCATCGCGGCTAGGAGGTCGAATGACGCACCTGATTCAACCACCGACAACGACCAATCGCCGCCCCAACCGTTTCGTTCTGCCGGATTCTCCCATGTGAAAATCGGGTCCCCGTCCGCATCCGTCGAGCGGACAATCATATTGTCCGGATCTCCTCCGGAGGCTTTGCACTTCGTAATCAAGTCCGGGTCCAACGTCCGGACCTTATCGCCTACCGTGAACTTCACACCCATTACGCGGCCTCCTTGTAGTCGATCACACGCACTTCCTGTTCGACCTTCACGGTACGAACAACCTTGACTTCGACAATCTCGTAGACGCTACCCGGCGTGTAGCGCGAGACTGCTTGCTCTGCTTCTTTCTGCGTGGCGAACGGAATGCCGCGTACCTCGCGGAGAGCAGTCCCGTGCTTGCGGATGCGGAATTCGGTAGTGGGTTCCGCTACAAGTTCGTACTGGGATTCGTGCCGATGGTGCAAAGCGCACTCTGCCAGCAGTTCCGCCAGTTGAATCGAATAGCGTTCCCCGTAATGGGCTTCGAACGCTTCGAAGTTGTCGCGTACGGCCGCGACGGTGTACTGCGCGCCTACCTTGAGACCGCAGCCCTTCATCCCGTTATCCGAGACATTGCGAACCTTGTCACCAACCTTGAACTTAGGCTCCGGCCGAATCGCGTCGACCCGGAACGGGTAACACACTGATACCTGTCCTGCGCGTATCCCAGTTTCCATCTTGACGTGAACATACTTTGCGTCGGTGAAGACGATCGTCCCTTCGTCGCCCACCTGGATCGCGGCGTACCGCTGATTGAACTTGACCCGCTGACCTACCGTAAATTGCTTGCTCATACTCGATCCTTTATGAAATGTAGTCCTAACCTGTACAGCGAAAATTACGAGCGTGGCTTAGCGAGTTCACGCCTGTTCCATTCCCGAGCAAACGCCCGAATCGCGTCGGCTTCGTCCGCCATCAATGCCCCGCATGCACAACGGAGTAACCGGCCTGGACGCGCCCGGCAACACTGCCCCGCAGTGACTTCGTGCGATACGAGATGAGCGGCTGTGGCTCGCGGCAGTTCCGAAGCACGGCCCAGCGGTCCCAGCGCTGCCCGTCAATCTGGATCGTCGCGGATGGTTCGTGATACGACACGGCAGCGCCTGCTATGTGTGCTTCCCGGAGTACGACGCGTTGGTTCATGCGGCGACCTTCACTGCTTCGAAGTTACCCAACCACGTGAGGAGCGCATGCGCGGAGCGCTCATTGATCCGAGAGACGACAGAGAACATGCCTTTAATGCACGTAGCCTTGTCACGGGTGTACGAACTCGAATTTCGCTCATCGCGACTGCTGCTCTGGAAACTATGGCGCGGCACGCCGATAGGCGCACCGCTCTTGAGTGTTCCCGTGTGGCCGTACTCGCGCTTGTTGAGCGCCTTCTTAGCTTCCGGGTTCTCGTTGAGGAAACGGCCAACGGTATGCGTGCGGTTCACGTCCAGCGGCTTGCGGATTTGCATCATGTGTAGTCCTAAGTTGAATCGTGAAAGTTGTACGTAGTGTTTTGTCTTTACGCGGCGAGTGCTCTAGCCTGCTTTCCGGCGTAGAACCGCTCCGCGAGCGCGCGGCGACCGGCGGGGGTAATCACCACTTTTCCAGGGACCGTCGCAAACCAGCCAAACGACCGGTACTTCGGCGCAACGCGTACAGACCCGCCGTCGGCCCTGAGTTTGACCAAGTATTCCGGGGACAGAAACGCCCGGAGGTCACGCTCGTACACCCCCAGCGTCTTTGCAAACTCGCGGAATCCCATATTTCCGCGCGGCGCAGTATGTGTCTCGTAGAAGTCCACCTTCGGTGCATTCGCAGCAATCTGCGTTTGCAGGCGTTCAATCTTGTTGTTCGCCGCGATCATCGCGCGGGCCATAAGCTCGGCCTCATCCATCTCGCCGGTTGCTACCTTCTCCTCTCCCATGACGTAGGAGCCGTCCTTGCGGATCGCGGGAAGGACAACGGAGGTAACCCACTTGCGGAAGGCGCGGGCTTGCGGCTTGCGGCTGCGCATGATGAGGGCGTAGAGGCCGGATTCTGAGACAACGCGCGGCGCACTGCCCCGTAAGCCTAGGTTGAAGCTAGCCTTTTCATCATCATCCAGTGCCGTCAACGCATCTGATGGATTCGTGATTCCTAGCACGTCACAAACATCCTTAGCGACAAACCACGGGTCGCCATTGATCTTGACAGTACGGAGGTTACGGCCTTCAAATTTGAACAGAGTCAGATCACTCATTACTAGTTATCCTAAGTTAATCAGTCAAATTGCATGCCCGGACCCTGCCGGAGAGTGATACAAAGAATGAATCAAACTATTGGATGCGCCCGGAACGTCGTTGAGGTACGCCCAGCGCTCTAACGAGAACTGTCCTACGTACCAGCGTCTCTGGCGCCTGCGATACTCCGGCTTTGCACCTGTGGCGGTCGCGGCCTTGAGAAACTGGGCTACCCGCTGATGCGCCTCGCTGCGGATCATCTGAACGCGCGCCAGCCCTTCCGGAGCAGGTCCGCGGATGACGGTGACTGCGTGACCGTTGATGATCTTTCTTATCCGCGCAGTAGAATGCGCGGCCTTGCTCTTTTCCATCTGTCCTCCTAGTGGTGAAAGGGCCGCGACACGACCCGCTCACGCCTAGGTAGACGTGTTCTCCGTAGCTGCACTCGGCAGTGCCGCACCGGAGATACCTTCAACCGGTGGGATGCCGTTACTACGTCACGACCCGAACAAAGGGCCGGTAAGCGGACCAAGGATGCGCAGCGGATTTCTCCGTCCATCGTCAAGGGGCTTACGCGTTTGATTGTTAGAGAACTTCCCGTGTGCCTAGGACGCCGTGCCTAGCGGGTACTGCAAACCGGCCTGCGCCGGAACTACGTCACTGCTTTCATCTTGCTTGCCGGAACCTGTCGTTTCGGCATGGGATGAACTTTACGCTTCCATTCGGAAGCATTCCACTTGGAAATATCTATCGCGCGCAATTGTGCTGATAGGAAAATTCCATTGGGATACAGTCCATTTGGATATACAATCGCGCGTATACGTTATGGAGGTATCCCGGATGTCCAGCTATTTTCAGAACTTCTCCGACCGGCTACGCGAACTAACTGGGGAGACGCCCCTCAGTACCACGCTGAAGAAGATCGACGCAGATCCAAATTGGGCTAAGCCTTATGCGCGTGGAAATTTGCCGGGTATGGACGCGCTGGTTGCTATTGCTGACGCTTACGGCAAGTCCGTAGATTGGCTTATCGGGCGCGAGGACAGCACGCCGACCCTTGCGCGTATCCACGGAAGCGACGGGAAACAGGCCCAGGAATTCGCATACATCAAGCGGTACGCAGCGCGGGATGGCGACCCAGAGATTACGTTCGCGTTTCGTCGGAGGTGGATCAAGGATTACCTGAAAGCTGAAGTTAGTAATCTCGCGGTCGTTCGTATTGAGGATGACTTAATGGCACCAACGTTCCAGCGACGAGACAACGTATTGGTTGACATGGGTTATCAACACAAACCAGGAAACGGGCTGTACGCGCTGCGACTGGAGGATTCAATCGTCGTCCGCCGTACGCAGAAACTGAGTAGCGGGAAGCTCCGTATCCTCTGCGAGAACGAGAACTACCCGCCCGACGAGATACGGCCTGATGAGAACGAATTCGATTTTGAGATTGTTGGCAAGGTCGTGTGGTTCTCCCGCCAGATTTGACAGGAATGTAAGAAACGTGTACGGTCCCCGTTTCTACTACGGGGAAGTACATAGTGCGAATTTTTGAAAACCCTTCGAACGGCTATCGAGAAACTATCAATCCTACGGCTACTGGCGTCGGTGCAATTGTATTTGGTCCGTTATATTTCGCGGTTAAAGGGATTTTAGGCGTAGCGTTTGCGGAATTTCTTATAACCGCCGTACTGATTGCCATTCACCCGGCGCTTATCTTAGTAGCCTTCCTGATTCAAGCGACTATCGGCGGATTTGCATCCGAAATTCTCGCAAAACGCTATCTCCAACGTGGCTGGAAAGAGATTAAAGAGGCACCTGTTCCGCCCAGTGTTAACGCTGCTTCCGCGCCAATTGCAAGGGCCTGCCCGCAATGTCTCCGTGTGATGGATCAAGACAGCGTTACGTGCAACCACTGCGCTCCCGGACGCGGCTGAAACACAGGCGTAGCAACGGTCTAGCCCGCCTCATTTCACGATATAAAATACCCCTGAGCATAGGAGAGGACGACCCTCACCCGATCGGTAGGCATGCCGGATGATGCCCCAGGTACGTGCAAGGCGAACCCTATTCATTCATTGGTCTACCAAGGGTGGATAGGGCAATACGCCCGGTGGTTCTATCCGAGCGAGCGAAGCGAGCGAGGAGATTGAGCTATCCAGAAGAATACAAGGCATTCTCGCCTAAGAGGCGATGCAGGCGTTAAGCAACGCCAGAGAATTAGACGTAGAGATAATTACACCTGCCAGAAGTGCGGAATAGCTGTGCGAGTTGGCGAAGTAGATCACATTATTCCATTAGAACAAGGTGGAACGAATGATGATGATAATCTACATCTGCTCTGCATAGACTGCCATAAGAAGAAAACAGCTACAGATAGACGTTATGTCTTGAGGTCTGGTAGCTCAGTAGATGGATTGCCTATGGATAGCTCACATCACTGGAATAGCTAGATTCATCAGTGGTTATTCAGTGTAGCTACAGTGGTTGTGGTCCAGTGATAACTACAGTGAGCCCTCAGTGATGCTCACACCAGAAAATAAATCGCAGATTCCCACGATTTTCTATTGACAGGCCATCCCGCATGTGATGCAGGCGGGGGTATGATGATTTGCGGAAGTCTTTTCCGCCGACACCGGCAGGTCAGTGCCGAAATATCGCTAACTGCAAAAATTACCGCCAATAACGCGGGTTCGCTCTAATTCGTCCCGCATTCTCAGCAGAGATGCGAGCGTTGCGCCAGATATCCGGGTGTGGGATGGATTTCCCGTTGTGTGCGCACGTGTACACGCGTAGCCCAATATTAGGCCGCATCTTTCAGCAGGGTCCCAATCGAGTTAATTGTCTTTTCGTAAAACTCGATACCAAGTAGACCAAGCGCGACCGCATCGGTGCTGTCTATCGGCTTCCCTAGGTGTGTCTTAGGAAGGCCGTACTCCTTGTTGTCGACCTTGACTGATGTGGGAATCACGCGACCGGGCTTGAACTCAATCTTTGCACCGTTCGGAGCATCGAACTGCGTGATCTTGCCTCCACGGATTTCCATGTGTCGGATGTACAGATGGTTCGAGCCGTCAGGCGGATTGATCGCAACCCCGCCCGGTGCGTGCGCCGTTATATCCTCTAATCCATGCTCCCTCACATTACGGGCCATACGCAAGTAGACCAGCAACTCATCACCTCCCTCACCGATCAGCTTTGAAGCCTCGTTCACTATGGCATGTTCCTTGACGAGCGGGTAAGGCTTTATGCACGCCCTCGTCCGATGCCAAGCGCGGGAAAGCGCCGACAGCAAATTTACCCATGCACGGTCGTACGCGTGGTACGTCTTTGCAGACCGCATTTCCTCCACGTAGCCATACGCGTCTTTGATGTCTTGGAGCGGTTTTTCGACACTCATTGGGCCTCCGTGGTGTGGCAACGATTGTACGTCTAAAAGGAGATAAGAACATACGGACCCGCTCCGATAGCACTACAACCGCCGTAGCTGCTGCCCAGGCCGCAGCATCCGGCCCAACCAAGCCGCCCGATCACATCCGCTTGCGTGACGACGATTGGCCCTACTGGGATGCAATCGTACAGGCCCGAGCGGCTACGACGTGGAACAACGCGGACTTAGCCCTTGCGGCAAATCTGGCCCGCACCCAAGCCGATATCTCCCGCCTCAGTCTCGAACTTGAGGACGAGGGGGACATTCTGGAGAACGCACGCGGCACGTCGGTAGTGAACCCCAAGCACAACCTGCTGGAGACACTTACTCGCCGCGCAGTCGCTCTTTCTCGCGCCCTGCACGTCCACGCAGAGGCGACCGTAGGCCGCAGCCAAGACGCCGGTAAGAAGCTCGGCGCAGAGCAAGCAGCACGCGGAGCCATCCAAAACGCATCTCAAGCAGACGACGGGCTAATCCCCGGTCTGACGCATTGAGAGTCCGCGACCCAGTAAGCCCCGGCCCACTCAAGCAGACAATCCCCCAGACTCGCGGCGAGCGCGTAATTGCGTTCTGCGAGCGTTACCTCCGTGTGCCGGAGGGCGCACTCGTCGGCCAGCCGATCCGCTTCGAGGAGTTCCAACGAGAGTTCATTCTCTCGATCTACGATAACCCGCATGGTACGCGTCGCGCCTACCTGAGCATTGCCCGCAAGAACGGCAAGAGCGCAGTTATCGCCTGCATCCTCCTCGCTCACCTGATTGGGCCAGAGGCAAAGCTCAACAGTCAAATTGTCTCCGGGGCGATGTCTCGCGACCAAGCCGCCCTAGTGTTCAACCTCGCGGCCAAGATGGTACAGCTATCGCCCGAGATTGCCTCGCTCGTCCGCATCAACCCCTCGGCTAAGAAGCTCGTCGGCCTGCCGCTCAACGTCGAATACAAGGCCCTGTCCGCAGAGGCTAAGACGACGCATGGTCTATCCCCGGTTCTCGCCATCCTGGACGAGATTGGACAGATTCGCGGCCCGCAGGACGACTTTATCGACGCGGTTACGACCTCCCAAGGCGCACACGCGGAGCCTCTCCTAGTTGCGATCAGCACGCAAGCCGCGAACGATGCGGACTTGCTCTCGGTCTGGATCGATGATGCTCTCAAGAGCAACGACCCGCATATCGTATGTCGTCTCTACGCGGCGGACCAAGACGCAGAACTGATGGACAGGAAAGCATGGGCGGCAGCAAACCCAGCTCTAGGCGTATTCCGTTCAGAGAAGGACGTAGAGGAACAGGCAAAGCAGGCAGTCCGCATGCCGTCCGTGGAAAACACGTTCCGCAATCTGATTCTCAATCAGCGCGTGTCCACGGTCGCCCCTTTCATCTCTCGGGACGTGTGGAAGTCATGCGGCGGTCAGCCCCTGGAGTTCGAACCCGGCACGCAGGTATTCGGCGGCCTGGACCTTTCAGCGCGCACCGACCTTACCTCCCTCGTCCTAATCGGACGCATGGACGGCATATGGCAGACACACGCGTATTTCTGGACGCCAGCTGAGGGCATCAAGGATCGCGCCAAGCGAGACCGCGCACCGTACGACGTATGGGCGCGAGAGGGATTCATTCGCACCACTCCCGGCCGCTCCGTCGATTACGAGTACGTCGCCCGCGACATAGCAGATATCTGCGCCGGGTTGAACCTGCATTCCATCGCTTATGACCGCTGGCGTATTGACCTTCTCAAAAAGGAGTTCTCCGACATCGGGGTAGACGCGGACACATCCGCGAAGGAAGGCGGACGACTGCCGCTAGTTCCGCACGGCCAAGGCTTCAAAGACTTCTCTCCGGCGCTTGATGCGCTGGAGGTGGAACTCGTCAACGGACGCATTGCACACGGCCTAACGCCGGTTCTCACGATGTGCGCAGCTAACGCCATCGTCAACCGAGACCCGTCCGGAAACCGCAAGTTGGACAAGCAGAAGGCAACCGGCCGAATCGATGGTCTCGTCGCAATGGGTATGGCATTCGGGGCAACGGTTCTTGCAGCAAGCGATGTGGAACCGGAGCGCACCTATCAATTCTTCGTTTTGTGAGGTCTGAATAGACAACAAGTTGTTTTCCGCTGTCGTCATCAAGTCAGTAAATGAGGACTCCCGTGTGTTTGAAGGGATTGCCTCAACTCCGACAGCGGACAGAGTAAACGACGTGGTAGAGCCTCTGGGCCTCACGTTCCAGAAAGAAACACCCCTCCTCCTTAATCACAAGATCGATCAACCGGTAGGCACTGTGCAGTTCGGCACGCCGACCGCGAAGGGTCTCCCGTTCCGTGCGCAGATTCCGAAGGTAGACGAGGAAGGTGAGGTAAAGCGCCGCACTGACGAGGCATGGCACAGCGTCAAGAGCGGCCTTATCAAGGGCGTCTCTATTCGATTCCGCCCGACCGAGTACGCCTACAAGGACGACGGGGGCATGCACTACAAGAAGGCGGACATTTCCGAGCTATCGCTCACTGCCATCCCGTGCAATCCCGAAGCGCTGATTACTGCGTTCAAGAGCCTTGCAGAAATTCCGGACATCGCTCCGACCACGCCAGAGGGTAACGCCCAAGGCAAGCAAGCAGACCCGCCGACCGGCGCGGCAACAACCCAAGCAATCGAGATCGCGCCACGGGCCGCGCTCAAGCCCTTCTTTTACCCCACTTACTAAGGATTACGTATGACTCTGGCAGAACAAATCAAGGCACTTCAAGAGAAGATGGCGGCGGCAGTCGAGAAGCGCGATACCACCGTCGTTAAGTCGGCAACGGAAGGCGTCGCGCTCACTGCGGAACAGTTCGCAGAAATCGACGGCATCAACGAAACTCTCAAGGCCGACCAAAAGCAACTGGACGCGCTCAAGGAAACGGAGAAGTCACTCGCCGCACGCGCGGTCGCCGTCCCGAAGCAAGAGAACGAAATCAAGGTCACTGCAAAGTCTGCGGTGTCGGTCGAAACCAACGCACCGAAGGGTTCCGCCTTCACGCGAACCGCAATGGTGCTCGCTAAGGCTAACGGCAACCTCGCGGTCGCGAAAATGCTGGCGGAGGAGCACTACAAGGACGACGCCGTAGTGAACGGCATCATCAAGTCCGCAGTGTCGGCAGGCTCGACGCAAGTTGCGGAATGGGCCGGGAACCTCATCTATCCGGAAACGTACGCGGGCGACTTCATCGAACTGCTGTACCCGCAAACGATCCTAGGCCGTCTGAACCTCCGAAAGGTTCCGTTCAACGTGCGCATTGCTGGTCAGAACGGCGGTACGACGGTCGGCTGGGTGGGTGAAGCCAAGCCGGTCCCGGTTACGTCGGCGAAGTTCAACGCCATCTTCCTGACGTGGGCGAAGGTCTACGCGATTGCCGCATTCTCCGACGAACTCATTCGCTTTTCGAATCCGGCAGCGGAAGCGCTGGTACAGGCCGATTTGCTCAAGGCTACGGCACAGGGTCTCGACCGGACGTTCATCGGCAACGGCGCGGCCGTGGCGAACGTTTCGCCGGCCGGCATGCTCAACGGTGTAACGGGAGTGAAGGCGACCGGTAGCGAAGCGCCGCACCTCATCGCGGATATCCAAACCCTTACCGCTCCGGCGATCGCAGCTAACCTTGACCTGTCGCGCGCACTCCTCGTCATGTCGCCGGCCCGCGCGCAAGCAATTGGCGCGATGCGTAACGCCCTGGGAGCGAAATACTTCCCGGACATCAGCAAGGCGGGCGGTACGCTGGAGAACTATCCGGTCATCACGTCGAACAACTGCCCCGGCGATCAAATCGTGTTCCTCATTCCGGACGAGGTGTACCTCTCGGAAGATGCAGGCCCGCAGATCGACATTACGCGTGAGGCGTCGATCATCATGGACAGCGATCCGGAGAATGCTACGACGGCCCCGGTCTCGATGTTCCAGAACAACATGGTTGCCGTTCGCATCGGCCAGTTCATCAACTGGCAGAAGCGCCGCAACCTCGCGGCAAACGTCATCACGGGCGCTACCTACGGCTCGACCGTCACGCCGTAATCCATCTTGCCCCGCCGTCTGCGGGGCTTCCCGTTCAACGCTTACCAACTCGGAGGGCTATGGCCCAATTCGTCACGGTGCAGGCCCTCCGGGATGCGCCGTTGCACCCTTCCATCAAAGAAGGCGAAAAGCGAGCAATCCCGAAACCGGAGGCAGATTTTCTGATTGCGCTCGGTTGGGTGAAGCTCGCACCTAAACCCGGCCGCCCCAAGTCCAAGGACGCTGAATGAGGGTATTCGGCTGGGACGTAACCAAGGCGCTCAAGTTCAAGAAGCGTCCCGCCGCGTCTGTTGGTGCATCGGCAATCGGTGCGCCCGGTTCTAACGGGTACATCCGCGAGCCGTATCCTGGCGCGTGGCAAAAGAACCAAGCTCTAAGCACGCGCGACGGGATGCTTGCAAGCTCCGCCGTGTTCGCTTGTGTAGACCTCATCTCGTCGGACGTTTCGAAGCTGCGTATCAAGTACGTCAAGTTGACGGACGGCGTGTGGCTCGAATCCAGCGCGCCCCGATTCACGACGGTACTACGCAAACCGAACCACTATCAAACGCGACAGCAGTTCGTTAAGGCATGGCTCGCTAGCAAGCTGACGCACGGCAATACCTACGTTCTGCTCAACCGGAACAGCATGGGCGGCATCGTCTCGATGGACGTGCTAAATCCCAAGTACGTTGTTCCTCTCGTCGCGCCTGATGGTTCGATCTTCTATCAGGTCACGATGTCCCCGCTTATGGTCACTCCGTTGGAGACCTTCGTGGTTCCCGCGCGTGACATCATCCATGATCGGGGTATTACGTCGTGGCATCCGCTCGTAGGCATGGCGCCGATTGCTGCATGCGCAGGCTCGGCAGTTCTCGCAAGCAGCATCACGAATAACTCCGCCGCGTTCTTCTCCAACGCCGCTCGTCCCTCGGGCGTCCTGTCCGCTCCGGGAGCAATCTCAGAACCGACCGCTCAGCGGCTTAAGAAGCAGATGGACGAGTACAGCGGCATGGGTGCAGGCGGCACGCTCGTTGCCGGTGACGGCCTTGTGTACAACCCCATGACAATGAGCGGTTCAGACGCGCAAACCGTCGAACACCTCCAATGGACTGCACAGGATGTCGCGCGATGCTTCCACGTCCCCGGCCACAAGATCGGATTGGATACAGGCGCGCGCACAGCGGCCTCCAATGCCGTCTATGAGGGTATGTATTACTCCGACTGCCTGCAAGCCTACCTTGAGGCTATCGAGCTATTGCTAGACGACGCATTCGGCGTCCCGGATACCGTCGGGTTCAAGTTCGACACATCGGGCCTCATGCGAATGGACGAGTCGGCACGGCACGCAGCCAATGCAACCGCTGTGAAGGCCGGGTACATGAAACCGGACGAGGCGCGCGCATCAGTCGGCCTCCCTCCTGTCCCTGGCGGCGACACGCCGTACATGCAGCAGCAGAACTATTCCCTCGCATCCCTCGCGAAGCGAGACAGCATGCCCGCCCCCATGGACCTCGCCGGAAGTGAGCCGGACGGGTCGGGAGGACCGCCCCTAGAGGAGGAAACAACTACGGCTGATGAGTGACCTAATCACACTCGCACAAGCAAAAGCACAACTGCGCATCACGGACACCGACAGCGACGAGGAGTTAACAGGCATCGTCGCTGCCGCGAGCGATATCGTCGTGGGCTACCTCAAAACGGTAGAGGCATCGGCCTACACTGTAGACACTGTTCCGCCGCGCATTCGCACCGCAGTTCTCTTGGTTCTCGCATCCCTCTACGAGGATCGCGAAGGGGCAAACGATCCGATTGGCCCCGCAGTCCAATCACTTCTCATGCGGGACCGCGACCCGGCTCTAGCTTGAGGAACATTCCCACTCGCCCAATACGGCGCATCGTTACCGGTGTCCGCGCCGGGACGCTCCGTAACAAGGTGTCCCTACAGCGACGCACATCGGGCCGCGATCCGGATACCGGGCAAGAGATTGACGCCTGGACGGAATACGCGTCTGTCTGGGGTGCAGTCCTCCAGCTAAACGGAAAGGAGCGCATCACGGGCGGCACGTCGGTAGACATCGGCTCAGCCAGTATCCGTATCCGCTATCGGGATGACGTGACAAACGGCGACCGTGCGGTAGCCCAAGGCGTCATCTTCAATATCGCTTCCGTCCTGCCTAACGTCGCGTCTCGCGAGTACACCGACCTCGTTTGCACTGAGAACGCTAACGATGGTTGAGTCGATCGTCTACAAGGCGCTCGCCTCTCTAGCCTCCGGCCAAGTCTATCCCGATGTAGCCCCAGCAAAAACCCCGGCCCCGTGGATTACGTATCAAGCGGTCGGCGGCCAGGACTTCACGGGCCTAGACAACGAGCTACCAGCTATCGAGAACGCGCGCGTTCAGATCAGCGTATGGGCCAAGACGCGGAAAGATGCGGTGCAGCTGATGCGGCAGGTAAAGCAAGCATTGGTGAATCCGCGAATCAAAGCCGTCCCCATCGGCGGCCCTATCAGCAACTTCGAATCCGACACGCTCCTTTACGGGTCGTCTCTGGACTTCTCCATCACCTACAACACTGAGGTTTAATGGCAGAAAACACCGTATCGACGGCAATTACCGCCCAAGGTACTAAGCTCGAATACAACACCGCAACGACCGGTGCGCCCACTTGGGCGAAAGTCGAAAATCTTACGGACCTCTCCGGCTTTAACGGCGCGGCGAACGTCATCGACGTTACCGACCTCGACAGCAAAGCAAAGGAGAAGCGCCTCGGCCTTCAAGACTGGGGCCAAGTTTCCCTCGCAATCAACATCAACCTCAAAGAGCCTTCGCACTCCGCGCTGTTGGCTGCGAAGAAGGCAGGCACGTCCATCCAGTTCCGCGCAACGCTCTCGGATGGCTCGACGCTCGAATTCTCGGCGTTTGTAAAGGACTTCCCCATCTCGGCAAAGGTCGATCAGGTAGTAACCGGTACGGTCAACCTGGAAATCACTGGCGACATCACCGTAACTGTTGGTGCGTGATCGCATAGACGAATTGGTGCGGCTCGCTATGGAGGAGGTCCAGGCGAACGCCGTGCCGGTAATCAATCGGCTTATCCGTGAGGCGCAGTCCGCGCCTGTCCCTACCGTCTGCAACTTTGAGGAAGGCTGCGAAAGCTGCCAATAACACATGAACAAAGAACAAATCTTCGCAGCTATCGCCCCGGCTATCCATGAGGAGCCTATCAAAGCACTAGGCGGCGCAAAACTCCGGTTCAAGGAACTCTCGGGCGACTCCCGCGAGTCGCTGACTCGGAACATGGGTGACGACTTTAGCAACGCACGCTTTGAGGCGCTTATCGTGGTCTCGACGGTGGTTGACGACCAAGACTCGCCGATGTTCACCCTTGATGATGTTGCAGCCCTCAAGGAATCGCGCGCAACGGCTGTCGCAGAAATTGCCGCCGTCTCCATGCGAATCAACAACATCGGTGCAGCAGCAGAGGCCGACGCAGCAAAAAACTAATGGCCAGCCCGGAACGTTTGATGTGGTTCCGGCTGGCGAAAGAACTCGGCATGTCGGTGAGGCGTACCCAGGCCGAAATATCCAGCGCGGAGTTTGGTGAATGGATAGCGTACTTCTCCATTGAGCCATTCGGGGAACGCATCGCAGACCTTCGCGCGGGCACCATCGCAAGCGTTATCGCCAACGTCAACAGAACACCCAACACACCCCCGCTCTTGCCTAGTCAGTTCATGCCGTGGATTGCCCCGACAAAGGCAGTAGAGAAGGCACGTAGCGCAGAGGATATCGCGGCGTCCGTGTTCGGGGTCAACCTTGCGGAGCTAAAGAAGAATGGCACGCGGAAAATCGTACTCCGTAGACAACCCGGACGCACTGGCTAACGCTATCACGGCGCTCGACCATGCGTTCTCAGAATCGACCCTCCGTAAAGCTGCCGCAGCAGGCACGACAGTATTTAAGAATGAAATAGCGGTGCGCGTCCCGCATGAGTCCGGCGACCTCGCATCCGGCCTTACCGTCACCTACGACCAAGAGGATAGCGTCACGGGCCTTATCGCAACGTACATCGCGTTATTCGTCGGGGACACGCGCCCCAAAGGGCCAAATAGAAAGAAAGTGTCTCGCCGCGCCCTCGCCGGCTGGTTGGAAAACGGTACGTCCCGCATGCCCGCAAAACCCTTCGTTCGCCCAGCGTTTGAGGCAATGAAACAACGGGCGGTCGATCGCTCTACGGAGGTGATCCTAGGGGCGCTCAAACAAGGAGGCCCGTGAGCGTTAGCAACAACAATACAACAATCAAGTATTCGGTTGACGCATCCGGGGCGACTGCCGGAGTCAATCAACTTCGCGCCGCAAACACTCAGCTAAACGCGTCACAGGATGAAGTTCGGCGAAAGCAGGAGGCCGTGCAGCGCGCAATGCAGGAGGCCGCTACCAACGGCTACAACCTCACCGCACGCGAAGCAAAGAAACTCGTAGACCAGTACGACCGCCTCCAAGCCACAGCAGGCAAGACGCGCTTGGAAATGCTCAATCAGCAGGCCGCCGCGCGGGGCGTTACTCAAGCGTTCGCCGCCCAGACAGCAGCCATTGAGAAAGCCGCGAAGGCTGCACACTCGTTTAGCCTCAACAACTCTGCCGCGCGCCGCGAAATGCTCGTTCTCGGACACGAAGCGTCGCAAGGTCAGTGGAAGCGGTTCGCTGGTTCGATGCTGGTAATGGCTGAGGCGTCCGACGCACTGAGCCTGATTATGTCGCCGCTCGGCATTGGTCTAACCGCAGCAGCAGGCGCAGCATTCCTGTTCGCCAAGCAGGTCTACGCGGGCTACGAATCGGCCCAGCAGTTCAACAAGGCCATCTCCGCCACTGGCGGTTATCTTGGAATGTCTACTGAGCAAATGATTGCTTGGTCGAATCGATTACAAGATGGTCATACTAGTTTGAGCCAGATTCGCGAGGCGATGTCCCAGGTTGCCGCCACGGGTGCAATCTTTGGTGACAACCTGGGACTTGCGACGAAAGCGGCCCTAGCGATGTCTGCCGATATCGGGATTGGCACAGACAAGGCTGCCGAATCTCTGTCAAAGATTCAAGACGACGTACTCAAGTGGGTTTCCGAATACCAGAAAGCACACCATACGTTTAACGCTGCGCAGATCGAAGAAATTGAAAATTTCGTGAAGCAGGGGGACTCCGCAGCCGCTGTCCGTGCAGTCATGCGCGATCTTGCTAGCGCACATGAGAAAGTCGCGGCAGACGCGGACAAGAACATGGGTTCCGTGCTGCGCTGGTGGCGAGACTGGGGCGCAATTATCGACCGCGTTAAAGGATCGATAATGAACATCGGCGTGCCGTCCACTCTGACTCAGCAGATTGGCGAGCAATTAGCCAAAGTAGAGCAACTACAAGGCGCACTGCGGGCGCATAGCGGCGCGGCCGTTAATGGACCTAACGGCCTTATCTCCGCACGGGAAGCTCTCGACATTGAGATGAAGAAGCTTGACGTGCTGCGCAATCAGCAAGCGGAGCAATTTAAGGCTATCAGGCAACGCGAGGCCGACGCCAAGGGCGGCGACGCGGCGGTACGCGTCAGGGCATACCTCGGGGACAGCAGATACGCGACTCCGAAGGAAAAGCACAGCCTAGAGGTGCAGGACGAAAACAAGAAGTTCGCGGAAGCGATTAGCGACCTGGACAAGAACTCCAAAGAATACGCCGACGCACTCAAACGCCATCAGGATAACGTCGCCCAAATCAACGAATCGTACGCGAACAAGAACCGCAAGCACACCAGCGAGGGCGGACTAAACGCGGAACTTGCACGCCTCGCAGGTATGAACCGGTTGATCGAGGCAGAGGCGAAACGTTCGGAGGCATCCCTCAAGGCGCAGCGTGACGCGGGCCTGATGGATTCAGAGACGTATTTCCAACGCCTACATGACATTCAGGCAAAGGCGCTCGACCAACAAATCGCGAACGCCAAGCAGCGCGCGGACATCGCGTCAGCCAAGAAAGAGAAATCAACCTACGAGACCGCGAACGCCGAATACCTCCGACTCGCGGAGGAGCGGAAGAAGATCGATGCGGACCTCACCGACGCGCTAGCAAAGTATCAGGCGCAGCGTGCAGCGAATGTCGCTAAGTTCTCGATGCAGGAGGCTACGGCACTCGGCGCGCAACTCAACCATTACGCGGACGCGTTCAATACGCGGAACATGCTGGCGGACGAAAAGGCCGTGTATGACGCCCGCGCGTCGCTACGCGATCAGTTCGAACGCAAGGTTGCATCGCTCAACGAGCAGTACAACAGCCCGAACGCTGACCAGAAAGAGTACCAAGAAAAGCTGGCCATCGCAGGAGACAGCTACCGGAAACAAACGGAAGCTCTTGAGGAGAACCTACAGCGTCAACGCGCGATCCGGGAATCGTTCGGTGAGCAGTTCAAGAAGGGATACGCGGACCTCGTAGGCTCGTCGCAGACCACAGCGGAAGCAATCGTAAGCGGGTTCCGTAGCGGCTTCGACTCCGTTAGTAACGCGCTCGATACGTTCATCACGACTGGCAAGGCTAGCTTTAGTTCGTTCGCTACGTCTGTTCTCGCAGACCTCGCAAAGATCGCCTTGCGACAAGCGGAGATTGGCGTGTTCAAGGGTATGGCTAGCGCCTTCTCGTTCTTTAGTGAGGGCGGCCCCGTCCTGCACCGCGCGGGCGGCGGCCCCATTGCTGGCCCTGGCACAACAACCAGCGACAGCATTCCCGCGATGCTATCGAACGGAGAGTTTGTCATCAATGCAGCGTCTACGAAGAAGTACCGCAGCCTGCTTGAGGCGATCAACTCGGGCCACATGGCGCACTTTGCAACAGGCGGCATCGCCGCCACTCTCGCGCCCTCTCCCACTGCTTCCGGTGGCTCCTCTCCGGTTTCTGTCCAGGTGAACAACCACGGCGGCGGAGGCTTGTCCGAGCAGGACGCGAGAGACCTACAGCAGTACGTGCAGACATGGATTGATATTCGAATGGAGCAACGTATGCGCGAGCAAGGAGGGTATGCATTCCAGATGAAATACGGACAAATTTGAGCGACAACTTACCGGTTTTCACATGGGTTCCGCAGGTAGGTACGAGCGGTACAACGAAGTTCGATGTGCTAAACGCGCAGTTCGGCGACGGCTACAACCAGACAGCGGCGAACGGCATCAACAACACGGCGGACGTGTGGTCCGTGTCGTTCTGCGACTACGACGATACCGTAGACGCAATTCACGCGTTTCTACGCGAGACGAAGGGCGCACGGCGCTTCAAATGGACCCCGCCCCGCCGCGCGCCGGGCCTGTTCCTGTGCGACCCGCAAGGCGTGACCCGTCGATTCGAGGGTGGGGGCATCTCCACTCTAACCGCGACATTCAAGGAGGTATTCTAGAATTTGACAGTTCTTGAGCGTGTAAACCTCGGCTCGGAGCCCGATGGTAAAGGAGGCGATACCACTCGCTCAGCGTTCAACAAGCTGAACGCAGACCTCGAAGTGATCGAGAGGACCGCTCCCCTCGATATGGCGTTTCTAAACGACAGTGCCGATTTGACGCCGGGGCATGTCGGTAAGAGATTCGGGCTGTGGATGGCGGACGGAGGTAAGGTGATCGGCTTTCCGCTCGCCTCGTCCGTTCGGCCTAATTCCTGCATCCACCTGTTCAACGCACAGGAGAAGGTGATAATCAAGCTCCAAGCCGGAGACTTGTCTCAACTTACTGTCCTGAACACCGGCGACTGGGCCACGTTCGTTTCCGACGGGGTGAAGATTTGGCATGTCGCCGCGCGGGGGCGAATGATGTGGGATGAAGTCGTCGGCGGTAGTCTGACTGTCGGGCAAGGGCTTACGGTAGGCGGACCTATCCACGTCGAACCGGCCTCCGACGAAGCCCATATATATATGGGCAAGATGCCGGGCTATTTCTACGGGAACAGCGTGTCGGTAGGTTGGTGGTCTCAGGAATCTGGGGGATCGTACCAATACCTACTCAACGACCATACCTTTCGCGTCAACGACGAAGTCGTCACGGTATGCGCCAAGGGGCACGCGCTGCGGTTCGACTGGAGTGATGTTGCGAACGGCCGGCAACTCGGGGCGACAGTCGACAAAACGCATATCGGGTATCTCTGGCACAGCGGCAATCTCGCGCAGCCGATGACGCTAGATACGCCGCAAACAGTCGGATCAAAGAAGACGTTCACGCAGACTCAGGAAATCGCGGTGGCCCCCACGGGGCTACACACCCAGGCGAATTTGCATCTGAACGGAACGAGCGGTTTAAGCTACCTCGGGTTTTCAGGGCTGAACAATACCGTCGGGGTACAACTGCGAGTTTCGAACAATACGTCGGTCGCCGAATTGCAGTGCGTCAACTACAACGCCTCAACGTTCGGCGTGTTGACCGCATCGAACTTCAATCAGGCATCGGATCGCGCTTTCAAGCAGGATATCCGGCCGCTCGACAACGTTATGGCGCGCTTGCGCGGAAAGCAGGCGTTCTCGTATCTCCTCAAGCATAACCCGGAGACGGGCCGCCAGATCGGCGTTATCGCGAACGAGTGGGCCGACTTTCCTGAACTGCTCGGCGAAGGCCCTGAGATTGACGACGACGGCAATTTCATCGCGCACCAGTACGATAAAGAAGGTAATGAATTGTACGGAGAGAACGGTCCGCCGAAGGGCCGGCCGTCGCTCGTGTTCCGATACACAAACACTGTCGCCGTCCTACTTGCGGGGCTACTCGAAACGGACGCCGCGCTCCAGAGCGCACTTAAGCGCATCGAGGCATTGGAGGCAAAGCAATGCCAATAACTGCGGACGTTCAGCAGTTAGACCCAGGCGACCGCGTTGAACTCTATGAGGTAGACCTTACCCACCTTGGCGGCGACGTTCTGCGCTACCACGCACACCTACAGAGCGGCCCGATTCGATGGGGCGGCAACGACTACCAACCGTGGCCTATCTCAGCGTCCGGCTTCGCACGATCAGGCGGCCAAGCGCAGCCCGCCCCTACTCTTGTCCTTTCCAACGTGGACGGCTCGCTGTCGGCGCTTTGCGTTGCTTTCGAAGACATGGTTGGGGCTCGGGTCAAACGGCTTTGGACGCTCGCCCGTTATCTCGACGGACAACCGGACGCAAATCCCGAAGAAGTGACTGCCGTAGAGCTTTGGAAGATAGAACAGCGGACCGAAGAGACACCCGTTTCCGTCACGTTCAAACTGTCTTCCGCTCTCGACTTCACGGGCGTACAGTTACCCGCGCGGCAGGTGCAAGCGACCCTGTGCAACTTCGACTATCGCGACCCAGCCATGGGCTGTAGTTGGCAAGGCGTCATGTTCTTTGACAAGCACGACAATCCAGTAGACGACCCCGCATTGGACGTGTGTAGCAAGCGCCTGTCTGGTTGCAAATGCAGATTTGGGGAACACGCGATTCTCCCTTGGGGCGGCTTCCCGTCTGCGGGCCGTAACGGTATCGGATGATCGACCAAGAACTAAGAGAAGCAATCAGCGCACACGCGCTCACGGAGTACCCGAAGGAATGCTGTGGCCTTGTGGTGAGGGGCAAATACATCCCGTGTCGCAACGTCGCGGCTGACCCGTTCGCAGACGTTGCACTCGCCCCGGAAGACTTTGCGGCGGCAGAAGATATCGGGCCTATCGAGGCGTTCGTTCACTCGCATCCAGGATCAACGGCCGAACCCACGCAAGCAGACCTCACGGCATGCGAGAACGGCGACGCCCCCCTCTGGATCATCGCTAGTCTCGGGGTTCAATCAGACGGCACAATCGCCGTTGACGATTGGTGCGAGTTCCGCCCGAAAGGCTACGATGCCCCGTTAGTCGGCTGCGAGTTCTCCCACGGCATCAACGACTGCTACGGGCTAGTTCGCCGATGGTATCGGCAGCGGCGCGGAATTATCCTCCCAGACTTCCCTCGCGACGGTAAATGGTGGGACGACGGCAAATCAGACCTCTACACCACAAACTACCCTCAGGCGGGATTCGAGTCTATTCCGAACGACCGTGAGCCAGAGATTGGCGACGTAGTTCTGATGAAGATTCGCAGCCGCAACAATGTCCCGAATCACGCTGCCGTGTACGTAGGCAACGGGCAAATCCTTCATCACCTTTGGGGCGAACTATCCAGACACGATCTACTCGCCCGCTATCGCGAGTACGTGACCCATCTACTTAGGTATCGAGGAGGCAACGAATAGAAGCAGTTCGCGACATCCGCCTGCATGGCGCGCTAGGGGCGAAATTTGGCAGACACCACCGGTATGTAATTAAGAGCCCACGCGACGCAATTAAGGCTCTGTGCTCTATGGTCCGTGGCTTCGAGCGCGAACTCATGACAAGCCGCGATCGCGGTATTACTTACGCGGTCTTCGTCGGCAAGCGGAACATCTCAGAATCAGAACTCGCGTACCCGTCCGGCGACGCGTCGGTACGCATTGCGCCAGTGGTATCGGGCAGTAAGGCGGGCGGTCTATTCCAGACCATCGCCGGAGTAGCCCTCGCCGCTGTCGGCGGCGTAACCGCCTTTCTCGGAAACCCCTTCGCCGGACAAATGATGTTGTTAGGCGCGTCAATGGCTCTTGGCGGCGTTGCTCAAATGCTGTCGCCCCACGCAACGGCGGCGAACGGTAGCAGCAACAGGAAGCAGTCCTACTATTTCAACGGGGCCGAAAATGTAACCGCGCAGGGCGGTCCGGTCCCGCTCATATACGGTCGTATTCGTGCGGGCAGCACGGTAGCAAGCGAGGGAATTACATCATCGGATCGATGACATTGATTCGAGGAAGCAAGGGGGGCGGAGGCGGCAGCGCCCCCACTGAGGCAGACGACACACTCAGCAGCACTGCATACGCGCAGATTCTCGACCTCATTTCGGAGGGGCCGATTTTTGGCTTTCCGGAGGGTAAGAGCGCGGGTCAATGTATCTTCTTCGACGGGACACCGCTCCAGAACGACGACGGTTCGTATAACTTCAAGCTCAAGCAATTCGATTACCGTCTCGGATACGTAGATCAGGACTACATCCCAGGTTTCGAAAGCTCGTCGTCAGAGAAGCAGGTAGGCGTATCCCTTACTGCCTCCTCTCCGTGGTCGCAGACGATCACGAACATCGACATCAACGCCGTGCGTGTGACTCTCGGCGTCAACGCACTATCTAAGACGGATACCTCAACGGGGAACGTCACGGGTTATCGCGTTGCATACCAAATCCAGCTATCGAAGGATGGCGGCTCTTTCTCCACGGTCCTCGATACTGCGTTCGACGGCAAGGCAAGTTCAACTTACACGCGATCACATCGAATCGAGCTTACCGGCGCAAAGTCGCAATACACGCTCCGCGTCGTCCGACTAACCCCCGACTCAACGACGCAGTACGTCCAAGACAAGACGAACATCGTCAGCTATGCGGAACTGATAGACGCGAAGCTCCGCTACCCGTTCAGCGCTCTTGTAGCACTGATGCTTGATGCGGAGCAGTTCTCAAGCATGCCTGTACGTTCCTACGACATGAAGGGCTTGCTCGTGAAGTACCCGAGCAACTACAACCCGCAGACGCGGCAGTACGTTGGTGTATGGGATGGGACTTTCGTTATCGGCTGGACGGATAACCCGGCTTGGATTTTCTACGATCTTGTGCTCAACAAGCGTTATGGGCTGGGCAAGTATGTAGACGCGACGATGATCGATCGCTACGCGCTGTATCAGATTGCGCAGTATTGCGATGTTCTAGTCTCAGACGGCAAAGGCGGAAAGGAACCGCGCTTTACATGCAATTGTGCAATCACGTCCCGTGCGGATGCAATCAAGGTCTTGCAAGACCTCGCGAGCGTGTTTCGTGGCATCGCCTATTGGTCGGCTGGGACCGTCGTTGCCTCTGCGGACATGCCGAGCGACCCCGTGTACGTCTACACGGCCGCCAACGTCGTCAACGGCCAATTCAAGTACGTTGGCAGTTCGCTCAAGTCGCGCTACACGGCGGCGCTCGTAACGTTCAACGACCCCGACAACGGATACAAGCAGACTGTCGAATACGTAGAAGACGCGGAAGGTATTCGAAGATACGGGCTCAACAAGGCCGAAGTAACCGCCTTCGGTTGCACGAGTCGATCCCAGGCACAGCGCGTCGGCCATTGGTTGCTCCTCACGTCCCGCTACGAGACGAACGCGGTTACATTCAGCGTCGGGATGTATGGCACGTTGGCGCAGCCGGGGCAGGTAATCGCGATTGCTGACCCGTCGCGATCAGGAAAGAGAATCGGCGGGCGTATCAAGCAGGCCGCATCCAAGGGGACGGTAACACTCGACCAAGCTCCGGAAGGTGCCGCGCGCGGCGACCGCTTGACGGTAGTCATGCCTAACGGAATGGCCCAGTCTCGCGCAGTTCAGTCCGTTAGCGACTCGATCGTAAGCGTACAGCCCGAATTCGACGTGCAGCCCGCTCCCGGCGCGGTATGGATGCTGGAGACGGCTACTCTCAAATCGCAGCTTTTCCGGGTTACTAGCGTCAGCGAGCGCGAAGGAATCACCTTCGAGATTTCAGCGACGCAGCATGAGCCGGGCAAGTATGACGCTGTGGACAACGGGGCCGCGATTGAGTACCGGCCGATCACCGGAGAAACCTTCAAGGCACAGCGCCCTCCGGCTAGCGTCCGCCTCTCTCAATTCGTCGTCATCGATCAAGGTATCGCCCGTACCAATATGACAGTTGCTTGGGACGCCGCCCCCAACGCAACCGCGTACGTCGTGGAATTCCGCAGGGATAACGGAGATTGGATTTCAGCGGGTAGGACTGGCGGGCTATCCCTGGATGTAGGCAACATCTACAGCGGGCGTTACGTTGCACGCGTGCGCGCTGTCAACGCGCTAGACATCTCGTCGCCCTTCGCGTACTCGCCGGAAACGCGCCTGAACGGGAAAACGGGTTCTCCGCCCCGCCATGCTACGCTTGTCGCGACCACGGATCAGGTGTTGTCGATCGGGTTGAATTGGTCTTTCCCGCCGAACTCCGGCGACACGTCGTATACCGAAGTTTGGTACAGCACGACGCCGCGCTTTGCGAATGCTACCCCGCTGTCGCGGTATGGCTTCCCGACGAACTCGGCGAGCTTGCTGAATCTAGCGGCGGGCGCGTCGCTGTACTTCTGGGCACGACTTGTCGATACATCCGGCAACATTGGCCCGTGGTATCCAGCGGAATCGGAACCCGGCGTGTACGGAGCCGCAACGTCGAACGTAACCGCAATTCTTTCGTACCTCGTCGGCAAGATCACCGGTACGGAACTGTCCCAAGAACTGCTTGGCCCGATCAAAGAGATTCCCGACATCCAGCAGAAAGTAACGGAGAACGCTGCGGCAATTTCTTCGGAGCGGCAGGCACGGATTGGTGAGAACGCGGCACTCGCAGGGAAGATCGACAAGGTTTCGGCGCAAATCGTTGTTCCTGACTTGGCGGGCAGCTCTGACGACCTCGCCGGGGCAACGACGGCATATGCCGGGGTGTGGTCGGAGCAATCCGCGCGCGTTGAGGCGGACCTCGCTCTGTCCCGCAGGATCGACACGACGACAGCCCAGCTAAGCAACACACAACACTCCATACTTTCCGCCGTTCAGACGGAAACACGCGCCCGCGTAGACGCAGACAGCGCGCAAGCGGAACTCATCACGAAGGTACAGGCCAAGACCGATGAAAACTCGGCCAACGTCGAGACTGTTGCGAAGTCATACGCGGACCTCAACGGCCGTGTATCGGCGTCCTACAATATCAAGACGCAAGTGACCGTGGACGGCCGCCTATACGTCGCGGGCATCGGAGTAGGCATCGACAACAACAACGGTCAAGTCGAGTCGCAAGTCCTGGTCGCTGCGCAGCGCTTTGCTGTTGTCGACCCGAACGGACATACCGTGACTTCTCCGTTCGTGATTCAGGGCGGACAAGTCTTCATCAATCAGGCGTTCATCGGCGCGGGTTGGATTCAGAACGCGATGATTGGCGACTATATCCAGAGCAACAACTACATCGCGGGCCGCTCCGGTTGGCGGCTGGACAAGAGCGGTTGGTTCGAAATCAACAATACGGATGGACAAGGAAATCGATTGAACATCGACAGTAACGGCGTGCGTGGATTCGACGCAAACGGCACGCTGCGTTATCGGCTGGGCTTCTACTGATGTCCGTAGGGCTACAGCTATGGGACGCCTCCGGGCGTGTCACCTTAGACGCAACGAGCCGCGCGGGGCGTGTCGTCGGCTTCACTAGACTGAATGGACAAGGCGGCTCAATCCAGGCGGACTTGTCTGGAGGAACGCCCTTTTGGGCGTTCACCCCGGATTGGCTGTTCAAACATATCGCTCAAAACGCGCCCGTCCCCGTCGTATCCGTGAACGCGAGCGGCATATCCTGGTTCTACTCGCCTCCGCCTAACGGCGACTATCTAACGCCGATGTCCGGGCTTCTGCTCTACGGGGTTTATTAACTAATGTCTGTCGGATTTCAGGCATATTCGGACACGGGCCTGTATCAGATCGACGGACTAACGCCCAACTTCCAAATGACGCAGGCGCTTTCCGTCGTGTCGCAGCGGGCGAGCTTGCAAATTTGCTTCAACAACGGGGGTACACCCTACTCTGAGGATCATTGGGTAGCGACATTCACTTTCTACGCGCTCACCCCGCTTTACGCGTTCTCAGCAGATCCCGGCGTAGGTGTGTGTATATGGGACTACTCTGGTAACGGAAGCACGCATACCGTGCGCATCGTCACCACTTCTCAGGCGACGGTGCGTTTGTTCGTCTTTGACAAGCACGCGGCGGTAGGCGGGAACTTCGGCCTACAGATTTTTGACCCGGCCGGGAAGTTGATCGCGGATGCCGCCCGACCGTTCTACCGTGTGCTCGATGTCATTCACGAGCAATATCGGGCAGGCTACGGCTGGGACAAAGCCGGGGACGAGTATCCATCCGCCCCGTTCAAATCGCGCTCGTATGGCCGCCCCGTTCTCGTATCTAACCTCTTTCCGGTCCATAACATCCTTACGTCAGACGGCGTGAGTTGCGAACTCAGCTCTGTAAGTACATCCGGGGATACCGTAACTTGGGGCAGCGTTGCGTTTGGTAAACGCTCTCCCCGCTGGGTTGGATTCAGGGAGACGTGGCATTGTCACTTCATCGTGATCGACGGGACAGGCCTCATATAACCACAAGGAGCAAATGGGAATTTTTCAGGAGGCGGCCGACAGTGCCGCAGCATCAACGGCGAAGGTAGCCGCATCTACGGGGACGGCACTCTACGGCCTCTCGTCCCTTCCCCTGAGCAGCTACGCGGCTTTCGCTTCTATCGTGCTCTCTGTCTTCTACATCTGGGGCGCTCTGCCCCGAGTCGCAAGAACGGCCGTAGCGCTCAAGCGCGGCGTGGTCGATAAGGACTGGTCCCTGTGGCGCAAGCTGGGCGACCAACCGGCCCCGAAGAAGGACGATTAATGCAGGGGATCGATCGGATTCTCGCGGCCCTGTTCCTCGTTGCTGCTGTCGTTGCAACGGGGGCGGGCCTGTACGCAAAAGCGGAACATGCTCGCGCGGAGGCACTGCGGGGAGAAATCAAAAAGGTATCGGGCGAACGGGACGGGCTCCGGCGCGCACTTGACGCTCAGGCGGTCACGGAGAAGAAGGCACAGGAACGACGCACGGCCTCTACGCGCCGTTTATCGGAGGCGGCCAAGGCCAACCCAGCGGCGGCACAAGCTGTCGTCCCTGAGTCGATTTGGGAGGCAATCTACGGGGATGCGGGTGAGGGGAAGTAAGGGAATGTTGGCCGTCGTCTTGGCGGCGGTACTGGCGGGGTGTGCTGCGGGGAGTTCTGGCGGGATTCCGGACGCGTACTTGCAGGACTGCGCCCATGCACCGAGACCTGCGGGGAGAACGGTGGCGGATTTGGCCCAGGCCCTGATTGATGAGCGGGCCGCGATGGAGGCTTGCGATTGGAGGGACAAAGCCGCCCTCCGGGCGTGGAAGGTAGCGGTTACACCAGCGGGGCGGAACTAGCGCCCACCCGTTCAAAAACGTGCTAAAATGGGGTTCAATCTTGGTACACTGCACCGTGACACTGATTGTCACCATGACGTAAGCCATTGATTCAATGGAACTTTGGTTGGATTCGAATCCTATCGCTCCGACCAAAATTCCCGCAGTAATTCAGTGGTTTGCGGCGCGTCAACAGACGCGTCGCAAACCATCTCCAAATTCTAATCCCTGCGTCTCCAAATTCTCTCATCGGCGATACGCCTCTTGGGTGGCGGTCGCGCATAGATCGACGCCCGCTCACTGGTAACTATTAGCTCCACCAAACGGTGCGATTCAATTCGGCAGGGCTGGCATAAATCCAATTCGGTCGGGTATATTCGTCACATCTTTCGGGGGAAATGAATCGATGCCTGCCCAATGCTTCTTCACGCTCAATGGTCACGCGTTTCCAATCTCACCTGCGCCGGCTTCGGTGGTGTGATGGCGTTCTCGGGCAATAAGCAGTTCGTCGACAAGCCCGATGCAACGGCCGTCGCCAACGCTGGACCGATCCCCAAGGGCCGCTATTACATCGTGAAGCGCGACACGGGCGGCCGACTCGGGCCAATTCGCGATCTCGCACTGGATCTGTGGTCAAACAGCGACCGCTCGACATGGTTCGCGCTTTACCGCGCCGACGCCAAAATCGATGACGAGACCTACGTGAACGGCGTTAAGCGCAGCGCATTTCGTCTGCACCCAAATGGTCGATGGGGGGTGAGCGACGGCTGCATCACGGTCACGACGCAGGTGCAGTTCGACCAGCTACGTGCGTATCTCATGAAACAGCCGACCGCGAAGATCCCCGGAACCGACATCGAGTATTACGGCACGGTGGACGTCCGATGAAAACGTTCGTGCGCCTCGCCATCGCGGCGGTTCTGACGCCCTTCATTTTCTTCGGGCTGTCGCGCATCGACCCACTCGCGCGCTGGGTGGGTAGTGATGAAGCGTGGAACCTGCTCGGCCCGCTGTTCCGCGTGTTCGGCGTGACTGGAATCGAAGGCGAAGAGAACGTATTGCTGGCCGTGCTGCTCGTCGCCAGCTTTCTCGTGGCTGCACGCGTCGTGCTGCTCGCATCGAGGCTACGACACTCGCAAGCGTAGCGGTCACTTCGGCGCCGCGACCATGTCGCCCGCGGGATAGCGCTGCAACATCGCGCGCGCGGCTTCAGCATTCGACGTCGTGAGCCACGCTTCCCAATCGTCCGGCCGAAGTATGACGACTGACCGCTTTTCGTCGCCCGGCTATGCATCCGCGACATGATCGAATGGTCACCAGCATTGACCGTGATCATCGCCATCGTGTGTGCCTCCCCGCCGTCCTCACCCTTCAACGGGCGATATCTACGATCAGGGGCCAAGCTTGCGTCCGTGTCTCATCAACCGTCCGATCGGGATAGCGCCCAATCTTGATTCGCTCCTGCTTACGATTTGCCTTCCGATAGAGAATGAACGCCTTGATACCGCTCGGGCCGGCGCCGATCGCTAGACCGCTTACCTTCGTGTCGTAGCAATACGCCGGCCCTTCTGTGGCATCGGCAACGCTTCGGTCGCCGCTTTCGCAAAATTCCGGGCGTCCGTGCCCGCCCGCTGCTTTTTCCTCGCTATCGCTCGTCGTTGCTACCATTTTGCCAGGCCCGCCGCCGTGCGGGCCTTTTGGCCTCTGGCCGGAGCGCGGCTCATTGCCCTCTTCATCGCCAAGTTTCTGAGTCAGATCAATTTCCGTTGCAAGCAACGCGTCAACATGATCGAGGCGAGCACGAACGGAGGGTACGGCAATGAACTGGCATTGTTATGTCGCGCGCGAACTGGCCCATCTCGAGGTGGCAATCGGGGTCCTCGAGAAAGCGAGAAAGGAATTCGTCCATCATACGGCGGTATGCGATCCCGCATATTGGCGGCTCAGGCTCGATACGATCCGGGAGCGCCTCGACGAAGACCCGACGCTCGAACGCCAGATGAGCGAACTCCTCGCTCGCATCGATCGGCTCGAAGCGAGGAACCCGCGCAGAGAAAGCGCCGACTTCCTCGCTTGA